GAATTTTTTGATGATTTGGCTCGCCTACAAATTATCAATAATGCAGACCATCTACTTGCTGGATGTTATTCCGGCATGATAGATACAAAAAAAATAAATAAGGCGGATTTGAATTGGTTAAAGGAGATTTAATTATCTCTTTAATATTAAAATTATTATTTTTAGGAGGAAATTACTATGTTTGACATTAATAACTTTGTTATCAATAGAGTTACTCGTGGTGTTGCTCTATCTCAGAAGGACGATTCCATACTATTCTCTATCAACCAGATGCAGAACGTTTCTCTAAACTGCGCATCTGAATCCACTGACGCTGTTGACGCTCTAGGTACTCCTATTGCTACGTTCTATCGTGCTAAGAGTGCTGAGTTCTCTGCTGAGAACGCTATTTTCGATATGAATCTAATGGCTACTCAGCTTGGCACTTCCAAGAAGGTTGCCAGCTCTACTGCCAAGATCACTGCTCCTGCTATGGAGAGCTTCGAATATGGTACTGGCTCTTACGAGCTAAAGCACGCTCCAAAGGGCGAAGTTAAGGAAATTTATGTTCTGAATGGCGACAGCACTTTTGGCAAGAAGTATGTTAAGGGCACTGCTCCTTCTGCTACTGAGTTCTCTCTTGCGGGTCAGACGATGAAGCTACCTACTGGTCTAAATGCTAGTGATGAGCTATTCGTTATGTATGACTATGAGACTGAGAATGCTGTTGAGGTTGTTAACTCTGCTACTGAATTCCCTGTCGGCTGCAAGTTCATCATGGAAGTTCTTGGTTGCGACGTATGCGATCAGACTACTCTAGTTCACGCTTACGTGATCTTTAACAACTTTAAACTTTCTCCAGATTTTGACTGGAGTATTGCTACCGAAAATAGCACCAGCGGCGTATGTACAGTAATGTGCATAGGACACAAATTGAATTGCAGGTAATTCCTAAAGCTCTGCCCCACAATATATTTGAAAAGATATATGATGGTACGAAAGTAGAAAAAACGTAGAGATGAGTGCATGGTTAAACCCTAAACACTTATTAACAATGGATGTTCATGCAGGCAAGCTCCTAAGTAACTTGTGTTATATGGAGAAGCTTCAACGACTATCCCGTGAGGGAGTACACTACAAGCGATTGGTAGTGGAAGTGGTTTGCCCTTATATTATATAAGGTGAAGAAATAGTCTATTCTCATGTGAAAGCATGAGGCCAGTTATGGCGTTAGGACAGTAGCGAGTCCTAATAAATATTTAAGATGGTGCTCACCCCTTCAGCGGTAAGGCTCAACAGGCATACTGCGACAAGGAAAAGAGATTAGAAGTGATGGCTGCATAATGCGGCCTTCTACGAATAGTTTCCGTATAAAGTAATTTATATGATAAATAACACATTGAAATGCTGGAAAACCCTAAAGCTCATATACCAAAGCGGAAAGATGAAATATGCTTAAACGTAATGGTCACGAAAGTAGAAAAAAGTTATGAGATAGATATATGGTTAAATCCTAAGTATCTGTTATAATGGGAAATCAGCAGGTAAGTCTCGAATAGAGAAAACCTCAACGACTATTCTCGTTAAGAGAAGTACATAACAAGCGATTGGTTATGGAAGTGGTGTGCCCCACTGAAGTGGGTGAAGATATAGTCTGTACTTTATCGAAAGATAAAGGGTCATAAGACCGGGCAAGCGTAGCGTCTTGCTTAAACGCAATAGTATTCTCCATCGTTATTCCTAGCGAGGAATAATTTGTCAAGGACTTGACAAAACAAAATTAATGTGATATAATATCAACGCAAGATAGAAAGAGAGGTAATTGGCTCTTTTGACAAGGCAAGGTGCCTCCACACCTTGCCTTCTTGCGATGTTTAAAAGTGGAGATATTATTATGGAGGTAATATTTATGGAATATGGTAATCAGTTTAGTGTTACTAAAACATTTTATGAGTGGTGTGCAGAAAACAATAGATTAGATTTAAACGAAAGATTTGATGTTGACAAAAATGGGTGTACTACTAAAGATGTGGGCTATCAAAGCAATAAAAAATATTGGTTTAAATGCCCTCGCGGTATTCATGAAAGCGAAGAATTTTATATTACCGTTTTAACTAGAAGTCCTTCTTCTGGAAAGTGTAGGAAATGCAATAGTGTTGCACAAGTAGTCATTGATAAATATGGAGAAGATTATTTGTGGTCACGTTGGCATAGTAGTAATGATGTTTCTCCATGGGAAGTTCCCGCTGGTCGTATATGTGGCGAAATTATTATTCAATGCCAAAAGCATGAGTATCATGTTTATGGTCAAGCTCCACGATCTTTTGTTAATGGGATTGGATGCCCTTATTGTATCAATAGAAAAGTTCATCCATTAGATAGCCTTGGAGCTAAGTACCCAGAAATTCTTGACCGTTGGTCTGAGAAAAATGATAAAACTCCATATGAATACGCTCCACATTCAGAAGAAAAGGTCTGGTTTACTTGTCCAAATAACGCGCACGAAGATTATCTTCAGAAGATAGCAAATGCAACAATTTATGGTTTTACGTGCAGAAAATGCGAAAATGAACGGGCTGGTATTGAGCGTAGAGGTGCTAACAATCGTTTTTGGAAGGGCGGCATAAATGGAGAAAATGATACTCTTCGACATCGTAGTGAATATAAAAATTGGCGTACTCTAGTATACGAACGCGATAATTATACATGTCAGTGTTGCGGTAAAGTTGGTGGTAGGCTAAATGCCCATCATGTATACCCGTTTTCAGAACATGAGGAGCTCAGATATTCGGTAGATAATGGCATAACCTTATGTAAGAATTGCCACGATTCTACAAAAGATGGCTCATTCCATAACCTATATGGCACTCACAATAATACCCCAGAACAACTTCGTGAATATATTTTAAATAAATCTAATATCGATATTTTTGAAACACATCCTAAAATATTATCTCTTACAACCAAAACTAACATAAAGGAGTGACGTCTCATGAGATATCCTCGTACATGTCTGTGCTGTGGCAAGACTTATTCATATTGTAGTAACTGCTGGGACTATCGCGCTCTCCCACTGTGGATGAATTCATTCTGCAGCGATAACTGTAAAGATATTTTTGAAACTTGTACAAATTTCAATTTCGAGCTAATCACTAAGGAAGAGGCAAAGGAGCTTCTATCCGCCTGTGATATTTCTGATACTAAGAATTTTAATAAATGCATCAGGCGCGATCTTGGCGTCATTATGCAGGAACCAAAGAAAGTTGAGTTCCCTATTAAAAAGGCAGAATAATCTGCGATTACATGAAGTAGTTTTACAATTAAATACAATATTAAGGTGTTAAGCTTCATGTAAAGCGTAGCACCTTATTTTTTTAGGACAAAAAGGAGAAATGAAAATGCAAGCAAAATCTAATATTATTCCTGGTCTGTTATATGATTCAGATAAATGCGTGTATATTACATGTGTCCCTCAAGTTCAAATGTATTTACAAAATAATGCGGAACTTCTTGATATTCTAAGCTGTGGTACTCGTACTAATCAGCTTGTTTTTGTGTTTGAAAGAAATACACTAACAAGAAGTCTTTATGAGGAATGGAAGAAACGCAGACCATAATTCTTTATTTTAAGGAGGTGGTTGAATGTCAAACATCGAAACTACTTTTGCAACCATTATAATTAGTGCTCGGCATAATAAATTGTCTGTAGTGAGGAGCGCAGTTGGTACAAGCGGAATTATTAATACTTTAATGTGCAGATTTGAGTTCAAATCCACCGATTGGGCTGGCATCCAAAAGATGGCAGTTTTTCAGAGCATGAGTGATTATGTAAAACATAACGAAGAGAAGAAAGTAATTATCGAGTTAAATGAGCAAGGAGAATGTTATGTCCCGGCAGAAGTAATGACTGGGCAAGGAGAATTTTTAGTTGGTGTATTTGGTGTATATGAAAATAATAATCGTATTGTTTCAAATATGCTGGCATTTAAATGCGATAAAGGTTGTTATTGCATTGGTTCTACCCCTAGTGATGCTACTCCCGGTGGCAATGCGGAAATACTTGCTCTAATTGATAAAAAACAGGATAAACTTATTGCTGGTGATGGAATTAAAATTAGCGAAGACAATATAATTAGTTGTACTTGTGAAGATATAGACATAACACTAATAAGCGGAGGTGACAGCAATGGCTAAGTCAAGTTTTAATAATGTGCGCATTCAGCTTAAGAATGACACTTCGGAAAATTGGAAAAATTCTACTCTTGTTTTATTGGCTGGTGAATTTGCTGTTGAAAATGACACCGGCTTATTTAAAATTGGTAATGGCACAGATGTTTTTAGTGCACTACCTTATGCAAATGATGCTGCTCAGGTTGCAAAAGAATTTAATGAACTTAAAGATAAAATTGGAACAATACCAGATGATAAAACTATTATTCAATTAATAGAAGAAGCCGCTACAAGCGGTGGGTCTGAATATGATGATTCTGCATTAAAGAAGCGGATAAGCGATAATGAGGCAGCGATTGCTACGTTAACTGGAGATGGAGATGGCTCTGTCAAAGAAACTGTTGCAGATGCTATTGCACAAGTTATTAATGGTGCTCCTGAAGACTTTGATACATTAAAAGAAGTTTCTGATTGGATTAAGAATGACAAGACTGGCGCTGCAAAAATGGCTAGTGATATTGAGGCTTTAAATAAGAAGAGCTCATTAATTGACGTTCTTGACCATCGTGCAGTTCGTAATAAAGTTGAGATTGGTAATGTGCCAACTGGAACTTTAGTTAATTATTATCAAGATGAAGTTCGTGTTATGGTTCCAAGCGATACTGAATGGACTGCCAATAGAGATAATCAATACTATATGAGCGCAAAGTTATTTGCCCCATCAAATGCAAAATATTTTAGAGAATCTTTGGACAAAGATATTACAGATGATACATATTATGAATTTGAAAATTACGAGTTCTCTGGTATTGATGCACACGGATGCAAATATAGCCTTGTATGGTTTCCAATTGCAACGTTAGATAATGATACATGGACATACTTTGGCAAAGGCTCTTCGGCAGAAAAATTCATTGGTTGGTATTGGCATGCTAATTGGTATGATGAAAATAAGAATTTAATTGGTTCGGATATTATTAGAATTAATCTATCTAATGAAGATTGCCATAGTTTTGAAGAACCTTATTACATGGCAAAGTATGCACAAAAGGCAGACCTGCCCACCAAGACAAGTCAGCTAACTAATGATAGTGGGTTTTTAACAGAACATCAAAGTCTAGAGAATTATACTACAAAGGATTATGTAAGTAATGTTCTTGCTTCTTATGCTAAAACTGAAGATATCCCAGATGTGAGTGGGTTTATTACTGAAATTCCAGATGAGTATGTAACTGATAGTGAACTTGATGCTAAAGGTTACATGACAGAGCAAAGTGTTGCTGACAAGTATATGACGAAGGCTGAGGCAAAGAATCCATTAAATATTACTGGCGCAACTGCTGGACAAATTGTTAAAATCAAAACCATTGATGCAGATGGTAAACCTACTGAATGGGAAGCTATTGATATACCTAGTGGTTCAGGTTTATCTGGCGTAGAGTCTGTAAACGGTCAAACTGGAGCAGTTACTATTGCGGCTTCAGACTTAATTACGTCTTCCTCTGATGCAAATAAAGTTGCTATTGCTGAAGATGGAACGCTTGAAGTCAATTCGTTAACTTTTGATAGAATTCTGCAATCAGAAGATGATGAAATTATTCTTTCTGGTGGCGGAGCTTAATTTTTAAAGGAGGGTTTTATTCATATGGCGACTAAGACATTAAACACGAGAATTATTATGAGAAACGACACCGCTGCCGCATGGGTTGAGAAGAACACAGTCTTACTTAAAGGCGAGTTTGGTGTCGAAAACGACACAAACAAGTTTAAGATTGGTGATGGCGATACTGCGTGGAATGCACTGGATTATGTTGGCGTCGATGAAGCTGCTATTCAGAGCTTGATTGATAAGGCAGAAGATAGCGTCACATCTCTTGAAGCTACTAACGATAAGACCGATGCGGAAGTTCTTGCAACGATTGCGGAGCCTAGCAAGGGCGATGCAGCCATTGTTAAACGTGCAATTTCTGGCGAGAAGAAGTCTTATACTGCATATGTTTACGATGGTAGTAAATGGGAAGCTATGGATGGAAACTATAATGCTAATAATGTTTACCTCGATGCGGACATCACAATGGCTGGTAACTATACTCAGGTTGGCAATTTAACCAAGACACAGACTGGTACGGCTACTTTTGCCACTAGAGGTAAGTCTGTTGCGGATGCACTTACAGAAATTTTCTCCAAGCGTTTACAGCCCGGCACACCAACTGCTCCTGCTGTATCTATTACGTTTGGTCAAGCCAAAGCATACGAAGTTGGTACTACTGTGACGCCATCTTATTCTGCTTCTCTAAGTGCAGGTTCTTATACCTACGGCCCTGAGACCGGCATTACCGCTACCGCTTGGGAGGTTACTGATACCGCTGGCAATACCGCTGCTACTGCTTCTGGCTCTTTCCCTGAAGTAGTTGTTGCAGACAATACCAATTACAAGATTACCGCTAAGGCAACTCACGGTGAAGGCGCAGTTGCTAATGACAATCTTGGATCTGCTTCTAATCCTACTGTCCAGATTGCTGCTGGCACTAAGAGTGCAACCTCTGGTGCAATTACTGGCTATCGTAATAGTTTCTATGGCTCAGTTACCGAAAAGGCCGAGATTTCCAGCACTATTATTCGCGGTCTAAACAAGTCAAACAAGGCTCTTGTAAATGGCAATACTTTTACTGTTAATATCCCTGTCGGTGCAGTTCGTGTAATTTTTGCATATCCTGCTACTCTTGAAGATGTTGCATCTGTTAAGGATGTAAACGGTCTAAATGCCGAGATTAAGAGTGCTTTTACAAAGTCCTCTGTAACTGTTAATGGCGCTGGTGCTGATGCCGGTATTGCTTATAAGGTATATGTAACTGATTTTGCAGAGCCTGTCGCAAAGGCTAATTCTTATACTGTAAAAATCTAATGAAGGAGGAAATAAATTATGGCTATGACTTTTGGTACACTTGATTTTGCTGTAGCTTTTAATCGTCAGACGGCGTTTCCTCTGGATGCGAAAAGCTACTTTGAAAGTTTAGAACTCGCTCAGACTGCTGCTGCTTCTGCACAAGAGGCTGGTAGTTCTGAAACTACATATTATTATGGTCAAACAATTGCCGTTGTTGAAAACAGTAAAGCTACTCTTTATGTGATTCAGCCTGACAAGACTTTGAAAGAGGTCGGTGGAAATATTCTTATTAATGAGAATGTTTTTGCCAAGGATGAAAATGGCGTTTTGAATCTACTTGGCTTTGCTGATGCAGTTGGTGGCGCACAGCTTGTAAAGACCGAGGATGGTAAGATTTCTTGGGTTAAGCCAGATACTACCACTGTCGAAGGTCTATCTACTGCTATCGAGTCGCTAAAGACTGTTGTTGGCGACGACAAGGGCGGTCTTGTAAAGCAGGTTGCTGATAATAAGGCTGCTATTGATAAGCTAAATGGTACGAGCACAGAGGAAGGCTCTGTTGCATATCAAATCGCACAGGTCGTTGCAGGCGCAGACGAGAGCTATGATACTCTAAAGGAAATTGCTGATTGGATTTCCAACCATAGCACTGACGCAGCTTCCATGAGTTCTCAAATTAACACTAATAAGAGCGACATTGCTGCTCTAAAGGAAAAAGTTGGCGAAACTGCTGTTGCTGACCAAATTTCCACTGCTATCGACGCTGCTCTAAAGAACGGCGAGGATGACAAGTACGCACTAGCTACTGACCTAGCGACTGCTAACGGAAAGATTACTTCTTTACAAGAACTAGTCGGAGAGACAAAGGTTGAGACTCAAATTTCTACTGCACTCGACGCCGCTCTAAAGGTTGATGGTGCTGAAAAGTACGCACTAGCTTCTCACTCTCATGAAATTGCTAGTGTTAATGGTCTTCAGGGAATTCTTGATGGCAAGGCTTCTGCGAGTGACGTTGAGACCATACAGTCTGCTGTTGACGGTCTAGAGGCAAAGGCCCATGAGCATTCCAACAAGACCGTTCTTGATGGTATTACTGAGGGTAAGATTACTGCTTGGGATGCAGCTCAAGCTAACGTTATTGAGTCCATTAAGCTAAACGGCACAGCTGTTGATATTGCTGCCGATAAGAGTGTTGATATTGCTATTCCAGCCGCCACTTCTGCAGCGCTTGGTCTTGCACAGGCAGATGGCTCTACAATCGAGGCAACTGATGGTGTGCTTAGTGTTAAGGCTGTTGGCATTAGTAAAGTCTTTGTTGAGGAAGATACAGAGCTCGTAATGAACGGCGGCAATGCTTAAACATTTTACAATATTTAATTAAGGAGAATGATTTATATGGCTAATAAGACTTTTAATACAAGAATTTGTATGAAGAACGACACCTACGCACAGTGGGTTGAAAAAGATCCTGTTCTCTTAAAGGGTGAAGTTGGTGTAGTAGTCATTCCTGCTGACACTGGTGCAGTGCAGGGAGAGCCCGTTACTCTTTTTAAGGTTGGCGATGGCACCAAGAAGTTTAGTCAGCTAGAATTTATCGGAGCAAAGGCTGCGGACGTTTATAGCTGGGCTAAGGCTGCTAATAAGCCAACGTATTCTGCTACCGAAATTACTGGCCTAGCTGATTATATTTCTGGCGAAATTCAGGATACTGATACCCAATATAAGCTAGAGGCCGATGCAGAAGATGGTCACAAGTTCTATCTATATTCAAAGGCCAAAGGTGATGAGGCTTGGGGAACCACTCCTGTAAGCACTGTTACTATTCCTGAGACCGTCTATACTCTAGCTACTGGTACTGCTAACGGTACTGTTAAGTTTAACGGTACTGACGTTGCTGTTGCCGGTCTAGGTTCTGCAGCCTATACGGATTCCGATGCTTATGATGCTAAGGGTGCCGCTCAGACCGCTGAGGATAATGCTAAGGCACATGCTGATACTAAGGATTCTGCCATTGCAGAAGCTAAGAAAGCTGGCACTGATGCTCAGACTGCAGTTGATACCCTATCTGGTAAGGTTGGTACAGTCACCGAGGGCAAGACCATTGTCGAAATGATTTCCGATGCTCAGGCTGCTGCAACTTATAATGATGCCGATGTTAAGGCCGGTATCAAGGCCAATGCTGATGCTATTACTAAGCTAAATGGCACTTCTGCAGTTGAAGGTTCTGTTGACAAGAAGGTAGCAGATGCTATTAATGAGTTTGCTACTAAAGTTAGCGATGATCAAACTGTTAATACCTTTAAGGAACTAATTGATTATGCCGCTTCTCACAAAGGTGAATATAGCACTCTGTCTGGTGAAGTTCAGGCTAATAAGACCGCTATTGCCACTTTAAACGGCAAAGATAATGAAGCTGGCTCTGTAGCAAAGACTGTTAAGGATGCTGTTGAGGCAGCACAGGCTACTCTTCAGGGTAACATTGACAAGAAGGTTGACAAGGTAGAAGGTAAGGGTCTATCTACTAACGACTATACCACTGACGAGAAGACTAAGCTAGAAGGTGTTGCCGCTGGCGCTCAGGTCAACGTCATTGAGACTGTCAAGGTTAATGGTGTTGCACTAACTCCTGCTGATAAGGCAGTTGACGTTACCGTTCCTACTGGTGCGCTTGCTAACAAGGATAAGGTTGCCGAGACTGATCTTGCAGATGCTCTTGCAACCAAGATTAACGGTAAGCTAGACGCTTCTGAGGTTACTGGCGATCTTCTAACACATAACGCTTCCGAGTTCGCTGCTGCCGATCACAATCATGATGGCGTTTATTCTAAGCTCGACCATAATCACAAGATCGAGGATCTAGAGCAGACCGATTATATCGTGTTCGATTGCGGGACAGCATCGACCAATATCTAAGTGGCATTGCCTCTCACATTAAGTAGTTTATTTAATAGGAGGGGCATTACGCCTCTCCTATTTTTTTTAGACTCTATAAAGGAGGAATAAAACTAATGGCTTATATAAATAAAGTTACTGTTAGGGGCAAAACATATAATCTAGAAAATTTAACAGATGGGTCGTATGTTGTTAGACTGCCAAAATTGAGTGCAGATGATGAATTTGTAACTAAAAACACATTACAAGATGGAATATCTGCATCTGAGCTTACTAATGGAACTTATACTGTTAGTTTGCCAAATAACTTAACAAAAAATGATACGTTTGTTGTACAAAGTGTACAAGATAAAATTAATAACAATAAAGTCGATAAGGTGAGTGGCAAGGGATTATCGACGAATGATTATACTACTACTGAAAAAAATAAATTAGCTGGCATTGAAAATGGTGCAAATAAGTATACCCACCCTGTTTATAACTCAAAAGAATCCGGGCTTTATAAGGTTACTGTAGATAATACTGGACATATTAGTAGTGTTCAGGATGTCACTAAAGAAGATATTACGGCCCTTGGAATTAAAGAATATCAGCATCCTACTTATGACCAAAAAGCAATTGGCTTATATAAGATTGCCGTAGACGATACTGGGCATGTTAATCAAACTTCTGCCGTCACTAAAGAAGACATTACAGCATTTGGAATTCCAGAAGTTGCTGATGTTAATACTGTGTTTAATAATGCTAAGGAGTATACAGATCAGTCTATATCAGATTACGAACCATATGCCATTGAAGTAGTTAATGAATTACCCGCAACTGGAGAAGCAAGGACTTTTTATCTTATCCCGAATAGTTCTAATACTGGTTATACAAAATATTGGTGGATTACTGATAAAGCTGGCACACAGAAGTGGGATGAGTTTAAAGGGTCTTCTACAACTGTTGTAACCGAACTGCCACAAACTGGAGAAAAAGAGACAGATTATATTTTATATTCGGATGCTGGATGTTTTTATTATAAGTGGATTGATAATTCTTGGAAAATGGTTGCAGGAACTGTTGCACATATTGTAGACACCCTTCCTGAAACAGGTAATGAATTTTCCGATTATTATGTTAAAAATGGCGATGGTCTGTATATACATTATCGTTACATTGATGGCGCATTCTGCATTATTGGCGGAGACACTTATACTAAGACACAGACAGATAACAAAATTTCTACATTAAAAACTGATATTGATTCTAACACGACGAATATTAGCTCGTTAAGTAGAGCCGTAGATACACTTAGGCAAGATTTAGATGGCTTAGATACCGAGGGCTATACTTATTATGCGACATATGGCACCACAACTCTTGCTACTGGTGAAGAAAAGGAAAATGTATTTACTCTATATGAAGTTAAGAACGAAAAAGAAGAAGTGAAGAGTCAGTTTGTAATTACTGGTGGAGGCGGAGGTAGCACGACAACTACTACACTTAAAGTAGAACGTATTACAGAGTCTCCTATTATTGTGACTACGACTGATAAAGTAGAAATTAGTTTTAGCTATTCTTCAACAGACAGCGATGGCGAATCTGTCGATGGTACATATACTTGGAAACTTGGAAATACTGTTCTATCTACTGGAGCATTGGTTCAAGGCACTAATACATTTGATATGACTGATTATGTCAATATTGGCACCCAGAAATTTACATTGACAGTTGTCGATGCTGCTGGCAGTGTCGCAGTTAAGTCTTGGACTGTGCAAAAGGTTGATATTAGGCTCGAATCCTCATTTAGTGATAAGATTGCATATGAGGCAAATAGTGCCGTGAATTTTACATATACGCCATATGGTGCTGTTAATAAAACAGTACATTTTGTTCTTGATGGTACAGAAATTGGTACTGTTGCTACAAGTTCTTCTGGCACATTGCAGTCTTATACGTTACCAGCACAAACTCATGGTGCGCATTTGCTAGAATGTTATATCACTGCGACTATTAATGGCAAAAATGTTGAAACGGAGCATATTTTCAAGGATATTATTTGGTATGACGAGAGCAATGAGACCCCAGTCATTGGTTGTATCTATAGATATGATCATTATGGCAAGGTAGAGGCGAAGCAGTATAATTCGACTAATATTCCATTCTATGTATTTGATCCAAAGACAGAAACTCCAACTGTTACAAGGAGCGTCGATGGTAAAGTTGTTGCTACGCAGACCATGTCCGGCACATCAGATGTTTGGGCATATAAGTCATCTGATATTGGAGAACACACGCTAACAATCACCTGTAGAAACACGACTCTAACGATTGTAATGGATATTAAAGAGTTAGGAATTACTATTGAGCCAATCACCGCTAACCTTGCATTTGATTTTAATCCAACGGGACTATCAAATAGTGATGCAGATAGACTATGGAAAGATTCTAATACTAATGTTCCTATGACAGTTTCAGATAATTTTGACTGGGTTAATGGCGGTTATCAATTGGACGTAGATGGGAATCAGTATTTCTGTGTTAAAGCTGGAACTACTGCTACTATAAATTATAACCTATTTGAAAGAGATGCAAGCACTTATGGATCTGAGTTTAAGTGCATCTTCAAGACTACGAATGTTAGAAAAGCTGACGCAACGTTTTTAACTTGTCAAGCTGATTCAACAGTTGTTGGTTTGGAAATGAATGTTCATGAGGCGTATTTGAAGTCTAGTATTAAGAGTCTGTATATTCCTTATAGTGAGGAAGATGTTATTGAGTTTGAGTTTAACATTAATTCACTTGATAAGGATAATCCAGATGCAACGTCTATCATTATGAGCTATGAGGATGGCGTTGGTTTAAGACCAATGATTTATGATTCTACTCATAGATTATATCAGTATGAGCCAGTACCTATTACTATCGGTTCTGCTGATTGTGATGTTCATATTTATCGTATGAAAGCATACACTTCTGCATTAACTGATTCTAATATTCTTTCTAACTTTATTGCTGATGCAAGAGATTCTGATGAGATGATTGCAAGATATAATCGTAATCAGATTTATGATGAGAACAATGCTTTAACTCCTGATTCTGTGGCGAATGCTTGTCCTCAGCTGAGAGTTATTAAGATTGAATGCCCTCACTTCACTAACGATAAGAAGGACTATGTTAAGGGTACAAATGTTGAATGTATTTATAAGGGCGGAGATCCTGTACTTGATAACTGGAAGTTTATTAATTGCTATCATGCTGGTCAGGGTACGACTTCCAATGAATATGGCTATTCTGGTAGAAACATTGATATCATCATGTGCGCAGATGGTAAGAATCAGATTGTTAGCAAAATCCCTTTGGATACAGAGTATGTAACAGAACTTATTCTTGGAGACGGAACGAAGTATAGTGATGGATCTGGTAAAGTGAGTTTGTCTAGAACTTCTGTGCCGAATAACTGGTTTAACATAAAGGTCAACATAGCCTCTTCAGAGAACGCAAACAATGCTTTGCTTCAGAAGAGATATAATGACTATCTACCATACAAAACTGTCGCTATGGAGAATAATCCGAAATGCAAGAATAGTATGGAGTTCTACAACTGTGTAGTATTTATCAAGGAAACCGATCCTGATGTTTCTCAGCACAGAGAGTTTAAGGATAACGACTGGCACTTCTATGCTATTGGTAATATTGGCGATAGTAAAAAAACTGATGCTAGTAGAGTAAATGATGTAGAAGACTTGAAAGAGTACGTTATTGAGGTAAGTGATAATACGCTACCAAATAGTACGTTCCAGACTGGTGTTACAGATAGCGATGGCACGATGGTTTATCCTATCACTAAAGATCAGTGGAAAGCAGGGAATACTGCTTACGATGCCTTATATAATAACTGGGACGGCTCTTTTGAATTTAGATACGACATGGGTGGTGAAACCAAGGATGGCGCAAGCTTGGCAACATCCGAAGAAAAAGAAGCCCAGAGACTTCTAAATAAACAAGTATGGCGTGATTTTTATGAATGGGTAATCACTTCTACTGACGAAGAATTTGTTTCTCAGTTGGGTGATTGGTTCATTAAAGATTCTGCTCTGTATTGGTATCTGTTTACTGAAAGATATACAATGATTGATAACAGAAGTAAGAATACTTTTTTCCACTATGCAAAATGTGCAGATGGAAAATATCGTTTCGAAATGTGGGATTATGACAACGACAGCGTTTTGGGTATAAACAACTCGGGCGAATTAACAATGACCTATGGTAAAGAAGACACAGACTATAAAACAGATGGAGACCCATCTTCTGGGTACATCTTCAATGCGGCAGATAATGTATTGTGGTGCAGAATCCGTGATTTGATGAAAACTGACCTTGCAACAATGTATCAGACCCTTGATAGTAGCGGCTGCTGGAGCGACACATCCCTAATTAATGAGTTTGACAATTGGCAAGCCCAATTCCCAGAAGAACTCTGGAGGCTTGATATTGAGCGTAAGTATTATCGTACATATCAAGGTGGTGGCTTAAATGGTGGTTTGACACCAGAACCAACTCCTCGTTTCCTAGAGTCTATGATGAACGGTCGTAAGAAGTATCAGCGTAGACAATTTGAACGTGATCAATCCGCTTATATGGGAACAAAATATCTATCTACTACCATCAAAGCAGACCAGATCATGTTTAGATGTAACACTCCTTCTGGTGTAGTTGTTGCACCTAATTACACGCTAAACATTGTACCATATTCTGATATGTACTTGTCTGTATTGTTCGGAAATTCCCCAAGTGCGCAGCAGATTCGTGCGAAAGCTGGGCAAACATACGAGATTACTTGTCCACTTACAAAGATGGATGATACGGCGGTGCTAATTTATTGTGCTTCTCGTATTCAGGCACTAAATGATATATCTGCATGTTACATTCACGATAATGATTTCTCAAAGGCTTCCAAGCTTCAGAAGTTAATTATCGGTAATAGTACTTCTGGATATTCTAACGTATTTTTGACAAATCTAAACCTTGGCAACAATGCGCTTCTTGAAGAACTAGATATCCGTAATTGCCCGAATCTAACTGGCTCTGTTAATCTTTCAAGTTGCGGAAACTTAGAGAAACTTTATGCTGAGGGGACTTCGATTACTGGCGTATTGTTTGCAGCGAATGGTAAGGTTGCTCTGGCGCATCTACCAGCGACAATTAATAGTTTAACTTTAAAAAATCTGAGATATCTTACTGATTTACAGGCAACTTATGATAATCTAGAATCTTTAACTGTTGAGGATTCTGTAGTCGATGAATATACAATCGTTGAAGACGCTGTCGATACATTACAGATTTTAAGATTAATTGGGATTGATTGGACAGTCTCTAATACTGATTTGTTAAATAAGATTCTTAAGATGAATAATAATATGCTTGCTGGTAAGGTTCATATTGCTGGTCAGGCAAGGCAGAGAGAGCTAGATGCTTATGCTGCTGCATGGCCAGATTTAACTGTAACTTATAATGGTATTATTACTCAGTACAGAGTTACATTCTTAAACGCTGATGGCACTCCAATTAAAGATAAAAAAGGTAATGATTATGTTCAGTATGTTGACCAAGGAAGCAAAGCTGTTGACCCAATTGCATCTGGAGAAATTGATACTCCGACCATGGCAAGTACTGCCCAATATAATTATACATTCTCTGAGTGGGACGGCATTAATACTAATGTTACTGCCGCTATGACTGTAACTGCGAAATATACAGAAACTATTAGAACATATACTGTTCGTTGGCTGCAACAAGCGGGCGTTATTTTAGCAACAAAAACAGGCGTTGAATATGGTACTGGTGTAGAATATGACGGTGATTATCCCACTATGAACGACAATGAAGATGCTTATATTTATAATGTTTTTACTGGATGGGATAAGAATACTGGGTTCATTACTGGTGATACAGATGTATACGCTAAGTGGGATACTCAGAATGGTTTGCCAGCAGCAGGGACTGATTTGGCAAATATGACGCCAGTACAAGTGTATGCTGTTGCAACTGCGAAAAAGGCAAACGATTATTTCGAGCAAAAAGATTATATTGATATTCGTATGGGTCAAGATTACTCGTTTACTAATGTTGATGAAAATTTCTTTGCGGATGAAAAACATTTTGACGGAACGAGCGCAAATGTCATAGATACTGGTATAAAGCTATTTGGTGCGGATTCTAAATCTTTCACAATGGCAATTGACTTTGAGTGTGAAGATGCTGCGGCAGACGCGACACTATTGTCTTGCTTTGAATATGATGGTTCTGAAGGCTTCAGACTAAAATATAATGGAAGCAATGCCGAGATTCAATGGGGTAATACTAGTAAAATAGTTAGTTATGGCACCAATAGAGACCTTGTTGTCTTAAGACATATACAAGGTGAAGATGATCTGCATATTTACTCTTTTAATAGTGCTGCTGGTGGTAGCGGAGTATGTGCTGACAGTATCTCATATAATGTATTGACACGTAACCGTAGTACAAGCACCGAAGCAACAATTGTGCTTGGTGGCTTCAAGTTCTTATCTAATGGTTCTGTCGATGACCTTGGTAAAGGCTATATCCACTGGGCCAAAGTATGGTTTGAGGATTTGGGCGATTCTATTGCCAGAGATTTAGCGGCATGGCCTCATGAGACTATTCGTTTTGAATATTATGGTGATGAGCGCTATAGATTTGCAAGTGACTCCAGTAGAAAAACTGGTGCATCTTTTATTTGCAAAAATCTATTAAATTATACACACAGAATGAATTATACTGGAACAAATGTTGGTGGTTGGGAAGACTCTTCTATGAGACAGTTTGTAAATAGCAGAGTATATAATGCATTCCCAACAGTATGGAAGTCAATTATAAAGCAAGTTCAAATTCCGGCAAGCGCTGGTGGGCAATCTCAAGAAATTGTATTTTCTAAAGACTATGTGTACTTGCCATCTTATATTGAGTTATCTGGAATTCAGTCACAGCCATATAATAGTGAAGGTACTCATATTGCATGGTTCACAAGCGATGCCGCTAGAATTAAAACAAAAAATGGCGTTGCAAATGGTTACTATAGCAGATCCCCAGTTATTGGCTATGATAGATACTTTGTTTATACTACATCGTCTGGTACTTGTAATAATATTTATTATGTATCATCACGTGAAGATGGCGTTTGCCCATGTTTCTCGATCTAATGAGGTGAGCGGTTATGAGATATTACAAAATAATTATTGATGATAAGTTTGTCGGCATTGGCTCGACAATAGACTTAAGAAAGTTTCAGAAAAAGCATGAAGTATTTTTATCTTGTGATGAATCAGAGGCTCAATATATTCAATACGGTGAACAGCTATATCATGCTAATTGGATGGTTCCATGCCAAAGTGGCGCGAAAGACTTTTTGACAGCAGACGTTGTTGAAATTGACAAATCTGAATACGAAGTTCTTTATAAGGCAGTTGAGGCGAATGAGGATATTCAAATATCAGATGAGCCAGAGGAGCAAGAACCAGCCATTACAGAGCCTGATGTTACTGTAGAATATGTTAAAGAGTCCAAAATTAATGAGATGAATTCAAAATGTAATAAAATGATAGTTGATGGGTTTGATATTAAGTTAAGTGATAACAATATGTATCATTTTTCTTTGACTTTACAAGACCAATTAAATTTAATTACTTCTGCCCAGATGATTTCAAATGGCGCACAAGAAGTTCCTTATCATGCAGATGGATGCGTATGTAAATATTATTCTATTAATGATATGGATAAAATTATTGAGATGGCGAATCTATTTAAAACTTATCATATATCATATTTTAATTCGTTAAAAGGCTATATTGAATCATTACAAGATATGGAGTTGATTTCTGCGGTATCTTATGGTGATGAAATTCCAGAAGAATATCAATCAACAGTATATGTTGAATTAAAAAACAAATTAGGATTATAAAGATTTTGATGGGGGCGTTTGAAACATAACGCTCCCCATTTCACAATTAAAAAATTGTGGAGGATGGTGAAAAAATGGCATATATAAATACTATTGATATTAACGGAGAGGTATATAATATTGGCAACCTAACCGATGGTGAGCATGTTGTTGATTTGCCCACATTGACTGAAGATAGTGTATTTTTATTGCAAAGTGACGTTATAAATAGTTTGACTAGCTCTAATCAAAATAAACCATTATCTGCAAATCAAGGAAAAATGCTTAATGATAAAATTGCGCAAATAGCAAAAGAATCTGATACACAAGGCACAGAACTCACAAAAGAAATCAACCAGCTTAAGGCTAACATTGCAGAGCAAGTTGCAACGCTTAAGGATAATATATCAACTGGGGATTCAAATACATTAGAGTCTGCAAAAAGTTATGCTGATGACATACTAGAGCAAGCGGAGAGATATGCTGGAACGGAAGGCGACAACGCTCTTTCGGAAGCCAAAAAATATGCTGATACGAAAGTTAGTAACATGAGCGGTGTTGTAACTGGCACGCTGACTGTAAAAGATGGCATTAGCAATGACAAAGCGATGTTGGGTGGCGCAGAATTAGATTTTAGTAGACTTGATGGTGACGGCAATGATTTTGGTACATATATCCAAGCTACAGGTAGTTTTGATAGCACGAATTCAGTTTCTAAGCCATCATTAGAGTTCTACGGCATGTATGGTGATGAGTCGGTAAAGCTAAGAAATATTGCAACACCGGAATTGGACGCCGATGCGACAAATAAGAAGTACGTTGATGATCAATTACTTGGAGCTGAAGTAGACATTGGTGGTAAGAATACTACACTTATTGATGTCGGTACACCTTCAAATGGCACTTTAAGAATACAAGTTGGAACAACAGATGCTAGACTTGGTAGCGCATCAATTTCTGCAGATTCTCTTGATATGAACGAAACCTTAATCTCCAATGTTAAAACTCCTGTAAACGCTAGTGACGTTGCAACAAAAGGATATGTTGATAGCTATAAGCCGCCAATTGATGATGGCTCAATTGCTAAAGCAAAACTAGCAGCAGATTTACTGAGCTATCTTGACGGAGAAATGGTTACTAGTGGCGATTGGACATACATTAAAAAGGATAGTGGTCTTGTACTTGCGTGGTCTACAACAAAAATTACTTTAGCTATGTCCGCAGATTCAGATATAAATTCTACTATTGCAAAAAAATATCCAGATGGGCTATTTATCTCTACCCCTATTTGCATTCCATATCTTCATGGCCCTCAAGCGTTTTATCAATATAATAAAAAAGCAGGGACTCCAACATGGACGCCAGAATTGGGCATACATAATTTGGGCGATGCTGCGGCAGCTGTAAATGTAACTGTGGATTTCTTTGTAATAGGAAAATGGAAATAAAAATAAATAATATTGCTTATCGGCTTAGTCGGTATGCAAAATTTGTAAAGGAGTGTTTATAGTGGCGAATAAAACATTTAATACTCGCGTTAAGAATAAGCGAGATACTGCTGCTAATTGGGAGGCAGTAGCAACTACGTTCCAACCGCTTGATGGTGAATTGATTATTGTTGATACCGCAGCGGGGAAAACTCGCTTCAAAGTTGGTAGATATGATACGGCAAAAGGAAGACTTTTGTATTATAATGAAATTCCTTTTACGGATGAATATTTATATAATGATTTGAATGAGAGCCAAGGGAAGATTTATGATACAATCAAAGGCATTGATGATAAGTCTATTATTGAGATGACGCTTGAGCCCGCCGGTGGGAACGACGCTACTAAACTTTATAGGATTGGCCTATGGCAATTTTCACAAAGTGGTTTCTACAAGATTAAATTTAGTGTCCCAGCAACAAGTGCTATTTCCTTTCAAGGATTTGCAAGGGAAACAGGTGAAGATGGAACTACTAACGAAGACTTCTCTATAAGTCAACTTAAAATATATAATGGCTTAGGAGGAGATGCTCAAACTCCATATGTTTTTGTGCTTGCTGATTACCTTGATAATGATAGTTTTACTTCATATCATGTCCAATTTCTCAATTTGGGTAGTAATTTAGGGCGAGTATACGTAAATACATATGATAAATCTACTCAAAAATGGAGTTATGTATGTCGGAAAATTGTTGAAGCAAACAAAGTTAGTAATGCCCTAACTCTCACTAAAGGTGACACAACAACTACGTTCAATGGCTCCACCGCCCAAACAGTATCAATCCCCACTAAGACCAGCGAACTAACAAACGACAGTGATTTTACAACTCAAAACGACCTAGATAATCTGACAAATACTGTTGTTAGCTACAATGCTCAAGAAAACATCACTGATGAACAAAAAGCACAAGCTAGAACAAATATCGGTGCTATTTCTTCTAGCGACCTAGTCCAATCAGACTGGAGCCAGAATGATGAAACGGCGAAGGATTTTGTGAAGAATAAATCTTTAGAGATACCATACTGGGAAGAATTTGGTACTTGGACAACTACTTATAGTAGTTTTAATGACAGTGGTTATCTAGCCAAAAATGCTTCTAATGTAACGTTATGTCTTGAAGTAAATGGTGTTAAATTTGAAAATCTTACATATACTTCTGGTTCCTATGGCGCATTTACTTACGGAGATGTTGATACTGTTGGAGTTGAAATATCTAACTCAGGTATGGGTTCTTCCACTAATAGTTTGACTGTTTCGGAAACAATGTTCCCAGATGGCGTTACAAGTGCACATATTTACAGAAAAAGTCTTAAGAAATTGTCTATTGATGCTCTGCCTGATGAAATAGATTGGGTGAAGACAATTGATGGCGATTCTATTGTAACAAAAAGCAATAGGGATTATGTTTGGTCTAATTCATACTTTGGTGCTACACAAATTTTTGCTGATAATTCATCCCCAGATTTTGATAGAACAGTTAGAAGTGCAATGTTATATAAACAATCCTCTTCTTATGCTATGCCTCCATCTGTGTCATTGAAGGATTTTACTGGTACATCAACTTTAACACTGGAACATCCAGATTATAAGGATACTTACGTTACAGCTGATGAAATGCCTTATGGTAGTACACTTGTGGGGACAGATTTTGGTGGGAAGCCAGTTCTACTCAACCCTCGTCGTCCTATTGCAACAAGTATTACTTCAAGTTCAACAAATAGACAATATGCAGGAGCGAAAGCAGTATATGATTATGTAAATGATAAAATACCTAATAACTCCAACATAGTTAATGGCAAGACTACAGGGTCTTTAGTAATGATTAACGCTAGGGATGGCGACATAATGTTTGACCCAGGTAAAAACTCTTTTTCTGGAGGTGAAGGCACATTAGCAAGTGGTTCAGCGTCACATACTGAAGGCTACTATACTGCAGCACAAGGAGACTATTCTCATGCTGAAGGCAATTGTAGTATTGCTAGTGGAGAAGCAGCTCATGCTGAAGGCGGTTCAGTTGCTGCTGGGAAGAATTCTCATGCAGAAGGAACTAATTGTCGCGCATCTGGCGAAGCCTCTCACGCTGAAGGTAAGGGGACGGATGCTAATTCTGGACAGCACGTACAAGGGAAGTACAATGTTGAAGATAGATTCGGAAACTACGCTCATATTGTAGGCAATGGTACAAATACTGATACGAATTCCAACGCTCATACTCTTGATTGGTCGGGTAATGCTTGGTTTGCGGGAGATGTTTATGTTGGCTCTACTTCTGGAACCAATAAAGATGATGGTTCAAAGAAGTTGGCAACAGAAGAGTATGTTGATAGCAAAGCTACAACTATGACTATAGACGACGCTCTTTCAGATTCTTCAACAAATCCAGTCCAAAATAAAGTTATTACAACTAAACTAAATGAACAAGAACCACTAATCGGCACAACAGATACATTAACTGTTGACCAAGTAAAAACCGCAATTCTTGCTGGTCGCCCGGTTGTTGTAAGCTATACTGATACTACTTATGGTGAGTTGAAGTTTACGAACTTTGCATACAGCACAACACAAGATGTAATAGTTTCTAATATGATAGCTTACTACGCAGATACGGGATATATTTTAGCTGAACTTGTTAGTGTTGACCAATGGCATCTTAATACTACAATAATAGCAGAAAAATCTGACCTAGACGCAAAAATTCAAGCAATCAATAACCAACTTAGTGGTCTAACAGGCGCAATGCACTTTATCGGCAAAGCTGCTGTTGATATTACCGATGGTTCAACAACTGACCCTCAAATTGCAAATTATACCACAAAAGAAAAAGGTGACGTAATTCTTGGCAAGGATGACCATAAAGAATTCGTTTGGAATGGCGCTATTTGGGAAGAACTCGGTGATGAGGGTTCTTATGCATTAAAGACCACAACCATTAACGGCAAAGCCCTGTCAGATAATATCACATTGACTGCTAGTGACGTTGGAGCCGCCTCTGCTTCTGCAATTGAGACAATGCAAGCGGCTATTGATAGTAAACCTTCTGCTGCCGACGCAGTATATACTGCAACAGCGGAAAGTACTGATGGAGTTGCATACACTGCCACAGTTTCTGGCATTTACTCATTGACTGTTGGCGCAAGCTTTATTATGATTCCAAATAAAGCAAGTACAAGCAAAGCCCCGACATTAAATGTTAACGGACTAGGCGCAAAGCCAATTAGACGTAGACTAAGCTCTCTAACAACTAGTTTACAGCAAGGATATAGTACCAACTGGATTGCTCTCAATAAGCCATTTACTGTAGTTTATGATGGTACAGCATGGGTTATTGAAGGCCTGACAAAAACTGATGGAGCAGATGTATATGGAGCAGTTGCACAAGCTACGGCAGATGCGAAGGGAAACAACATTGCAGATACATATGCTACGATTGCTATGCTGAAAAGTCTGCTGCCAAAGGTTACAACAATCACACTGACATCTAATTGGGTTGGAGACGCAAGTCCATATTATCAGGATATTGCACTAAGTTGTGTAACAGAGACGAGCATTGTTGATTTGCAGCCAACGCCAGAACAGCTTAACTCTTGGCAAGATGACGGGATTGCATTTACAACTTTGAGCGGAAATGGTACTGTGCGTGTTTATGTAGCTGGTGGCAAGCCAAGTAGTGCAATTTCAGTACAGGTTAGAGTACAGGAGGTGACAGTTATATGAGTGGCTTATACGGAAATGTATGCGGAGGTTTTGGCAACCCCAAGACCTATGTTTTAACAGATGAAAACGGGAAAGAAATCACTGGTGTTCTAGTTGATAATTTAACTGTCTTTACCGCTACCCCTGAAGACGTTCGTTCTGGTAAGGTCTTTGCTGGAGATGAAGGCGTAAAGACGGGAACAAATACGTCAATGACAGGTGGGGGGGATTGAGGATGTCGAATGGCATCAATGTCCTCAACTTGTACGAAATTATCTTGCTAATGTGACATATGATTCGAGCGATTACAGTACTTCTAGTATAGAAACATATGCGGATGGGACTGTTTTGACAAATCCTATTGGTAAAGAAGTTGGCGGGGTAACATACTATAATCAAGAGCCGAATGTGGGAACGCCATTTGTAAATGAAAGCAAAGCGGGTACGCTTAAGCCACTTGACAGTGTTAGATGGATTAAATCACTATCAAGAAATGTAAGAGATTTAGGTGGCTGGACTTGCGATGGTGGTACGATTAAATATGGCAAGCTCTTTAGAGGTGGCGAAATATCTGCAAGTGATACAGATTTTATCAAAACAATGCATGATGAGATAGGTATACGAGCAGAACTTGAATTACAAGGTACAGATGTTGCCGAAGATTATTCTGTTATCGGTAGTGATGTTGATTTTTGCTGCCCAACAGACGGCGGAGCTTATTGGGCTTATTATTCTATTTCCAATACGGCATCTATGAAAGAAGCGTTTCGTTTTATTTTCGATAGCGTTATGAGAGATCGACCACTCTATTTTCATTGCTCTGCTGGTGCGGATCGCACAGGTACGATAGCTTGTCTTATTGAGGGAATGCTTGGCGTATCACAGAGTGATATCGACAAAGACTATGAGTTGACATCATTCAATGGTACTGATTATCTACGTAAAAGGTGCGGCAGAGAGTATGCAACAGGTCAGTGGGAGTATGGATATAAAAATCTTATAACTGCTATTATGGCGCTAACTGTTGGATCAACATTTAAAGATAAGGTTATTAATTATATCGCTTCTCTCGGATTTACGGCTAATGAGATAAATGCTTTTCGTTCGGCTATGATAAATGGTACGCCAGAAATTGTCGCTCCGATTATTTCGACATATACAATAACTAATACCCTTTCCAATGTAAATTCGAGCAACACCACTTCAAGCGCGTCGCAGTACCAATCTTATACGGCTACAATAACACCAAATAATAATTATGTTATTGACAGTGTCAAGGTAACAATGGGCGGAGTAGATGTTACAGCAAATGTATGGGACGGAAAGATAATTAATTTGTATAATTTAGTAACATTAAATCTTACAGGGTGTACCTCTGATAATGTAAGTCGAAAAGTTATTAGGGGACAGAGCTATGCTGCAAATATCTCAGTAGCTGATGGCTATACGTTTGATGGAGCGACAGTATCAATAACAATGGGGGGCGAGGACATGTCTACATATTATTCAGAAGGAAAAATAGCAATACCCGAAGTAACAGGTGATATAGTAATAACAATAACGGCAATGGAACAGCAAAGTAGTAATTTATTCAATTATGAAAATGCAACTTCCTATGCAGGTGCCGGAAGTGCATGGACTGAAGCAACTGATGCATCAATACATGGTTACAAGCAAGATGGTATGCTAGTGTCAGTTAAGAATCGAGGTAGTAATCTATTGGGATGGACTTGCGACACACTTAAGAATCTTCCTGCGGGAACATATACATTCAAGGGAGAATTCAAACAAGATGTTGCAGACACTTCAGCAATAATGGTATACAATACAACAACTGATAGCTCTAGTAGGCTTCTTAAATATTCGTTGTCTGTAGGAGATACATGGACTGCTTTTGAATACAATTTTACTTTGACTTCTACAGCTGCTGTGATTTATATTTGTGGTCAAAATGATGACACTAGTGGCGGTAAAGCATATTTGCGCAATGTCGAAGTTATCTCTAAATAAATATAACAAAATATATAATACAAAAGTAAAAACAAATTTAGCATTAACAAAATTGTAGTAAACAGTAAACGAAGCAATAAACTAATGTGATTAATTAAGGGAGGAATTTTTTATGCCAAATGGCGATTTTGAGCCTATGTATTCTACTAATAACATATGGTACGACACTTATACGGCGCAATGTCTCACAAATCATCTTGAAGATATGGAGGCAGATATTGATGCCTTACAGACCGGCAAAGCAAATGTAAATCATACGCATAACGAATATTCTCCAATTAACCATGAGCATTCTGAGTATGCTCTGGTAAATCATTCTCATACTGGGTATGCTCTTATTGGGCATACCCATAGTTATAATGACTTAGAAGATAAGCCAGTTATTCCGACTACTCTTCCCGCGAATGGTGGCAATTCTGATACTGTAGATGGGAAACATGCCGCAGATTTTGCGACTGTGGAATCAGTGGACATGCTTCAAACTCTTGTTGGAAGTACTAGTGTCCAATCTCAGATATCAACTGCAGTTGGTGCTATAACTCCGACTAGTATTGGCGCAGCAGAAGAAAATCATGTTCATAACTATAACGATTTAACGAATAAGCCAACTTCACTTCCAGCCAATGGTGGTAATGCGGACACTGTGGATGGTAAACATGCAAGTGATTTTGCCACCGCTGAATCAATGAGTGCTATTGAAACCTTGGTTGGCAATACAAGTGTACAATCGCAGATATCTAACGCAATTGATAATCATACGCATAGTTATAATAATCTGACAGATAAGCCAACGTCATTGCCAGCCAATGGTGGTAACGCTGATACTGTTGACAATAAGCATGCTAGTGATTTTGCTACGGTTGAAAGTGTTGATATGCTACAGACGCTTGTTGGTACTACCAGTGTGCAATCTCAAATTACTACTGCTATGTTAAGTCAACAGCCAAATTGGAATCAAAATAATAGTTCTCAAATAGGATACATTAATAATAGGCCATTTTATTCAGAAGATGCTAGTTTTACTGAAATTCTTTCTAGCAGAACTTTAACATTTAGTGATGATTATCTTGAGAACCCGTTTGATCTTGATTTGGTGCTCGGAGATTTATACATTGTTATATGGGATAATACTCCATATACTTGCAGAGCATATTCTAATTCTAGATACACATATTTAGGCAATGCGTCGTTAGAGACTTCGGAGATGGAAGATACGGGGGAACCGTTTTACATTGATATTTATTGTGCCCCAGAGCCTACCGCTGCAAGTTATTCTAATACTAGCAATACAGTTTATGTGAAGACTGAGAATAGTGGAGGAACGCATAGTATACAAATTAATAAAGATACTACCATTATTCATACAATCGATAGCAAGTATATCCCAAATGATATTCTCAGGACTACTCAACAGGTACTGACACAGATGCAACAAGCGCAAGTAAGATATAATATAGGAGCCAGTGATTTTGACGGTAATTATAACAATTTATATAACAAGCCAAATTTAATTGGTAAATCTGGTAGTGGTCAACATTCTGAGATTTTTAATGATTATACAACTAATTCTGCAATTGGTAAGTATTCACATGTAGAAGGATATAAAAGTAAAGCTGGTAATTATGTTTCTCACGCAGAGGGATTTACTACGCAAGCAAATGGGCAATATTCACATGCTGAGGGATATCAGTCAATTGCACAAGAAGGGTGCTCGCACGCTGAAGGTTCGGTTACAATAGCATCAGGAAACGCTTCTCACGCAGAGGGACAAGGCAGTATAGCTAGTGGGCAGACTGCACATGCTGAAGGATATAGTACCAACGCTATGGGTCACTCTTCACATGCGGAAGGAAGAGGATCAAATGATATTCCTTCTTCTATTACAACCTCGACTAACAAGGATACGATTATTACTACTTGGGAAACTACGAAGTTTAATCTTGCTAAATATGATCAATGCCATACAGAGGGCGACGACACTTTGGCTCTAGATAGTTGTGCTCATGCAGAAGGATATGAAACAATTGCTGCTGGTGGTTATTCCCATAGTGAAGGTTATAAAACAAGAGCAATGGGAACTTTCACTCATACAGAAGGAGAAGGCACTATTGCATCAAGTGCCAATCAGCATGTTCAGGGTAGATATAATATTGAAGATTCTAACTCTAAATATCTACACATTGTAGGCAATGGAAATTCTAATACGAATCGTTCAAATGCTCATACCGTTGACAACAATGGCAATGGTTGGTTTGCAGGAACTATTGAAGGAACTGCATTGATTTTAAAATCTTCAACGCCTAATAGTACGAAACGTTTTAGGATTACCGTTGACGATAGCGGTACTATTAGTGCAACAGCAATAAACTAAATATATGGCGCAGGGCCAGCATCCTTGCGCCATTATAAATATTAAAAATAAGGAGGAGGATGTAAGAATGTCAACTAAAAAATTACAAATTGTGACTCCTATTGTTACATCGGTTAATGGTAAGACCGGTGATGTAACTACATCTCCATTTGTTGATTGGACACCACAATATAATAAAATGCTTGAAAATGGGGGAGATGCTGCGCAATCAAGCAAATATTGGGGATTTATGGTTAATTCCGATGGTACATATCTTATGGACGATGGAATGTATTATATTAATATGGATGAAAACAATTTGAATCAAACAGAATATTTGACTATACAAACGTATACATATAATTCAGTTACTGTAAGAATGGTTATAAGAGAATATGTTACAGACGACCCATTTTGGTGCAAAGAAATATGGATTAAACCACTTAGTGCAGCAGATGCAACATTAGCAGCATATTTTTCCAGTGAAGAGCATCTAATCCAGTTAGACGGTTATCAAATGGGCTTGCCACCCGTGTCAACGGCAGATAATGGTAAAATACTAAAGGTTGTTAATGGGAATTGGAAAGCAGTGATCCCTTAAAAATATAATATTAGAACAAAAACAAATCAAGAACGAGAGGAGAATGATTTATGAAGTTATATCAATGTTTATTAGAACAGAATGACTGTTATAAGAGAGGAGTAAAAATCACTCCAACAAAGATTGTAGTACATAGTACTGGCGCGAATAATAATACTGTCAAGCGTTATGTTCAGCCATATGTTGGGCAGACTAGCGGCATGGAAGAGTATTTACCACAAAGAAAAACATTTTCTCGCACAGAGATGTTATCTATTCTTGGTACAAATAATTACAGAAATGATTGGAATAGAGGCGGTTTGCAAGTTTGTGTTCATGCATTTTTAGGTAAAATTTCAGATGGTTCATTGGCAGTAGTGCAGACATTACCATGGGAGATGCGTTGTTGGGGTGTTGGCTCTGGCAAATATGGTTCTTATAATAATTGCGCAATTCAGTTTGAAATTTGTGAAGATGACCATTCTAGCGCAAGCTATTGTAAAGAGACATTTGAACTTGCCGCAGAACTATGTGCGCATTTAATGCGTGCTTATCCATCAATTACAGAAATCGTTTCGCATAATGAAGCTGGTCAGCGTGGGTATGGCAGCGATCATAATGACCCTGATAACTGGTGGCCAAGACATGGCTATACAATGGGGATGTTAAGAAGACGTGTTAATGAGCTACTTAAAACAAACACTTCAACTCCTACTCCTGCTCCAGCAAAGCAACTATATCGTGTGAGAAAGTCTTGGGCAGATGTGTCCTCACAAATTGGTGCATTCTCTTCTTTGGAAAATGCAAAGAAGTCTTGCCCAAATGGATATAAGGTATTTGATGAGAAGGGCAATGTAGTATATCCTGTTGCATCGGCTCCAGCTACATTATATCGTGTAAGAAAGACTTGGGCAGACGCATCTTCTCAGCTTGGGGCGTACAGCTCTTTGGAGAATGCGAAGAAGGTATGCAAGACTGGGTATAGTGTGTTTGATGACAAGGGCAATGTTGTTTATACGGCAAATGCACCTGCACAAGGCAACGTTGAGAACCCACAAAGTTTTAGCAAGTCTAAGGAAGGCACATATACGGTTAATGCAGATGTTGGCCTACATCTAAGGGTCGGTGCAGGTTCCAACAAGACAAGTTTAGGCGTTTTACCATATGGTACTAAGGTACAATGCTTTGGCTATTATACCGGAGAATGGCTATATGTACAAACTGCTTCTGGCAAAGTTGGATTCATGCATAGCGGATATTTAAAATGAGGTGTTGAAAATGGAGTTTTCCAAGAAGATTCTTATTGTTGCCGCCATTATTAACATACTTGTCGTTGGCTTTTCTTGCGCAATGATCGCCATTACACGCGACCTGTCCCCATTATGCTATTTAATCCCGTCTGTTGCGGGAGAGGTAGCAACCGGGACGGGTTTTTATTATGCCAAAGCAAAGGCAGAAAATAAGATTAAGCTAATGCAAAAATATGGCATAGAGCCGACAGAAGATACATTTAAGGATCAGTATTAAGCGAGGAGGAGATATTATGGGATCTGTTGATATTACTAAGATTGTTATTGCTTTAATTGGTCTATTGAGTACTGTCATTACCACATTCGTTATTCCTTGGATTAACACTAAGCTAAAGAATGAGAAAATAAAGACAGCCATTGAGATTGCATCACAGGTTGTAAGTGCCGCACAGGAGTTGCAGATTACTGGCGACCTTGAAAAGCTCGGTCTTACTAAGGCAGAATATGCATGGAATGAAGCAAAGAAGGCTTTGGCAAAGAAGGGCATTACAATTTCTGACGAGGAACTAACTGCTTATATTAAGGCGGCTGTTACTGAGTTAAGAACTAAAGTTGAATGGTAATATTAGGGGAGCTTATGCTCCCCTTTTTTAAAAGGATAAAAGGAGTTGCATTATAGGTTTGCGTAAGTTTGCAACTCGTAATGTAGGTTTACGGAAATTTGTAATGATTAGGAGGAGTTATATGAGTGTAATATTGGCGTTTGATCAAAGTACGACTCGTTCAGGATACAGTGTGTTTATTAATGGCGAATATGATCATAGCGGTCTTGTAGATAAGCATAAAAATAAAGATTTACAAAGTAGATTTAAAGAAATGTACGAGGGCATACATGAAGTCATTGATATGGAGAAACCAAGTTTAGTTGTAATAGAAGATACGCAAATGCAGGGAGGAAATGGAGCAACATATAAAGTATTATGTCAGTTGCAAGGGGCTATTATGGGTATGTGTTATGCAATGGACATTGGGTTCCGTGTTATTACTCCAACCCAATGGCGTTCTGCACTTAAATTTAGGCAAGGGCCGAAAGTAAAGAGAGAAGAACTTAAGAATCAAAGTATTGAATTTGCAAAAAATGAATTTGGAATTGATAGATATGAAGATGAAATGGAAGCTTGCTGCATTAATGCAGGATTCCACCGAATGAGAAATAATGATATTGATATCGAAATCTAACGACTAGTGTCGTATTAAATAAATTATTTTAGGAGGAGTTATACAATGAAAATCGAGAAATTTGTAGAGATTATGGAAGCTAATAAGGGCAAGATTTATAGTAAGACAAATGTGAATGCAATGTCTGATTTTATTAAAAAGACATTGGAAGTTAAGGATTATATTCCTGTGATTGATAAATTACGCTTAGTTAATAATGTTTTATCAGAATGCACTGAAGAGGAATTCGGAATCATTAAAGTAGATTCTTTTAAGAAATATTTTCAATTTACAATTGCAATATTACAAGCACATACGAATCTAGAGTTTTCTGCAAGTGGGCTTGATTTATATAAAGAGTATGACATGTTATGTGAGAATGGGTTATTAGACCCTGTTATTGCAACTTTCGAAGACGATTACAGAAAAACAAATGACATATTAAATATGATGTATGGAGATATGATTGAAAATAATAATAATATTTCTAACGTTGTTGGATCTGGCGTTCAAAAATTATCTGGATCTCTATCTGGGCTTATTGAGACAGTTCAAAACAAGATAAATGATTTTCAAATGAATTTAAATGCGTCTGATTTAGAAGGACTGCAAAAATTTCTTAATGCCATGTAAAGGAGCGGATAAATATGGCATCAACCATGAAAGCTTTTATTGATAAGATTATGCAAGATACGGAGAAAAATACCAGAGGCATTGTTAACGGGGCAGCAAAAAAGGCGAGAGTTGATTTTACGAAAGAGGCAAAGCGCTGGATGGATAATTATTATAGCGAATATAGTTCTGATAATTACGAAAGAACAGATACTTTAAGAGATTATGGTTATGCTCCATATACATTATGGAATGCAAATAAAATACAAACAGGAGTAAGATTTACGGACAGAGGGGCAGATTTCTCTAAAGTGTACAATCGAGATGTTGGCGCAAAAGATGGATGGGGTTCTGGTATTGGTGGTATTATTATGAGCGATTTTGCTATCGGAGCACATGGCTGGCCAGGATATTCAGGCACTTTTATTGGAACGCCAGTTGGAGAAAAAATGGAAAAATTTGAAGAAACATATATATTTGAAATGGATTCTTATTTCCAGTCACAAGGATTAAGAAGAATTGGGTGAGGTGAAAAGTATGGGTAGCAGAGGGCCTAGTGCACAATATGCGTATGGTATTACTGTTGAATTAAATAAAGATTATCAAAAAGAATTAAAAACATTAAGTGATGGTTTAGAAAATTTAGATAAAAAAATTAAAGCAACGCAAAAGAGTTTTGACTCTGGTATTCAGAATAAAGGGAATAAAGGATTTGAGCAAGTAAAACAGCAAACTGCGGACATTGTTGAATCTGTAGATAGATTGCTTCAGCTTGAAAGAGAATTAGGCGGCGTTAGTGCACCTAAGATTTTTGACGGATTAAAGCAAAATAGGGATGATATTGCAAAACTTTCTGGAAGTATCAAAGATATTAGAGAAAATTTTGCAAGCCTTAGTGATACTGTTAAATCACTTCCGTCTGATCTATTTTCCAGACTTTCAGATCTATTTGTTTATGACGAAAAGGGAGCGACTGGTAAACTTAAGGATACCGCAGAGTCTATTAAAGGCATTATTAATGATATTAGCAAATCAACCGATAAAGAAAAGCTTAGCTCTTTAATGGGGCAATTGACCCAAATGGTTAGTGAGTTTCAGATTGGTCTTACACAAGCAACAAACAAGGGGTGGGACGTAAGCAGCAGAGCGCTTGCGCAAACCTTGACTGATCTTAAGGGCATGATGCCACAGCTTTCGGAGGCCGGCGAAGGGTTCGATGGGCTTGCTGCAAAAATTGTTGGGTTTTATAATACGATTGGACAACAATATAAAAGTAATCATCCAACTGGAAAAACTTTTTTTAAAGATATTACAGTTGACGCAGCCAAAACACAGGCTAGTGTAGAACAGACTGCAAATAAGATTGTTACATCTTTTAATGCGGCTATTAATGTTGCTAATAAATTTAAAAATTCCGATATGGGCCTTGCAAAAAAGAGCAAAGAAATGGAGGCTTTTTTAGCAAAGTTAAAAAATCCAGAAATTACAATTGATTTAAAAAATAAAGATATAGTCAAAGAATTTAACAAATTAGATGATGAATTTGAACGCATGCTTGGTAAACATAATGATGTAACGCCAAAATTTTTACAAAGTATGCCAATAGATCAATTACAAAAATTTGGTGATATACTCCAGAATATTATAGCGATTGGACGTGAATATTCAGATTTTTTATTTGAAGGATATAGCGAACCAGAAATTAAGGAAGAAATTGGAGGATATGCAGATCGTTTAGAACAAGTTATTACTGAATTAGAAAACAGATTAAATACTGCTAAAGAATCTGTCCAACAATTATCAAGTCAGCTACAAGAAATGCTTGAAAAAGCTGGTCTGAAATCTATCGAATTAAAACTTGATGTTCCTGCTGATTCAGAAATTGACGCATATGTAGAAAAGGTTAATGGCTTTATTGATAAGATTATTAAGCAAGCGACAAGAATCAAGAAGATCCCGATGTCAATAGCGTTTGATGATAGCAAGCAAGAAGGTGAAGGCGAAAAAACAGATCCGTCTGCAAAATTAAAAGAACAACTGGAATCGTTAAAGACATCTATACATAATGCAAGAACTTCAATCGAGGGCGATGCTAGAGAAATTAAAACTCAATTGATGGGCATGCTAAAACTCGATAATAAAGATATTAGCAATATTACTTCTGCAATGGAAGCATTATTTAACGAACAGCCATTAAAGCTGTATGTAGATGGCGAGTTTTTAATTGGAGAAATTGAAAAGGTTCTCAATAGCAAGACTTTCAATATATCTGCAAACATTGCTGGAGCCACTTATTCTGGTGGAGCGATACCAGTTTCTGGGGGCGGCGCTCCAACTTCTAGCACGTCCGCTGCTGAGACTCAAAGTTCTGCCGCAAATACTCAGGTAGGTGCCGCAGAAGATCAATCCAAAGCTGCTTCTGAAAATTTAGGAGCAGCAGATACTCAGTCTGATGCTGCAAAAGATCAAAAAGCAGCATCTACAGAAAATAGTAAAAGCGCGGCATTGATGTCGAAAACAGCCGCCCAATTTACTGCTTTTGCTAAAAGTTTTGGCGAGACATATTATAAGGCACTTTCAAAACAAAAAGCGATGAATGATAAAATTGCTAAAGGAGAAGAAGTCAGCGACAGAACTGTTAAGATGACAAATGGGAAAGTGGCAAAACTATCTCCTATGGCGAATTATCTGCAGAACATTTTTGGCGAAGATACTGATTTGTCAAAAATGACAGAAGAATATGTTAGAAATGTTTTAACTGGGCTTTTACAAAAGAACGCTAAGACAGGTGGATTCAAGGGAGAACTCTTGGGGTCGGACTTATCTGATCTGTCAGGTAAGTGGAAAGGATCTTATAAAAATCAAATTGCTCTATTATCCCCGTTACTTGGTAAAAGCGGTACATTAGAATCTCTATTTAAATCTTTAGGTTTATCTACAATTTCTGGCAATGAAAAAATTAATAGAGACTATAATGCCCCAGAAATGTTAAAATTTTATCAGAAATATGCGAGAATAGCTGATGTTATTGATTCGCTTAAAGGAGAAAAGGGAGACACTCAGCAGTTATTAGATGAGCTTGGTAAATTTTTAAACGGTTTAAAGGACGCGACATCTTCTAAAGAATATAGCGTGAATATTGAAACAGTTGGCGAGTCCGTGAAAGCATTATCTGAGAATATTAATGCATATAACAGACAAGTTGAAGCAACAAAAGGTTTATCTCAAGGTGAAAGTAATGAGTATACAGCATTATTAAATATGTTTAAGCAGTTTTATGGAACTGCAAGTGCAGATACAAAAACTCTTTTAAATTCTATGATTGGAGTTAATCCATCTGAAGAAATTATACATGGAGGTGCTCTTAAAACTGCTGCTGATGCAATGTCTAAAATTTCTGGGGATGATGCGTCTTCAAAGATTGCAAATGATATTGTTAGTTGGCTAAATCGTATGGTTGCTGGTGATAATGTTGTTGTTTCTAGGCAGGCGTTATTAGATCAGCTTGGAAAAGGAGAAAAGGGAGCAGGACTACCGGTAGGAATTACTAGAAATGTGTTGCGCAAAGATGCTGCGACTGGAGCAAGTAAAAAAAGTCAATACGCAGGGTCGTTGACAAGTTATCTTACTTCGATACTAAAAAATCTAAATGCAGATATTTATTACGAAGGAATTGATACACCTACGGTAATAGACAGATCTGATTCTGCTATATCAAAACGTAAAGCGTTAAGAATGATTAGTGCTCGTTTGAACAACAAGACAAAATTGGGTGCAAAAACTCAATTTTATTCGGATGAGAATCAAAGACCCGCTCCATTTGATGTGTCTCAAATCAAAGTAAATGATGAGTATTCTATTAACTGGGAAGAAAGACTTTCTGTTGCTGAAGAAAGTATTCAAAAAAACTCTGAACAATTAGCTGAAGCTAAAAAAGCAAGAGATGAAAAATTAGCTCAGCTTGCAAAACAAGAAGAAGAAATAAATCAAAAGCTGCAGGCTGCTAGAGATGGAGTTGCTTCAGCGCAAAACGTGCTTGATAGCGTTAAACCTTCTTCTTACTCTGTGTCTCCAGAAATGGAATCGCTTAAATCGGATTATAAACAACAAAAAAATATTTATGATTTGATGATTAAGCGTCAGAGTAATAAAGATGCTCCCGACAATTATCGCAAATTGCTTGTGGCAAGAAAGCAAGCCGAATCAAGATTGGCTATAGCTAAAGATATTTCTAAAGATTCTGAAAAATACAAAGAATCTCCAAATCTTTTAAGCAAAGCCATTTCTGCTAAACAACAAGAGCAAAAAGAGATTAATGAAGAAATTAAAGAGATTGAATCAAAAATTTCAAAAGCAGGGAGAGGCACAAGTAGGGAATATTTGTCTGATCTTCAAGGAAATTTGGCAAGTCTACAAAATGAGTTAGAACAAAGCAAGAGTAGACTTCTTGTATATACTAAAATTCAAAAAGGGGAAGACACTTCTTCTATTATTAAAGAACAAGAGACTGCTTTGCAAGAAATTCATAAACAAATTCAGCAATCTGTTACAGAACAAAAACAGAAACTTGATGATAATCTTTTTGAACAATTACAAACTACTATTGAAGAATACAAACAAAGACAGCAGGATTTGTCCTCTCTTGAGAAAAGTCTTAAAGGTAAACAGGCTGGAACTGCAGAATATGATAAAGTTGTAGTTCAAATTCAAACAGCAAAAGAAAATTTAAACGGTCTATTTGATTCTATTACGAATATTAGCAATGATTTAGGGTTAAACGATGCAGATTTGAAAGATTTGTTCGCTGGAATGGATAAACAGTCATTTTATAATTCAAAAAATGTACGTGATTCTTTAAAACAACAGATTGATGCCCTTCAACAATTTAAAAATAGCAAGAACTTTGATTTATCAAATTTAGAAATTTTCCCAAAAGAACTACAAACTTTATTACAGCAAAGAGCAGAACTATTTAATGAAAAAGGTAATTATGATAATGCGAAGGCTGAATTAAAGGATTATAAGCAAAGATTAAAAGAAGCGAATGATAAAGGGAGTACTGAAATTCAGGCAATCTTACAGCGCAAAATAGATGCTTTGAAAGAATCTGTTGATAATGCAAGATCAAAAAAAGAAATTAACGCTGATATTAGCAATTTAAATTCTGTTATCAATAATTATATTTCTTCGATTATTCAGCAATATGGTACGTATATTAAAAAGGCAAAACTTCCTTTACAACAATACGAAGTTGGCGATAGCGTTATTAATAAATATGAAGATGCTGTTGCATCGCAAAGATCCTCGTTGATGCCATTGGTAGAACAAAAAAAGTCTATTGAGTTAGAAAGAGAATCTTTAGACAATCAAGTTCAAAAAGCAGAACAGGAATTAAAAATTGCAGAAAGAAACAAACAAGTAGCTCAATTGCAAGTTGAATATAATCAAAAAAAGAGCGAAGAGCTTGAACTTGTACGCGAAATTAATAAGCTTGAAGAATCTGGGGCATCGCCAGTAACTCTTAGTGAAAAAACACAAGCTTTAAATGTTATAAATACAGAAGTAACAGAGTTATATAATAAGCTTAAAGAAATTAATGGTATTAACTCTTCTAATATTTTTGATGAAAGTTTGTCTCCAGAACAGAAAAAGTTTAATGCTCTTGAAAAAATTCAAGAACTTCAGCAAGTTATTATCAGAAACAATGAACAAATTGGCAAGCTTGGAGATTATACGAAAGACGTTCAGAAAGCACAAAAGTTGACATTCAATAAGGAGCAAGGTGCATTTACTACTATATATGGTAATAAATCATCTGCGGCGGATGCTTTACAAAAGACGTTTGTTTCACATTACACATCTACAGATGAATTTAGAAGTTATAGGGAACAACTATATGCAAAGGCTGGAGAAAAGGTTAATGAGCTTCAAAATGCAATTGCTAATCATATTTCTGAAGTTGTAAATAATATGTATCAGGGTGCCGCCACTCAATTTGTCAAGTCCAAATATGGGGACAACGGCGTCATTCTACATAGAGAAGCGTGGGATATTGCTCAAGCTACTATGGAGCAGGAAATTCGAGAGGCGATAGAGTTTAAGCTTAAAGAAATTAATGATGCTGAAAAGGTCGCAATAAAAGAAATCTTAAAGAATGAATCTTTGTCTACTGATGAGATAACTAGCGAAATCTCTCGTGTGAGTAATATTTCCGATGTTCGAAGAGCATCATTAAATAATGGCGAAGAGATTAAAACTATTATCAATGAAAAGGCTAAAAAATTCTTTAGTGTTTATTATGGTAATTTATCCAAATTATTAGTTGAAGACTTTGGAGAAGGCTCTGTTGATAAACAGCTTAAGCCAACTTTGCAATCAGTCTTAAGCGGAATGACGATGAGTAAAGGCACCGGCGAGGGCAATGAAACGGCATTTGGCAAGCAGGTTAGTACCGTTTTTAATCAAGTAGAAGAAAAAGAAAAAATAATCCGTAAGAGAATATATGATGCTGTAAATAAAAAGTTAGGCAAAAGTATCTCTGCATATATAAACACAATTTCTGAGGATGTTACTCGCTTAGAAGGAGAAGCTGCGGAAGACAAGGTATTTACTGATGGCAAAGGATTCCGCGTAAATCTAGCAGATATGTATAGAAAGAAAAATGCATATTTCCTTGGGATTAAAGAGGCTTTGGAAAGAGAAGTCCGAGATGCAGAGCTATCTATAGAACAGCAGAAAGCTTATGGAGGTATATCAAAAGAAGAAATTGCCAATATAACAGAAGCCCGTAATAGAGCATATGCTAAGTTATATGGCGGATCAGATTCTGACATTCAAAATCTTGATATATTAATTGGCGAAGTTGATTCTACTCCAATAACTGAAACTGTCAAGACTGGCGCAGAACAAGTTGTTAAGAAGACATCGGAGGTCGCTAAAAAAGCCATAGAAAAAGGCATCGAAAGTATAACAACTGGGTCTGAATCTGCGGCGGCTGGACTAAAAGATATTTCTGAAATGTCTAAGAAAGAGCAAGAGGCTCGTCTTGCAGCATTAGAAAAGCTTGCCAATGATAAGCTTGCTGCACTTAAACAGGCAAGCACTAATACGGCTAAATCCAGACAACTTTTAGGCTATGAAGAAAATAGAGCAACTGATGTCGCAGAGCTTAATAACGTAAAAACGTTCCAGCAATTTAAAACTGCAATTCTTGCATTAACTAATGCAATTGACAATGGCAAAGACGTTTCAAAACAAAATGTAGAATATGGCTTCACGGAAAAAGATGGGAAAGCAATTGAGTTTGTTGTAGGGAAAGCATTCGAAGTTACATTTGATAAGATAGAACAAGAAATAGATTCTATGACGCACTCTCATGCCTATAAAAAAGGCACAAATAATTTAATGTTCTCTCTTTCTGATATAGAACAATTAGCAAATTTTGCGGACGAAAATAACTTAAAAAAATATAATATGATTTATGGACGTCAAATGATGTCGATAGATTTAGGAAAAGATTCTTTCGGTACTGCTTTAGATATTGCAGAAAAATATCCAATAATCAACGATGTGATTACTGCTATGTTCTCTACTGTGAATGGCGAGGATGTTGCTGCTCAGAATTCTGGAGAAATGGCAAGAATACTTAATGGCTATCTTCAAAGAGTTGTACAAGAAGCTGGTGGCATGTTGTCAATATCCGATATCTCCACTGGGCAGGATGTTGGTAATCAATATTCTATAACAGATGAAGAATATAGTAAATTAAGTAATGTTATTACTAACTTTCAATCTTATTATAACCGTGTATTTAATGGTAGAACCAATGTCTCTAAGCAAGATTATGTAGGAGTTATTAGAGGGTTATTGTCCAAAGAGTTTGGCGGAGATTTTATTTCTCAAATTATAAATCGGGAATACGATAAATCACTTGGTGGTATTACAACAGAATACAGCGCACTACCTGATCAATTGACTCAAGCTATGCGAACATTATTTGCGACATTAGAAAGTAAAAAGCTTACTTCTTATGAGCGAGGATTCTATGATGAATATAAAGGTTTGTCTGCTGATGAAATTGCCACCGAAATGTCTAAGCTAAAAGAGGCTCTTGGCATTGGCGCAAAAGAAATAGAAGAAACTACTAAAGAGGTTAAATCTACTCTGACAAAAGCTCAGATGGATGCCCTTAATCCAGACTCTACTTCCGCGTGGACAAAAAGATCAATTAAAGATGCTGGTAAGACACTTAGTTGGAACGATAAGAATTATGCTGATATTCAAAAAATTCTTGGCACAGATAATACCGAAGTCCAAGAATATGCGAACAAATTTAAAGAGCTACAACAGATAGCGGCGGATATTCGCGCAAAAGGAGAAAATGGAACTGTCATTACCGATGCTGACCTTCAGAAACTAGACAGTGCTGTGTCAAAAGTCAAAGAGCTACAAACAGAATTAACCAAAAATGCGAAGATACAAAGCGCATATCAGGCACTTGATAAAGAAGGCAGAATCATATCTGGAGATAATAAGATTTCAGAAAATACGCTATTTACAGATCGCCAAGCTATTATGGAAGCTTACGCTAAACAATATGCTACATCTAAAAATAGCCAATATGATTTTAGCCAATATGATTTCGTTAAAGATAAGATATCTTTTGATATGGTAGATGCTGATGGCAAAATAACAAGTGTCATTATGAGTTGGAGTGACGCATTTAACGCTGCTTATATTCAATCTGAAAAGCTTCAAGATTCTTGTGATAATGTTACTGCTTCTATTCATAAAATTAATCAGGCTATTGTTGATGGACAAAAAGAAGGGTTCTTTGATAAGGATAGCGAAGAAATACAAGCTTATCAGGAAGCAATGAAGGCATATGGGACGGCTCAAGAGGCTGTTAGGAATAGTGCTGCAGATAATCTTGATGAAAACATTGACAAGTTAAAAGCTGCGCAAGAAGAATTGGTCAAGCTTGGAAATGGTATTATTGGGAAATCTAAAGACGCATATGGATATAATAGCGCCACAAAAGTTCTTGGTAGAGAAGAATATGTTAAGCAAGCATTAAGTGCATATAACGATCAAAGCGTTAATGTTAATGACGTAACTGTTGTCAAAGAATATTTTAATGCTTTAGACGCTTTGAAGAAAAAAAAGGATGAACTCGCTCAGAGCGGTAAACTATTATCTGATTCTGACGGAGAGCAAGCCGCATTGAAGCTTTTGGCAGATAGAGCGACCGAGGCAGAAAAGGCATTGTTAGGCGCGGACGAAGCGCAACGTAAAATTAATTCGCAACAAGCAGATTTGGATGTCCAAAAATTCTTTGCTAATGTTAATCCAAAAGATATTGATGCTGTTAAAAATGCAATGTTAAGCTATGTAAGTTCTGTTGAGGGAGCAAACTTTAAGGGCTTTAATGCAGAAACTCGCACCATGACTTATGAAGTAAGAACCGGGAAACATGAAATGCAAGAAATGACTATGGTCATGGGGGAATTAGGAAATGCTGTTGAAATTATACCTGGAAAAATCAAGCCAGTTGAAACTGGATTTGAGAGTTTTATTAATGGCATTAAAGGAAAGTTTAAGGAAGTAGGAACTTATCTTGCTTCGTTTGGTAGCATTTACAGAATATGGGGTGCAATAAAACAAGGCGTTCAATATGTACAAGATATAGATTCCGCATTAACAGAGCTTAAAAAGGTAACTGATGAAACGGATGAAACATATGCGAGATTCTTAAAGACAATGGCTCAGACTGGAGCAAATGTTGGTGCAACTACGTCTGATTTGACTAATATGGCAGCAAGCTGGGCGCGTCTTGGTTATTCTATTGAAGAAGCGGGAGACCTTGCTAAGAGTACCGCTGTTCTATTGAATGTTTCCGAATTTACCGATGCCGATAAAGCGTCGGAGGCGCTTATCTCTACAATTCAAGCTTTTGGATACGCGGCTCAAGATAGCATGCACGTAGTTGACGTGTTAAATGAAATTGGCAACAATTTTGCCGTGTCAAGTGACGGCATAGCAACAGCACTACAAGATTCTGCAAGTTCACTAATGGCTGCTGGCAACAGCCTTGAACAATCAGTAGCGTTAGTAGCCGCTGCAAACAAAGTCCTTCAGGATCCTAATTCTGTCGGTAAATAACATTGCCGACGTTAAAAGTGGCTATATAAGTTAAAATCTAGAGGTAGATGAGACTTAGGAAAGATTTGTTAAAATTACAAAGTAATTTTAATAAAAATCCTCAGAGACTGTAATACCTAATATGGTAACATATTAGGTTTCGCCACTCACTATATGTGAAGATACAGTCCGAACTCGTGATATGACCTAATGATAAAACACGAGAGATAGCCAGAAATGACTATCCGCCATAGAAATATGGTCAGTACACTTAATAAGTGGAAAGTAACAGATTGAGTGCATTACGTACCATCTCACTACGTATTAGAGGTACAAGTGTAGAGGAATTGGAATCACTAGGCGAAGAAACTGATAATGTAGTAGAAAGTGTCAGCAAGCTTCAATCTAAGGTTAAAGCTTTAACTGGTGTAGATATTTTAACTGAAACCGGCGACTATAAGGCAACATATGATATTATAAAAGAAATTGCTCAAGTCTGGGGAGATATGAGTGATATCGACCAAGCGGCATTACTTGAAATGCTCGCTGGTAAAAACCGTTCAAATGCTATGGCTGCAATGCTTACCAATATTGAAGACCTTGAAGGTGCATATCAAGACGCTATGGATGCTGAAGGTTCTGCAATGGCGGAAAATGAAAAGCAACTTAATAGTATTCAGGGAAGAATCACTCTATTTAAAAATGCAGTTCAGACAATGTGGTCTGATGCACTCGACAGTAGTTGGATTAAATTCTTCGTTAATTTAGGAACCGCAGTTGTAAAAGCTGTAGACTCATTTGGACTATTCAAATCAGTATTAGCAGGAGTCGTTTCATATTTATTAATTTCTAAAAAGATTAACCCAGTGACTATGTTTAAAGAAATTTCTGCTAATGTATCTAATTATGGACAGGCATTGGAGAAAATTAAGGCAATTCAATCATTAAATGGGCTTGGAAAAGCTGGTAAAATATCTGCTACTGAATTTAACACACAAAATATTAGTGCGTATGCTGCCGCAGTTAGTGATTTAACCGAAAAACAACAAGCAGCAGCTCTTGCGTCTGCTGGTTTAACAAAGGCACAAATAGAAGAAGCAATGGCCAAAAATGGAGTAGATAAAGTGAATATACAGCAAGCAGTATCAGAGGCGCAAGTCACGACTGCAAAAACTGAACAAACCACTGTCACTGCTGCGCAAGCTGCAGCTATGGCAGCTGAGGGTACCGTAAAACTTTCTGCTGAATCCATCAACTGGCTTTTAGCCCAGGGAGAAACAGAATTGACATTGGCAAAAGTCCAAGGAGCAGTAGCAGCGGAGACATTAGCTGCCGCTCATGGCGCAGAAATTATAGCTGCATTTGGTTTAACCGCTGCAAACCAAGGACTTTCTACATCTATTCATGGTGTTGCAGCATCATTGAAATCTTTAATGGCGTCTAATCCGGTTGGATGGATTTTGATGGCTATTACTTTAGTTATATCTCTGATTACTTGGATATCTAATATGACTCCAGCATCAGAGAAATTAAAGAATGAAATCCAAGATCTAAATAATGAAATTGAAAGCCTAAATTCTGAACTTGAGACAACTAAAAATAGAATTGAAGAGTTAGAGGGCAAACATAATCTATCTTTTGTAGAAAAAGAAGAACTAGAAACTTTAAAACAAACCAATGAGGAATTGGAAAGAAGATTAAGACTGCTAAACGAAAGTAAGGATTCTAAACAAAAGGAGCTACAGAAAGAGACAAAAGAAGATTATAAAAAAGATTTTAATATTAAGAACTTAAGCATAGAAGAAGTTAAAACCAATAAAGATGACGAAAGATATGGTAACGCCACAATCGCTAAATCCGAAATAGAAAATGCAAAAAATAATCAGATTATTAATGACAATTTAAGGAACGCAATTAAACCGTATTCTGAAAAGTTGTATAATATGCTTGCTGATGTATCGACATGGGGAGAATTAAGCGATGAGGCAGTGGCGGAGCTATTAAGAGTTGAGACACAAATATCTGATGAGCTGAATGGAGATTTAAAATATATTTCTGATGGTAGTATAGACAAAGAAGGCTATATTCAAAAGGGTATTGAAAAATATAATGAGTTAAGGCAAGAATGGAATGAGCTTATTAATACAGATACTAGTGCAATGAGCGAGGACGAAAAATCTGCCCTAGATTCTAAAAAGAAGTCAATTGAATCATCAATGCAAAATCTTAAAGAAACATTATCTACATATGGAACAGAGCTATATGATTATCTAGATAATTATGGTGAAAATGTAGATGATGATTTCGCAAATAAGCTTAAGCAAATGGCACTTGATATAGATAAAACAATTAACCCCGGTGAATATTATACCGAACAGTTTGATGCTCTATTAGAAAAATATCCAGAGGTTAAAAAGAAATTATATTCTTTGGCGGAGACTGGAGAACTTACAGCAGACTCGTTAAATGGTTCAGATTATAGCGAATTTAGGAACGAGTTAAATAAAATTGGGCTTAGTACGCAAGATGCTGTGGATCAAATTAATTCTTTAGGTTCTGCCGCCGCGCACGCTGAACTTAATAAAGTCGATCCAGTTGGTAGTACTTTTTCTAATTATGCTGATGAAATCGATAAAGTTACTAGTGCACAATCTGTTCAAAACGAAGTAGTTTATGATAAAATCAAACTTACTGACGAACAGGGCGAAGCATTAAAAACACTCATTGGTGATGAAAAAGAATATGCAGATGCAATTGACACAACAAATGGATACGTGGTTAAAAATGCGTCACTGCTTAACAAGCTGATTACAAAGAAGAGACAAGAAGCTGCTCAAAATGCAAGAACTGAAAGGTCTCAAGCTAGATTAAAGTATTATGAGCTGTATAAGAAAATTAAGCAATTAACTGGAGCGAATGGCGAACTCGCGCAAGCTAACGCAAAAGAAATTAATGCTCTTTATAAAGAAATGGGAGCAGTAGAAAGAACAATCGCAAAGTATAGCCTTCTTGAACAGAAGTTGCTTGGAGCTGCGGATGCATATCAAAAATATGAAGACGCAAAATCTGCTGATGAAGCAAAGGATTATGGCAGTAAAGCAGAAGATATGATTTCTGGGCTTATTGAAGGATTGCAATCAGCAAAACTTGGGACAGAATCTTTTAAGGCTGCTGTGGCAGGTATGATTCCAGAAGATGTTTATTCTGGTTTTGATACGGTAGAAGAAAAAGTCGCTGCTATTGCCAATTATTTAAAGAATTCGGATTTCAGTAAATATTTTACGTTAAAATTTAGCGATGCTGGTACTCTTGAAAGTGCAGAGATGACCTTAGATAATGTTCAGGCGTTCATTGAAAGTGCTCAAGAAAAAGGAGTATTTACAAATAAAGGTGATTGGCAACACTTTGAGCTCTCAAGTGATATTAAAACATTAGATGATTTCTGTGATAAGATGAATATTACAAAGGAAATGGCTTTTGCAATGTTCACAGAAATTGATGCTTATGATGCAGAATGGTTGAACGGCGATTTTGGTTCTGTCTTTGACCAACTTGATTTAGGGCTCGAAGGCAATATTTTTATGGCAACTAAAAACTTATCAGAGCTGGATGTTGCTTTAGCAAATAATGAAATTGGCGTTGAAGAATGGGCACAGAAATATCAGGAGGCTAATAGTAAGCTACAAGGTTGTGCAGAAGATGCAAGGAAAAATGCCGTAGAGTATCAAAATGTTACGAAAGAAGTCACAAATTTAAAAGATGAAGTTGAACAAGCTACGAAAAAGTTGAATGAAATGAATCAACCTAATAGTGGCTATACTCAAGAAGAAATAGATGCACAAACTAAAAAAGTTAAAGGCTTAACTGAACAACTCGGAGAGGCATTAAAGAAAAAATACAATCTAGAAGAACCAACAGAGGTATCAATTCAGCTTGCGCTAGATGATATAGACTCTCAAATGGCTGCGTGGAAAGCAAATAATAACGAACTTGCGGTCAAAGCGAATATAGCTAATATAGATGATAGTGAGCTTGTAGAGCTTGGAGAAGATGGTAAATATAAAATCAAGCCAGATGTAGAGATAACTGATGATGAGCGTCAGAAACTACAACAGTACGTTGATTTGCTGAATGATAAAGGAGTTATTAATCTTCTTGTTGAAAATAAAGAAGAAGCAAAGGCGCAAATTGAAGAAGTAAAAACTGCCGCAGAAGCGGCAAAGAAGGCTATTGAGGCACTTCCAGACCCAAGTGTTGATAGTACTGCTGCCGTAAAATCAATTAATAATTTGATTGATGCAATCGACAGAGTCCCAACAGGTGTCACTGTCACTACTACATACCGGGAGGTAAATGAAGGCCAGACAGTGACGAAACATGGTGGGCGTCGTAGCCGTTATGAATTAAATTCTACAATGGCTAACGGTACGGCTCATGCTTCTGGTAGTTGGGGGGCTGAATCAACTGATACGTCTTTAGTTGGAGAATTAGGCCCAGAACTTCGTGTGCGTGGAAACCATTGGGACATGCTTGGAGAAAATGGTGCAGAGTTTACTGATGTTAAAAAAGGCGATATTATATTTAACCATAAACAAACAAAATCTTTACTTGAAAATGGTTACATTAATAGTAGGGGCAAAGCATATGCAAGCGGGACAAATGTTATTAACAACATATTTGATAAGCTAAAACTTAATAAGCTTGCTAAATATGCTGAAGAAATGTGTGCGCAATATGAAAAATTGGTAAACGGTAATGTAGATCTTCGTAAACGCCCACATCTGTCTCCATCGTATGAACATGACCTTGCCATGGGTGGAGGATATAATTCATTCATCGGTTCTGACGGAGAGATATATGCAAGTACTTCCGCAGAGACTGTAACAATTGGAGATAAGAATAAGTATACTATTGATATTACTCCTGTTCTTGAGAATGGGGATGTTTTAACATCTGATGCACTTGCAGATTATATAGATGGTCTTGTCACGAATGGGTCAACGCAAGATCTTCTTGATTCTGATAAGTACAACTTGGTTATTCGTGCTGTTCCCGGAGAGTATGATGAAAAAGATTGGACTGGATTTGAGGATGAACTTTCCAAGTATAAAGATGGTTATCTTAATACTATTATGGAAATGTTTAATCTTGGCGGAGACAAAGCCGTTGAATCGTCTGGTTTTAGTTCAGTTGGTCTTGCTGGCGTTGTAAAAGACTTGCAGGGCGACGGTTCTTATACTGGCAAAGAGGTAGCGTCCGCCATTGATGATACTTCTGACGGAATGAGAGAACTTGACAATCTTATTAATCAATATGTAACAGATGTACTTAATGCTAAATCTCTTGCAGATGACATTGGTACAGATTTATCTCAAACAAAATATGGGAACGTAGATACTAATGATCGTCAGGAACTATATTGGGACGAAGAATCACTTGATAAGTATGGCGATGCAATAGACAGCTGGGGCATGAAGGCCGATGATTTGGCTGGAACGTACTCCACTCTATTAAGTTCTGTTGGTGAATTCGACGGAGAGGACATAGCATTTACTCCGATTTTACAGACAGAAAATGGCCCACAATTGCTTGATTCCAATACTGTCGACAAGTATATCTGGGGGCTTATTGACGAAGCAAAACAAAATGATGGAAAATGGACAAGTGATGAACTGTTCCAACTTGATACCAAAGGGCTTGAAGTTGATGGAGCTGTCGTTAAAAATCTTCTTGAAGGTATTGGTCAGGACGCAGATAAGACGGCGAAATTACTCCATTATGTTGGAGATACTGGAGCCATTTCAAACCTAGAAGGAGAGATTGAATCTACATCTTCTGAGCTTGTAGCAACAGGAGAAAATGTAAGTGCAGTTCAAGCGAAACTTGATAAGCTTAATGCGACAAGCATTAGTGATAAAACGTTTACAATTACAACTGACTATCGAGTTATTGGTAGTGGTACTGAGCAGACAGTTCATACTCCTGGTGCCAGCGGACGTTTGACAATATATGCAGATGGCACCGCTCATGCATCTGGCAATTGGGGATTGCCACAAGCAGAAGACGACGCTTTAGTGGGCGAGCTCGGAAGGGAAACCGTTGTAGACCCTAAAACTGGAAAATATTATACCGTTGGAGATAAGGGTGCAGAATTTGTAGATTTGCCAAAGAATGCAATTATCTTTAATCACAAGCAAACCGAAGAGTTGTTCAAGAACGGGCATATCAATTCTCGTGGCAAGGCCTACTCTGAAGGTAATGCACATGTAACAATCGTCCCGGATTATACGACACCAACTTATTATAGTGGTGCTAAAAATGATAATTTCTGGACAGATTGGAACGATGCGGCAGATAGTTTATCTGACGCGGGTGATGATCTTTCTGATGCTGCCAATGATTTTGAAGAAATGTTCGACTGGTTCGCAGTTTTGCTTGAGGAGATTGATGATGATTTAAATTATATGTCCGCAGCACTAGAAAATGCCGTAGGTATTTCTGCTAAAAATGATATCCAAGATCAAATGATTAATGTCAATAAGTATAAATTGACAGAACTTGGAGAAGGTTATAAGCTTTATGCGGATTATGCCGCACAACTTTTAGAGAAAGTGCCACAGCAATACCAAGAGCTTGCTAAAAATGGCGGTGTTGCTTTAACAGAATTCTTAGGAGAAGCTAATCAAGAAGTTGTAGAGGCGATTAATAACTATCGTGAATGGGCACAAAAAGCATCAGATGTAAGAACACAACAGCAACAAGTCAAGAAAGAAATTACATCACTCTCATTACAAAAAGTGCAAACTATTGCGGATGAGTATGATAGGGTTATCGCTAAGATTACAACTCTTAACGATTTGCTTCAGGCGAACGTCGATCTGATAGACGAGCAAGGCGAACGTACTTCTGCAGTAATGTATGAAGAAATGATTAAGAATAGCATCAAAGAGCTCGATGAACTTCAAAAGAAACGCAATGACATGCAAAAAGAATTCGATGCTCAGGTTTCTGCTGGCAATATTGATATCGGCTCTGAGGAATGGTATGAAGGGGTCGCCGCAATTCAAGATGTTGATAAGGCTATTATTGACTGCCGTAAAGAGATTGAAGGATTCCAAAATTCTATCAATCAGTTACACTGGGATAACTTTGATGGTCTTATTAAAGCTATTGATAATGTCGGCAATGAAATATCTAATTTAGGCGATTTAATCGATGATGAGGATATTGCCGATGAAATGGGCAATTGGACTAATGAGGGCATTACTAAAATGGGTCTACTTGCCCAAGAAATGGAACGCGCTCAATATAGAGCAAAACAATATGCAGAACAAATTGAATACCTTAATCAAGAATATGCCGCTGGCAAGTATAGTACAGATGAGTATAACGAAAAACTACAAGAACTCAAAGACGGACAATGGGATAGTATAAAGTCATATGAGGCTGCAAAAGACGCTCTTATTGCTCTTAATAAAACTCGTGTTGATGCTGCAAAAAATGCGATGCAAGAGGAAATTGACGCTTATAATGAGCTTATAAATAAAAAGAAAGAGGAATTGCAACTTTCTAAAGATGCTCATGATTTCTCTAAGCAGGTAGAAGAGCAACAAAAGAATATTGCAAATATTCAAAAGCAACTTGCTGCAATAGCTGGGGATAATTCCGCAAGTGCTATTGCCAGAAGAAAGAAGCTTGAAGCAGAACTTGCTGCAGCACAAGAAGAATTAGACGAACTATATTATAGTCATAGTATAGAGAAACAACAAGATGCGTTGGACGATCAAGCAGAGAACTATCAAGACGAAAAAGAAAAAGAGATGGAAGCTCTCGATGAATATTTAAAGAACGTCGAACAAGTAATCGCCGATAGCTTTGCGACTATTACTGGAAATACAGAAGTAGTTGCAGGGACATTAAAAGAAATTGCCGATGAATATGGCATTAATTTGTCAGAAGCAATTACAAATCCTTGGGAACAAGGCGTAATTGCGATAGGTACTTATCAAGATCAATTAAATGCATCTACAAGTGCGTTTACTGCGCAACTAGAAGCAATTAAGAAACAACTTCTTGATTTACAAGCAGCGGCGGATGAGACAGCAAGACATTTAATTGACGCTACTAATCAAAATGCCAACAAGACATCTAGTGCGACGTATACTGCTCCAACGCCATCTACCCCACAACAACCTAGCACCCCACAAAAACCTGCGGCTCCGGCCAATGGTTCTAGCGTGACTGTTAAGAAGTCTGCTACTCACTTTACTAGAGATGGCGGCAATGGTACTAGAATGCAATCTTGGGTTCCTGGTTCTACATTTACTGTTTATCAAGTTAGCGGCTCTGAAGTGTTAATTGGCAGAAACGGACAGTATACTGGCTGGATCAAGTTAAGCGACATAGAGGGATATGCAAAAGGTATTAAGAAAGTTCCAAACGACCAATTTGCAATTACTGACGAACTTGGGCTAGAAGAATTAGTATTACATGCAGACACGAATGGTAGGTTACAATATCTAAGTAAAGGCAGTTCTGTGATTCCAAGTGATATTACTGATAATCTTATGAAGCTTGGGACTCTAGATCCGAAAGATATTCTTGACAGAAATAAACCTAAGATTGGCGCTCCTTATATTATCAATAATAGTATTGAGCTTAATATGTCATTCGGCAATATGATCAATATCGAACATGCTGATAGGGATTCTATACCTGATATTAAGGATGCAGTTAAGGCTCAACTAGATTCTTATATGAAGGGCGTTAACAATAGTTTAAAAAGGTTCACAAGATGATATATAAAAAGGAGAGGTACTTCGGTGCCTCTCCTTTAATTACATAAAGTAGTTTATAGGAGGTGTGGTCAAGTGATTTACCATCCTAAGATTGAATTTAGAAATAGAAGCAATTATGATGAGAGACTCGTTGTCGCGACATTTAACCCTGATTCTGGAGAAACAGATACCTATTTGACTATGGAACCAGTTTATACGGATAATTTTGATGGTTCAATGCGCACAGATTATGGGGCAAAATATAACGATGTAGCAAAACCGTCAGTTACATTTGTAGATATTGACGGTGATGATATTCAGCCGTTTAAAGTCAGATCTGTTTTAAGGTGGCTTACTGGATCAAGAAAGAATGCTTGGATGGATGTTTATAATATGGATGGAGAAATTGTATGCTCATATCTAGGAAGATTTACAGATATTAAATTGCAGAAAATGGATGCTAGAGTCATTGGTATTAGAGCCGAATTTACATCAGTTAGCCCATGGGCATATTCAGAGGTTAAAACAGTAAAAATGACTTTAAATGGTAAGACAAATTTTAATATAGATAACGAAAGCGATGATTTATATTCATATATTTATCCTCGCATGATATTTAAAAATAATCAAAATGGTGCAAGTTTTTCGGTTAAAAATAATACTATTGGTGAAGAGACAAGTTTTAAGCAGCTGCAGCAAGGGGAAACGATAACAATAGATAATAGTTTTGTTGCGTATTCTGATAATACCGCAAGAATTTTCAATGATGATTTTAATTTTGTTTTTCCTGCATTATCTGCTGGCATAAATAGTTTCCAAGCTTCTGGTAGCGGAGAATTAACAATGTCTTTTAGATATCCTATGAAAGTATCAGATGGATTATTAAATAACTACGAGATTAAAAATGCCGTTATTATTTATGTTGATAATAACATCGTTAAAATTAGAGGAGATATAACATTAGAGCCTCCTACTGGTATTAATATAAAAATAGCTGGTGAGACAATGATTGTACGAGGAGATGTTAAAAACGTCAAAACCGATGTTGGTATCTCTGCATTTAGTGAAAATAATGGTACTCTAATTATTGATGATAGCGGTAACGAATGCCCATTTGATGAATTTAATGCCGAAGTGCAAGACGGAAGATTAATTATCAAAAAACATTTTAATGATATACAAATTAAAGGATAAGGTGGTGCTAGAAAATGCGATTACCTAAAGATTTGTTATCCGACACATATAAAACACCAAAGGTTATATTATGTCAGACAAATAAAGATAAAATTTGCCAGTTAGATGTAAATGATTTAAACGGAACATTTAAATTTAATGGATACTCCGAAATCTCATTTAATGTCCCTTCTATTTATCATGATTTAATTACAGGAGAACAAAAGCGAACTCCATATTATAATTACATCGAGGGGTTGCGCTTGGTCTATCTTGAAGGGTTCGGATATTTCCAACTTCAAGATCCAGAATTATATAGTGATGGAATACAGGAATATAAGCAATTGAATGCTTATTCATTAGAATATTCTCTGTCTCAACGATATCTTGAAACATTCATTATTAATATGGGAGATACGAGCGATACAGTTGGAAGCGTTGATGGAGTTATATTATACAACCCAACAGACGTTGAACATAGCCTTCTGCATTTAATATTGAAAAAAGCATATGGATGGACTATTGGTCATGTTGACGCAGAATTAGCGTCACAAGGTCGTAGCTTTGATGTTGATAGAGAATCTATTTATGACTTTATCATGAACGAAATGTGTGATACATTTAAATGTTATGTAGAGTTTGATACTATTAATAATATTATTAATGTATATTCGGAAAATGAAATTGAACGCTTTATAGGCGATGGAACAACGACAACCTTTAAATTGTCTGGTGATTTTTCAGATACAAGTACAGTAACTATAAACGGGCATATTATAACGCAATATACGTACAATCAAGAAACAAATGACTTACTTCTTTCTATCGCACCGGCACAAGGCGATATTGTAGAAGTAACCAATGATTTTAAAAGTAAATATGATACGGATGTTATTGTTGCATTTGAAAATTTATCTAATGAAATGCATGTTAACTATTCCGCCGATGATATTAAAACAGTATTGACTGTAAAAGGAGCGGATGATTTAGATATTCGTAGCGTTAATTTCGGATTACCATCAATTATGAATCTTGATTATTACTGTACGCCAGAATGGATGGGAGATAAACTTTATTATGAATACCTTGCATATATGGACAAACAAGATAAATATATGGGTGGCTTTTATAGTAAAGATATCAGTGGTTCTACCGAAGAAGTTTTTGATATATCTCCGATTAAACAGGATTTTGTTGTTGGGCATACTCAGAAATTTATAGCAAATGGAGACGCCAACTCTCTTAGTGTAGATAGCGAAAATACAATTATGGATATTGATAAAATTTCTATTGAATTTGATATCGAAAGTGAAATCGAAGAATTCGATATTGAAAGTGAATCACAGCAATTTAATCAGCCAGAAATTTTATCAGAAACTCATGTAGCAAATGCACAAGAAAATACATTCATACTTACTAATGAAATTGTTGTGCCAGAAGATACTAAAGTATATATTGAGGACGAACTTATAAGTAACGATCAGTATACGTATGACGAGACAACAAAAGAACTAACGATTACAGCGCCGATGTCAGCTGGAGATACCATAAAGGTTGAAACACCGAAGGCCGAACTTTCTACTAGGTTTTCTTTTAAAAATCCATCTAATAAAATTGTAGTAGTTAAAATTAATGACGAGATAATTGATAGTAGTAAATATCGAATTAATGAAGGATATTTATTATTTACTGACACGTCAATTTTACAATATGAAGATACTATTGTTATAGAGTTAATCAATAATAAATTTACTCTACAGAATTTAAGAGACAAAATTGTTTCTGTAAAAATTAATGGCAAAGAAACCGATGCGTATCAATTACAAAATGCATTATTGATAATTAATAGTGCATTGAAGGATGGGGATGTCGTCTCTGTCGAATCTATTGATACTCATTTTGATATCTCGTCACATAAAGACAAATCCTTAGTTAGTGTCTATATTAATCAAAATGAAGTACCGCAGTCTGGTTATAGTCTAGATATTAATACTTATGTCTTAACTATTAACAATCAAAATATTACTGCTGGCGATAAGGTCACTATTAATATGGTAAATAATGTTTTTACTATTCCACAAAAGAAAGATAGATTATTATCGGTCAGTATTGATTTTGAAGAAATTTCAAATAATATTTATAGCTTTGATGAATCTACAATGAAATTAACAATATCTTCATTACCAACTTTATTTGCAGGAGAGGTAATAGAAGTAGTATCTATTGATACCTCATTTCAAATAGATATGGACAGGAAGAAAATAACTTCGGTTATTATAGATGGTGTTGCTATCAAAGAAGATGGGTATAATTATATAAACAATAAATTGACTATAACTTCACCTTTATTAATGAGTGATAGTAATATCATAGTTAATTTTGTAGAAAATTATTTCAACATAACATCATTTACTGGAAAGATAGAATCAATTGCTATAGGTGATAATAAAATCACAGAATATGAATTTGATTCTGACAATAATATTTTAATTATCAATGATGATTCTTTAACTGTAGGCAGTACGATTCAGATAAACACAATTCAAACTACATTCCAATTACCAGAATTTATAAATTGGAATCCGACTTCTGTCGCAATTAATGGAACAAAGACAAACAAGTATACATTTAAATCTGGTGCGTTAACTATTTCGGATGCGTTAAAATTTACAGATATTGTGTCTGTTGAATTTATCGACAATCATTTTACACTATTAAATGAAATCGGACTTAGGCATATTGTTGAAAAAAGAAATGCTGGTTCTCTTGAATTTGAGACTCTTGCAGAAGGGCCAGACGGGTATGAATATAATAGTGAGACTTGTATTTTAACAATATATGTTCCTCTTAATAATGGAGACAGAATCAGAGTTAAAACAATTGATTCGGTGGATGCATTGTTAATTGTAAATTCTAATCCTCAAGCCGGAGAAATTTTAATCGATGATGTGACGCCTGTGCTTAAATCTTATACTCCTAAAATCGGCGATTATGTCATTAAAGTAGAAAGTTATACAGAAGTTTTAAAGGAATTATATAGGCTTATTGATAATAGATTGACAGAGGAAAATTCTGTGCCGGATGAATATAAAATTACAGAAATTAAACTAAACCCTGATAACTATGATCAAGCAGATATGTTCTTACCTGAGGCAGATATTGAACATCTTGGCGAAGTATATAAGATTGTCAATCAAGACAAAGTAGAAGAAGACGGAAATGTTACTTATAATGATATTGCTTGCAAATATTATGTGTGTGAAATGAAAATGTCTGTGCAAGTTGACGAAGATGGGCACGAAGAAAATAAATATACATATGTTTGGAACGAAAGGGATTTAGTTTTTGGTAGCGATGGTATTAATTCTTTGAAGGAAAAAATAGATATATATTCATCTATTAACGATGTGCAAATTGCAGCAGAATGGGATCAAAAGCCCAAAGATAGCGAGGAATATAAAAGCTATATTGATAACTTAAATAAATTGCAAGACGCCAAAAAACAGCTAGAAGAAAAACAAAATATGGTAGACGGAATTGCAGAGCAAATACAAAAAGTTAGAGAAAAAATTCAATTTATATCAGAAGACATTGATATTAGTAGAAACTTCTCACCAGATAGTCTAGATAGATTGTCACTATTTTTACGTGAAGATGAGTATACAGATGATTGTTTCTGTACAACAGATATAGATACAGATTTGGATATAATCAATACGCAAAAAGAATTATTAGTAGCTGGTAGCAAAAAATTAAAAGTAATTTCTAAACCAACTTTATCCTTTTCCGCATCAATGAAAAATATCTATGCAATGCCAGAATTTGAGCCAATTTTGCATCAATTTAGTCTCGGCAATTTTATCAGAGTTATGATAAGAAAAGATTTTATTAAAAAGGCTAGATTGCTTGAAGTACAATTAAACTTTAATGATTTAAGTAATTTCTCCTGTACATTTGGTGATTTATTATCAGTTAAAGACCAAGGAGATATACACGCAGACCTATTGGCGCAAGCTGTAAATGCTGGAAAATCTGTGGCAAGCGGTTCTTCGTATTGGCAAAAAGGATATGATATTGCTACTGCAATTGATGAAAAAATTAGGCAGGGCCTTATTGATGCAACTACATCTATTAGGTCTAGCTCTGCGGGGCAAGATGTATCATGGGATAATTATGGTATTCATTTGCGCAAAATGGTAGATGGTGTTCTAGATAAACATGAAGGCTGGATTACGAATAATAAATTCTTATATTCTGATGATAATTTCAAAACAACAAAATCAGTATTCGGTAGTTATACAATTGAAGGCGAAACATATTGGGGAGTATTGGCAGGATGTGTTAGCGCTGGACTTATTGAAGGTAGTAGTATCATTGGTGGAGAAATTTGCATTGGGTTGCAAGACGACGGAACGTATGCGTTTAAAGTAGCTAAAGATGGCACTGTTACAATGAATAAGGGTGATGCAGCAGAAAAATTATCATATTTTAGTTTTGATGGTGATAATGGTCTTATTGTCGGAGAAAATAAAAACAAAGAATATTTTTCTAGAGTGTCTGCCCAAAGAATTGAATTTTGTAGAAAAGCAAGGATAAAAACTGTAACATCAGAACCAACATATAAAGCGGATAATTATTATGACTACATATTATATGAATACAACGATAATGGTGTTATGTATTATGATTATTATAAGAATCCAGATTTTATATATAAAGTTGAATCACCTTTCTATGAAGCTAGAGCTATTAATGAAAATTTTGTAGATCCCGAAATTAAATTTGGTGTGCCAATAACTTATTTTGCTAATGACACTGCATATATGAAGAAAGCTGAAGTAGAAGGAGATATAAAAGTTGGAACAAAGTCGTCAACTCCTTCGATATCTTTAGGCGGAAAATTTAAGATTCAAATAGAAAGCAATGGTAGTTTATCGATTGTTGCAACATAATTATAGGAGGTGAGCAATATGGCAACTGCATCAAGTGGTGCGTTTGAAACAAGTGTATACGATGCTGCTGGTAGCGTATATCCAAATAGAATTAGAGTAGAATGGTCTTCTTCACAAAGTGTGGCTAATAATACATCCACTATTTATTGGACAGTGAAGTCTGCTGGTGGCTCATGGGGATATGTTATGGCTGGCCCAGTTACTGTTAATATAGCTGGAACAACTGTTTATAGCAGAGCGGATAGATTTGAAATGTGGGTTGGAGCGACGTTAGGGTCTGGTAGTTTTACTTTAACTCATAATTCTTATGGCAATGCTGTTTTGACAGCTTGGGCAGAAGCAGCAGTTTATACGTATGCGATTAGCAGTACAAGGTATGGTTATTCTGTAGACCTCCCTCAAATACCAAGAGCATCAAGTATTAGTGTCAGCGGAAGTACCATGGGTTCTCCATTAACAATTTCTATTTCAAAAGCTGTATCTTCTTTTACCCATACACTAACGTGGCAATTTGGTAATAAAACTGGAACTCTCGCGACACAGACATCTAGTTCATCTATATCGTGGACGCCTCCATTAGATTTGGCATCTCAAATACCGAGTGCAACATCCGGGCATGGGACAATTTGGTGTACGACCTTTAGCGGCGGGACTAATGTTGGACAAAAATCTATTAATTTTACTTTAAATATTCCTTCCAATATAGCGCCAGTAATAAATAGTTTTAATCCATCGATAGCCTCAACAAAACCGCAAAATTGTGGACTATATGTTAAAAATAATTCAACTGTTAGGTGGACTGCTTCGGTTTCTGGAGTATATGGATCTACTATTAAAAAATGCGTTATCAGTGGCCCAAATTTATCTTATGAGACAGCGGCTTCTACAAATACGTATAGTGCAACTAGCTCAATTTTGACTACTTGCGGAAGTAAAGCATATACTATAACAATTACAGATACACGTGGAAGGACTGCTAGTAAAACACAATATATTAATGTTGAAGATTACAATCCCCCAGTTATTACTTCTTGCAATTCATTTAGAAGTAACTCTGACGGCACAATTAATAATGCTGGAGTATATGTAACTCATAAAATTAATATATCGTTTTATACTCTTAAAAATACAAATGCCGTAAAAATTGTTATTTATAATAAGAAAAGTTTAGATTCTACATTTTCATCTAATAGTGTAATAATAAGAAATGATACAAGTAATAAAACAGAATATACTTTTACTGATAAAACAGAATTTGCGGTAGATACTGCATATGATTTTAAAATTGTGATATCGGATGCAGTTGGAGGAGTGCATGAAGTAATCTCTCATGTTGGGACAAAAAATCTTCCAATCAATATAGCATCTGACAATAACTCTGTTGCAGTTGGTGGTTATGCCCAAAAAGTTAGCAATAATACTGGAAGGTTTGATTGCTTCTGGAATGCTCATTTTGTGTCGTCTCCAATAATTGATTCCGATAGAAACTTAAAAAATAATATTCAGGATGTCAATATCGATATTATAGATTCTCTTCACCCGGTACAGTATAGATTAACAAATGACAATTCTGATATTATTCATTATGGATTTGTTGCACAAGACGTTGAACAAGCGCTGATAAAAGCTGGAATTAATAATCAGAAAACTGGGATAGTTTATTATGATGAAGATGATACAACCAAAGAACGTTTTAACTATGCATTGGCATATGATGAGATTATCCCTTTATTGGTGAAAAAATGTCAAGAACTGCAGCGAGAAGTGGATGAATTAAAAAAGAATCAATGATTATGATAAAAAGGTTAAAAGGAGATAATTTATTATGAATGGGTGATTTATTATGGAATTAATTAAAGATATTGCCGCTGTTATTGGTTGCATATCTGCCTTTATTGCACTTGTTACTACAATTTTTAAACCAGTAAGAAAAAAGATTGTAAATTGGATTAAACATACATCTGAAGCAAGTGAAACTTCTGCCGCCGTTAAAGAGATTAATGCTAAAATTACAGCACTCGAAGGCAATGTTGGAGAGATTCTTGAACGTATAGATAAAATAGATGATCGTATTAAAACATTGGATAAAAGAGTTTTTGAGAACGAACGCGATAGAATTAAGGCAGAATTATCCGAATATGCTTCTAGATGTGCACGTGGAATAAAAATATACCCAGAAGAAATGACGCATATAAATGAAATTTATTATAAATATCATGAGATATTGGGGTGTAATTCATTTGGTACAAAAATGTATGATGTAATAGTTAAATATTACGAAAGTCAAGAATGGTTAAGAGGTTAAAATTTAGGAGCCTGAGAGAAATCTCAGGCTCCTACTTTTTTGCTCGATTATAGTCCTCGATATATTGACTCATTACGTAATTAATTAAATTCGTGATCGTTCTTCCTTGCTTTTTAGCTATGCACTCAAGTTCAAGGCGTTGTGAAACCGTCATACGTAATGTGAAGTTTGTTGTCTCAGTTGATTTTATTTCCAAATTTATCACTCCCCTCTCATATTATTTTAACCTCTCTCCGTGTCATTTGCAATGCAAAAATAAAAAGAGTGGTCAGAACCACTCCTTACTTAAGCTCTTTTATTATTGACATGGATTCAATTTGTGTTTCTTGAAGTAAATGAGAATATACTCTTGCTGTTACATCGATGCTTGAATGACCAACCATTTGTGATACCATTGTAATTGGTACTCCATTGTTTATCATAAGACTTACAAATGAATGCCTAAGTGCATGCAAGCTACAATGTTCTATCCCAGATCTTTTAATAATTCTTCTAAATTTATCTTGTGCACTATTTGGGTGTATTGGGTTGCCATTATCTGCATGCATTATATATTTATCTTGTTCATATCCAATTTGTTTTACTATATCTTCTAATGCGTTTATAGCCATATCGGAAAGATATATTGTTCTTTTTGTTCCACTTTTTGTTGATGGTTGATCTATTAACATTGTTTTATATTTGCTAGGGGATCTGTCTTTTGTATAAATTAATGTACGCCCAATAAATGCTGTACGTTTTTCTAAGTTAATATCAGACCATTTAAGAGCAAGTCCTTCTCCGACCCTACATCCAGTATAAAGGAGGAACACGAAGAATCCACCGTATTTATATATCCTTTCTCCATTTTTATGTTTTGCATAACATGCTTTAACAAATTCGTCCCTTTCTTTTTCTGATAAAAATCTTCTTTCTTTTTCTTCAAATAATGTTCTTTTCGGAACTCTGGCATCACCAATTGGATTTTTATCAATTTTATTTCTTGATACTGCATATTTTAAAATTTCTCCCAATACAGAGTATGCCAGCTTTATTGAACTAAATGAATATCCTTCTTCTTTCATTCTATTAATAATAAACTTTTGTATAATATATCCATCTATTTGTCTTAATGATAAATCTCCAATGTTTGGGAAAAGATCTTGTTCTAACACTCTTTCAAGTCTATCATATGATGTTGGTTTTAATAGTGGTTGTTTTACACTTGTTATCCATGATGTTGCAAAATCTTTGAATATTACATCCTTGTCCCCTACAACATTAGACCCCATTAAAGCTTCAAATTCTCTTTTCTTCTTCAGGCATGTTACTTTATCTCCATAAAAATATTTACGTCCTATTCCTTTATATGATACTGAAAGCTTCCAAGTCCCATTTTCTCTTTGCGTCCAAGATCCTTCCCCGTTCATTCTTTTCTTTGCCATAAGCACACCTCTTTCTTAATATACAATACAAAATTATTGTATCATATATTATTATATATTGTGTTTTAGATGTGGTCAAGGCAATTTTTAGTGCCACAATAATACCACAATTGCGCCATTATAAATCGTAATTTATTATTATTTGTAGTGATTATTAGTGAAATTAAAAATAATATAATGCTGTTCGAACTACTGTAGTATAAGGCTTTATGTGTATTTATAAGTACTACTTAAAATATGCTAACATTTCTATATGAGGAATATCATCTTCTAAATATAGAATGATGATAAATTGCTAATATTATCAGGTTTCAACTTAGCATAATTTAAAACCTTACCACATCATTTACCACAATTTTATTGTACCACAACTTGCAATGCATTGCAATATTATTTTTTATAAGCTAAAGTTTTCTTTTCGAACCATGCATCAACTTTATCTTCAATAACAAGAAATTTGTTGCCGATTCTTACGGAGGGAAAGTCTTTTCTTTTGACAAGATCATATACAGAATTGATTCCTATTATACCTTGATGTTGTGCGTTTAATTGTTCATATAATTGTTTAACGGTAATATATTTCATTATATCATCTCCTTGAATATTTTTAAATAAATATGGCAATTATTTAAATGGTTGCATTGTTATATATAAATTTTACGGGGCTACTGGCTTTATTCCAGTAGTCCCGTATTTTTTATTTAATTAGCGCCCGCTACTACCAAGACAATTTGCTCCTCTTGCAGAGGGAATTTGAGATAGCTCATTAAAACCAATTTCTTCAAGTTCAATTTCAGGAACTGGTAAAAACATTCCTTGGCAAATAGCCTTTTCATATGGAACAAGAATTCCATCTGGATGTTCAGCCAAAGGAGACTGTTCTCCAGTATCTCCAAATTTAGAAATAAAGATTGACCTGTCTTTATTACAATTTAGGAGAGCCACAAAAATTTCTCCTCTATAATTTGCGTCTACTACACCAGAATTAACCTTGAGATTAATCTTCCCTGTAGAGCCACGCTCTCTAAAGACTAGACCTAGGCTGTTATCAAAAGCGGTCGCAATACCAGTAGGTACCAGCTTCACTTCAAATGGCTTAATTTCAATCCAGTCCTGCTCAAAACAAGGGAAGAAATCAAAGCACATGTTGCCAGCATCTCCTTTAATTGGAGCCTTTGCGCTTGGTCTTACTTTTGCAAACTTTACATTCATTAAAACCAACCTCCAAGCAGCTTAGATAGCGCAGGGAAATCATCAAAATAACGAGCCTCACCAATCTGAATGGAGCCATAGTCCTTGATATAATTGTCGATAAGAACATTTAGTTCCTTGTACTTCTTATCAATTTCTGCCTTACGAGCAGCTTTTTCGTCCTCAAGCTTTTTCTTTGCAAGTGCCGCTTCCGCCTTTTTGCGGTCAGCAATGCACTGAGCTTCACACTTATTGCGATCTTCAATGCTATCATATTCTTTGCCACATACTGCACAACTATATTTTCTTGTGTTAATATTATTATTCATGTCTCATTCTCCTTTAATTATTTATATTAAATGCATATTCTTGATAATATTTTTGTTCCGCTTCTTTTCTAATGTCAATTGCATCCTGTATATCGTTAGATTGTCCAACATATTTTGTTCTATTATTCAAACTAATTTGAGCCACCCATTTTTTATTTTTATTATCATAATAGACACCAGAAGTGCCGCTAATATTGTTTATCTGCTTATGTTTATTTCTATTATTTTCAACCTGTGTGACTTTTCTTAAATTTGATTTTCTATTATCCACTTTATGTTCTTTATTTGCTGGATGTTTAATATGGTCTATTACTATCATGGGATCTGTTACCCCAATTATTAATCGATGTAAATAGATGTGCTTATGTTCTTCATCTTGTGAACATACATAACCATTTGAATTATAATACCAACAATAGTTTCGTATCTTATCATAGTCTTCAATATCGAACCAAAATTCTTCATTTTTGTTAGTATATCCAATTCCATATTCTCCAGATAAATCATATTTATTATATTTTTTAAACTTTTTTCCTTGTTTAATTCCATTTTCTTTCGATAAACATCCACACGACTTTGTTTTACCACTTGTTAGACTAGATCCACGTATTAATTTAAGATCTTGATTACCGCAGCTACATTTGCAATACCACTGTGCAACATGTTTTCCATTTGGGCATATATAATCTTCGCCTTGTTTTATGACGGTAAGCCTTCCGAATATTTTGTCAATTAAATTATTCGTTACTTTAACCATTTATTCACCACCTTGTTATCCATATTTTATTCCTCCAATAAATTAATTTTGTATTGTTCAATTGTTTTCTTTACGTCAATAAGTCTCTGGTTGGCAGAGCCTCGAAATTTTAGAGAAACATCTCTAAGACTTTCAACATAAGGCCCATCAACTACAACATCACACAGCGCCAGAATATAGTTTGCTAATAGGCCGTTATCAAAACCAACGTCAACTGTTGTATCAAAATCACTATCTTTTAATGTATATCCAGTGTATAGCCAAATATCCTTATCTGGAAATTTTTCTTTAACCTCTTTGACAAGATCATATACATCTGGTAAATTATTATATTCTAAAGGATGCCCGCCAGATATTGTTAATCCTTTTACCCATGAATGATTTAATGCTTCAAATAGCCTTTCTTTAGCAGCTTCATCAAAAATATTACCAGCATTAAAGTCCCATGATTCTGGATTCTGGCACCCTTGACAATGTATATTGCATCCAGAGACCCAGAGTACTACTCGTACTCCTGTGCCATCTGCGATGGAACATTTACTAATCCCTAAATAATTCATAGAATCACCTGCTGATAATCTTATCGTGTTTTACACGCATTTCTACTTCTTGCTGCTTACCTTTATTAAACGCCGTCTTATAGTCATTAGTTAAATAACCAGTTACGCGACGAAGTCTTTTAATATCGTTACTATTACACATTGGACAAACATCATTCATCTCATCACAATAACCACAACTCATACACTGGTCATTTGGAACATTAATTGCAAAATAAGGAATATCCTTATCCATTGCATAATTAACAATGGTCTCAAGGGCTTCAATATTATTCTTGCAAGTACTGTCTAATTCAATATAAGTAATACAGCCAGCATTTGAATATCCAGTTAACTGCGATTCAATATCAATCTTTTCAAATGGATTAACTTCTTTCCAAACGGGAACATGAATTGAATTGGTGAAGAAATCTTTATCAGATACATTTGGAATTACTCCATACTTTTCCTTAAACTTCTTCATAGCTGTATAACAAAGATTTTCTGCAGGAGTATAATAGACACCAAAATTAAGATGATATTCATTTTTAAACTCTGCACATCTATCTTTGAATAGCTGTTCAATACACTTTGCAAGCTCCATACCTTTGTCTGTAGTATGGTCGCATCCAATTAAAATTTGTAAAGTTTCCGCAAGACCAAGTTGACCAAGTGCAAGAGTGCCATGTTTTAGAGCGGAACGAATACCTTCTTCTGGGACATATCCAGCCATTACATTATTTTCATACATAAACTTTGCAGACTCTGGAGATTGACTACAAATCCAATTGAAACGTTCAAGAAGCATGTCTTTCGCTTCATTAATTTTTTTATTAAGAAGCTTCATAAAATTATCAATAGCCAATCCTTCCAAATCTTCTTCAAATGGCTCTGAATTTTTGAGAGCAGCTTCTTTAGCTTCCATCGCCAAGGTTGGCATAATAATTGTAACGGGACAAATATTTCCCCTGCCATCTTTGAGTTGTCCAAAACCATTAATGTCATACCCATTTGCAGTTCTGCAACCCATTGTACTGAAGTATGTCCTTGGATCATTAATATCATATCCAGCATTATTACTCCAATCTACATTGGCATAATTAGGATAAAGTCTAAGGCTTGTAGACTTTAGCGCAAGTTGGAACAAATCGTAATTAGGTTCTCCTGGCTTACGGTTCACACCTTTCATACACTGGAAGATACCACAAGGGAAAATGCTAGTACGATGAAGTTTACCTATGCCTTTGATTAAAACATCAAGTAAAGCCTTTGTTACCATTCGTCCTTCAGGAAGTGTGCATGTGCCATAGTTGATTGAAGTAAAAGGAAGCTGATTTCCAGACCTACTTTGAAGTGTATTTAAATTGTGATACATACCCTCAACTGCCTGATAGCACTCTCGTTCTGTCATGTCAATTGCATATTTATAAGCCTTACTGTAGACTTTCCAGAACTCATCATCAATACTTCTATCATAATCAGAAGCCTTCATTGTAAATATTTCAGAATTATTATCTTTTTCTAGATACAACATTCCATCTCTATAATGTTTCCAAAAGCTCTTTCTTACATAAGGAACCATCGTCCAGTCTAAGTGAGTGGCGGAAACTCCACCAAATTGTTGAAGACTCTGTAACTGAAAAATAACAGCTACAAGTTGGAATGCAGTATTTACACTTTGTGCCGGTCTAACATCAGTTTGTCTCGTATTAAACCCATTTGCAAGTAAATCATCAAATGGAATGCTTAAACAATTGTGACTACCAACTGCATAAGCATTAAGATCATGAATATAAATTTCATTATTCATATGGTTTTCTTTCGCCATTGGAGATACTAAATAATTCAGTGCGTAACTTCTCGTTACAACATCTGTTGCTTCTCCAGTTCTTCCGCCAAATGAAGCTTCATCCACATTAGCATTTTGGTTTTGAACATTTGTTGCTGTTAACTTTTCCGCAACCGTATCCATCAATTCTTTGTACTGGTCTCTCGCCATTCCTCGTAAATATCTATATTTTACATAAGTTTTTGCAACGTCTTTACGCTTGCTTGCCATTAGTTTATGTTCCACAATATCTTGAATTTCTTCTACAGACATAGTTCTATCTCTTGACTCAATAAAATCTGCAATATTATTAGAAATTACTTCTGCATCGCTACTTAACGTTTTATCAATTTCGATAAACGCTTTATTGATGGCATTAATAATTTTATTCTTATCAAATTCTACTTCTCTGCCATCGCGTTTAATAACAACCATAAGCATCACTCCTTATTAAATTTCTTATAAAAGTCTTCATTATATGCTCGATATCTTTCTTTAATATCGGTCATATCTACATCTGGATGTTTTTCCTTGAACTTCTTCCAAAATCCGCAAGTTTCAAACTCTGGACATCCCGCTCTATATAAGCAATTCGGCATAAGCACATTTGCTAGTTGTGGTTCGTAATTATGCAGCTCATATTTCAAATTTTCTGCCGCTTCTCTAGCTTCTTTGGTTGCCATAAAACAAAGTCTTTTACGCATCATGTCAATTAGATTCTGGGCGTTTGCATATGCGTCATGAGTGACGGGAGAATCTTGTGGTTTCTTTCCGCGAGGAATTTCATTATTATTTCTGTCATCGCGCTGTGAACTAATAAACTTTTCATGCTTATGGCGGCTTAGTTCCGTGCTTACCCAATAAGGAATATTCTCCCACGTCCAATCAACCTCAAGACATCTAATAGGGGAATGTTCACTAATTAAAAGTTCTTCCTTAAACTTATCAGTTGGCTCTTTCTCTGTGAATTTCTTATTGACAGTTGTTCTACAATGATTTTTTATTCTTGTCCAAGAATCTGAAATATAATTAATTCTTGTATTCAATCCTTCATCAGCTCCTTATCCTGCTTATAAAATTCTTCCACTGCCTCAACAATTTCATCCCAATTCGTGCAACGTTTAATGCTATAAGCTTCATCGTGCACGTTCATATTCCAAGGTTTTTCTACAAGGACTCTATTACAATGTAAATTATTGATAAGATTATCTGTGTGATCGTCTACCATAACATCTACATTTAGAATGCTCTTGTCACCAATACAGATAATATGGCGTTCATCAATGAACTTGAAATAATGTTTCAACCACTCAACTTTCCATGGGAAGTTTTCGTAGTGCGTACTGGTTGCAATGTAAACACTAAATCCATTATCTACAAGTTTTTTAGCTCCCCACTGAGAATGATATGTTGGAGATAGAGAATCCCATAGTTCACGTTCGTGCCACAGAGCCTTAAACTTTTCTGCATCTTCAAATGATAAGCACTTATAAACATCATATTGAGTGAAGGTTTCTTCTGAAATATCCGTGCCATATCTTTCATTAAACATCTGACAAGTTCTCTCAATAAGGTTGTTCAGAACGCAATCACAATCTAAAGCTACAATATACTTCATAATAAACTCCTTTTAATTTTGTACTGTGCCAATTCTTTCGGTATTAATAATCCATCTAATAATGCTCCCAGCTTTTGCACTGTCAATATTAGAAACTGCATAATCATACCTATTATGAATCTTCATATTTGCAAATTGCTCAAATTCGTCAGCGGCACGTCTAGCATATGTATCCATGTTATCTCCGCGCTTAATGGCTCTTTCTCTGCGAATTGCTTTTGGTACATTGATATAAATACGAACAAACCTATAAGGGAGCCCCATAGATTGTAACATATCAGCACCTTTGCAGTCGATGATGTAAATATCGGCATCTTTTAATTGTTCTTTTGTTGCCCAATAATAAATGTTATTAATACACGTTTCTGCAATGATCTGCTCAGATTCCTTGGCCTTCACATAATCATCATAAGTAGAAAATACGTGACTTGTATCTGGTTCATCTGGACGCTTTTGGCGTGTAGTGTGGCTAACCAATTTCTTAAGTCCAGTCTTGCAAAGCCTATCGACAATCGTATCTTTACCAGCGCCACTCTCCGCTAGAATTAAGAAAATAGTCTTTCTATCATCCATGCCATTTCACATCCTTCACATATTCTTCTTTTTCAAATAGTACTTCATTAACAGGCTTAGATTTAATTGCGTCCATAGGGAGCAATCTCTGTCCAACTGGAATTTCCTCATAGGCTTCTGCCATAATTTCATCAAACTGCTTTTTATTAAGTGAAATCATATAACCATTATCAAAGAATGGGCAGCAATAACTCATATTCTGATGATCAAAATAAGTAAAATTATAATGTCTACGTCTGATAGTTTTCACAATTTCCTGCTTATGAGCATTTGTAAGACGCTCAGTGCAATGACTGCTCAAAATATCAGACCATCCAACAAGCTTAGGCATCTGTCTCCTCCTCGTTATTCGTATCAAATTTTGGCTCTTCTACCGGATGGTCAATCGCTTTCTGACAAAAATCACGAACCTTCTTTACAAGTCTCTTCATGTCTGCCATAGTACGCTTGCCGGGCGCATTCATTGCATTATCAATAATACCTGCAATTGTTACTGCCATAGCACGAGCACCAAGTAGCATGTTTTGTGTGCGGATTTTTTCTAGTGTTTCAGAAATCTTGTCCTTTAGTTCATCTGCTACAGCCTCTTCTGATTCTGTTGTAGGATTCTCTTGCTCCTGTTCTTCAATTTGCGTTACATTCTGTTCGTCCATATTATTCCTCCTTCATTAATTTTGTACTGTTATTATAGCACGATTATAATATTTGTCAAGAGGTGGCAATACAATTTTTTATACTGCCACCCAAAATTTAATCGCCCAATATCTTCATTAGTTCGTTTTCGTCTGCAATTTTAATTCCAAGTTGTTGTGCTTTAGCAAGTTTGCTACCAGCTTTATCTCCAATAAAAAGCACATCGAGATTTTTACTTACAGAACTAATAAACTTTGCTCCTTTAGATTCAAGTATTGCTTTAAGCTCGTCTCGTGATTGACTAAAAGTTCCAGTTATACAGAATTTAAGCCCACTTAACGAATTATCGGCACTCTTCTCCTCAACAATAAAATTCATCTCAATAGGCAATAGCTCTGCCATTGGATCTTTACTCTTCCACCAATCGTGCAATGATTTATTCGTAATCTCTCCGAAATCATCAATCTGACTAAAGTCATAATCGCTGGACAACGCCTGTATAAATTCATAATGATCACCATTAAACTTCTTACTGATAGCCTTTGCCGCAGACAATCCAATATTAGGAATACCAAGTGCGGTAATAAAGTTTTCTAGCTTCACATTCCTTGATTTTTCAATGGATTCCAATAGATTATCAATAGACTTTGCACCGTATCCATCAAGTCTAATAAGTTCACTCCTGTGGTCACTTAGATGATAGATATCTTTGTAGTTATGTATAAAACCATGCGAAATTAACGTCTCCAGGGTACGTTCTGACAGTCCATCAATATTCATACATTTACGACTGACGAAGTGAGTAAATTGGGCCAATTTCTTTGCTGCACAATCTGGGTTAGTACACATTAATACCTTACTATTAGCTGTATATTTAATCTCAGCAGATTGCCCACAGCAAGGACAAGTAGTAGGGATTTTTAGCGTATTACTACGAGTTAAATTGTCATCAATCTTAGGAATTACCATATTTGACCTATATACTGTAATGGTATCGCCAATACCAAGCTCAAGTTGCTCAATAATGGAAAGATTATGAAGTGTAGCTCTTGTGGTCAAGGCTCCGTCTAGGTCAATCTCATCGAAAACGGCTACGGGAGCAATAATTCCAGTTCTTGTTGTGTCCCACTCAACATTTCTCAAAGTTGTTTCGTATACATCATCCTTGAATTTGTACGCAAGAGCACTATTACTATGATGTTCTGTTGCCCCAAGGTTCTCTCCATACTTGATGTCATCAAAACGCCCAACCAAACCGTCAATTGGATATCCAAGCTTCTTAGCCTTATTGACCAAAAATTCCTTTGCATCCCAATCAAAAGAACTAGTCCACGGTACAACAGTGAAGCCTTGCTTCTTAATAAGTTCTAGCTTCTGCAAAAAGCTATTCTCATCATCAAAGCCCTTGATTACATTCCAAGCTACAAATGTTAGTGGTCTCTTTGCACATTCATTTGAATCAAGTAGTCTGATGCTACCAGAGGCAAAGTTTCTCGGATTCTTGTATTCTGTAGAGAATGGCTCAAAGTCTTCATATGTACAAATAATCTCACCATCAACAATGAGTTCATCCTTATATGGAATCTTCTGTGGAACTGTCTTTACGGTTTTGATGTTGTGAAAAATGTCTTCACCAATTTCTCCGTTGCCACGAGTTTCTGCTGATACTAGCTCACCGTCAATGTATCTTAAGCTACAAGTTAATCCATCCATCTTTAACATTCCTATGACATCTTTGCTCCCAAAATGCATAATGAACTCATTCCAATCTTTAGTCTTTGCCAAAGACAACATAGGATGATTATGTGTTACCTTCTGTAGTTCTGATTTTACTTCGTATCCAACTTTATGCGTAGGCGAAGTTGCCATAACAAATCCAGTTTCTTGCTCTAAAGAACAAAGCTCTTCTAGGAGTGTATCAAACTCATGATCCTCCATAATTGTATCGCCGGTATTGTAATATGCGTCCGCTGCCTTATTAAGAAATTCTGTTAATTCTCGAACTCTATCAATCTTATTCATTAAATCACTCCGTTAATAATCTGTTAAAACTCTGGCACGAGTCCAGAAACCAATCTTATCGACTTCATTCTCCTGCACATCTGCATATAGCACAGAGAACTTCTTGATTGCAGATTTCTTACTCATTGCCCATACGACTGCAACATCATCAGTAAATTTATGCCCAGCCATCTGATCTGGTCTTGTAAAATAATAAATACCCATTCCTCTCCACCACTTATTTTCTTAACTTACCATTCTGAGTGCTCACCTTAATCTTATTAAAATCACTTAACATTTCCTCAAATGGCTTGTGCGCAACGCTTGTATGATTAGTAATCGTCAAATCACTTCTCTGTCTTGGAATATAGGTTCTATGTTCTTGTGCATCCCGTAGTTTTACTGACGCACCCTGAATGGATTGGATCTTATTCTTGAATGACTGTCCTTGCTGACTTTTGAGATAATCATACATATCTTTAAGTAATTCATTTTCTTCTTTGGCTTTGCGCCTTTTAATACGTACATCTCTAACTTCTTTATATGCCAAGTATCCTTTATACATATCTTTTGGGGCGGACAATTCAATTTCATGTTCTAGATCCATAAGTTCTTCTTCTGCTTGTTTGATAATCTCAAGGTTTCTTTCGTAATTATTAATAACATCTTGAAAAATAGACACAATGGTTGTGGAGTAATTGTTAATGATATTCATAATTACCTCTCTCCTCGCACACCGCACACAATCCAGTTACGGCAATTTTAAATCTGGCATAAAGCTCCTCAATAGAATCAGCCTTAAGACTTAGATCTAGGCCAGAACAAAACGTGCAATAATTTCGTTCTGTGTCCAGTCCATTTTCCTTCATATATTTAGTGAACGATTCTAGTAAGCTATTATAATATGCGCATTCAGCTTGTGTATCGTCAAACATATATATGGTTTCAACCCCTAAACTATACTGTTTAGTATCTCTATCGTAATAAATATCAATATCATTCATTGTCCACATGTTTGCGTCAGATGAAGACATGTCATCATAAGATTTAATGCCCCAGATAAATTTCAAATTACCACAATTGTATTCATCATCGATATAATCTGGATACTTTTTCTTGTATACTCGAATTAATCTCTTTTGTCGTGCATTCTTATATCTGAATAAAATTTCCCAGCACAATTTCTTAAACATGATTATCCTCCGTTACGATAAAATCGTAGACATCTCCCCAAGAATAAATCTTTACTGGTTCACCATTTACTTCGACATCGCCAAGCTTGAAATTCCTGAGCCAATCTCTTTCATAGACAAAATATCCAATCCAGTCATCCTTGTCATTCATTGCTTCTTTAAGAAGATCAAATGTTGTATCAAAAATACCAGTAACATAAAAACTACAGAAGTCTGAGTCTAACGCCTTAAATGCTTTATCTACTGCGTCCATTTTTCTATCAAGATCCCGCAGCTTGTTCATAGTATTTACAAATGTTTCCTTACTAATCATCAAATCACTCCTTTTTATTCAGCCAATCACAATATTTTTGACATTCTTCTTTAGATTTAAACCCAATCTTTTTTCCATATCCAAGTTGTTTATGCTTCTCAATAACATCATCACAAAACTTATCATATACAAACTGGATTCCAAAATCTGCATAAGAATAATCGTCATATTTGCCCCCAATATAGTCATAAGTTTTGTCAAGTCGATAATATCTTTCAGATTGATAATTGCTATCTTTAATCCTATACCTTAGTGTGTCAATCCATACTTCCTCTGGCTCATACCAGTAATCTGGATTGGCACAATCACACTTCTTTGTAACTTTATCCCCATTGGGCCAAATTAATACCCAGTTTCTATTTTCATCGCATTTATCACACTTAGGTTTTTCGTGTGGCTTATTTTTTGCAAACCATAGTTGAGATTTCTCAATCATATCTTTAAATATATCTTCAATAGCAGCTTTATAAAATTCTTTTTCCACTTCTCTACGAAGGTTTCGCGACTTGTATTCTATGTCGTGTTCTTTCTGGTCTACAGAATGAGCCTTGTCTTCAAGATATTTATTACGCTTTTCAAGATATTCGTTACGACTTTTAAGCGATTCCATATCACTTTTTAAAGAAACTTTTGCTGCATCGACAAGTTTTGACTTCAACTCATTAAATAACTCATCTGCTTCTGAAGGCTCCCACACTGGCTCGTCATAATCCCAATAGCCCATATTTATTACTCCTTTAGCTCATTAAGTGCTTTTACTTCGTCAAAATAATCCTTAAAGCTAAACCATTTGTCTTTCATAAGATGCCCAATTCTAAGAATTTTTCCACCCCATCCCTCGATTTCAACACGTACATATTTGCCCTTAAGCGCTTCCCATGATCCCACTTCAAGCGTCTTCATAAGCTCAATAATCGCGCCATAGCCATCAGAGGAATGATGCTCTCCAGTTTCTGCGAACCAATGGTCGAGGCAATAGCCACCAAATGCACAACCCCATCCTTCTCCTTCGACAAGTAGATCTGCAGTTAGACAGCCATGCTCTTCGCCAAGTTTAGTACTAGTAATTTTACCATTTAAAATTTCAGTTTTGTTCATATATATAAACTCCTTTTATACTCCGCTTATACTCTTATCATGCAAAGGCTTCGTCGGAACAAAGTCCCTATACATGTTTGCATACCCGCATTCTTTAAAGTCACAATCCACTTCGCAGCCATATACATAATAACTCTTATCGCAATAATCGCAAACCATCTTTCGATTATCTAGCAGAATCATATACTTAATGCGATCTATTGGAGTCATGTGGGACGCTTCACACATCTCGCATTCTTTCAAGTTCTTAAATTCTCGTCCACAGGTGTCGCACTTATAAATAGTAGTTATAACCTTACCTCAAATTAGCTTTTCAACATAGTTTCTGTCCTGAGTAAAGATAGGAATTTTATTATCGATTACCCACTTACTTCTCTGGATATAACCACAAATATTTCCCACCTCGTCATACTCGGTAAGACTATCATCGGCTTTAATACAACAGCTACCACGCTTTAGAGTCGTTGCATAGTCATTCCAGTTGATACCTTTCTGAGTCATAAGCATATCTTGAATGTCTTTAGTGGATTTCTTATGCAATTCTTTATCACTAAAGTTTGCTTGACCCACAGACTGGATGGAATTGCGAGTGGCATCTTGCTGTCTCCAGATGAAGTAGTTGCATGCCTCCTCTTTAGGAATTGTAAAAACACGAGAGTCAAACATTGCGCCTTTATTTCTTGCATTAATGAGAATCTTTGTATATTCAGCTAAATCCTTCGTAACCCCACAATCGGTATCAAAATAACTGTCAATATACTTTACAATATTGTCGTTAAATGCTTTATTAAATGCCAATGTTGCCATACTCGCAGATACGCTACACATCTTCTGTAGATTGTTTCCAAACCATGCATCTGTTGTCAACCCTGCATAGTCTGTCAGTACAAGAGAAATCTCGTCGCTCTGAGTGTAACCAAGCACACAACCCTGAATGTTTTCACAGAGATACTTCATAGTCTCTTGCATTGTCTTTACGAAAATATCATCAAACGGCTTCTTCATTCCTCTAGTAAAAGTATGACCGGCCTTCATATCCATTCTAATAATAACTGGTATTCTTCTTGTTAAATAAAATCTATTAACATTTTCATAGTTGTTTTTCATTCTATCACCAAGAGATGTCTTATCCATAATTACTTCTCCTTCTTATTTCTCAAAAAGTTAAACATATCATCAATATTATCCATAAGAGGATAACGTTCCATAGACAAGGAATCTTTTGCGAACATTCCTTCGACCATATCAATATAGAAAGTATAATCGCCGTCTTCGCCCATAAAGAAACTATCCCATTCTTCCTTAGACATATGTTCTTTAACATGAAGCTGTTCGATTGCTAGATTATCAAAACTCACAACGTCAAACCAACTGTGCCCGATAATTTCAGGGAAAAGGTAGCGGTTTAAATCTTCCTGTAATCCAAGTACACTTTCATTGTGACTCTCATAATAACTTTCACCACGTCTTAGATTCTTATATCCAAGAATAAGAATTTTAAGCCCATTTCTAGAAAGAGCATCAAGATCTGGTATAGAAACAATACCATTGATTACATGAATAACGGCGTTTGGAATCTGCTTAACCATATCAATGAATTCATCTGTCGGCTTACGTAGAGAGATGCCAAGCCCATAAATTAACTTCTTATCAATCCATTCCTTGATTGTATCAAAGTGCTTCTCAAAATGAATCTGATTGACCGTCATATTGAGAATGATATTCTTCTCTTTCATCTTGTACATGAAAGGAACCAAATCTGGATGAGAAAGGTCGTTGCCATTGATAGCAAGCTCAGTATATTGATGCAGAGTATCTAGAAACTGAGGATTAAGAATATCCCCGTGTTTACCATTAGCAGTACATCCCTCATAGCAGAAGGCGCAACCTCCATCACACTTATCTGTAATTTTAACATCACAGTTCTCTGCAAAAGCAGGAGTCAGATTATCCAAATCATTCTCACGAATCTTAGTTCCATCATCGTACAAACTCACGGTATAATTCCCATTCTGATACTTGCCAATAAGATTCATATTTTCCTCCTTAACCATCGTAGCCATAAGCGCCGAAAGCCACAATTCTTTCGTTGTTTTTAGTAGTATATTCTCTATAGAATGTGTCTAGATAATCATTTCTATCTAGCCACTCAGAATATGTTACAATTTCATACATTGACTTATTCTCTTTAATATACCCAAGTGTATATTCTTCTTGTTCTTCTTTAGTCAGCTGATCCCAATTTTTCTGATATTTTTGTTTGCTGGATTCATAATTAATTTCCGCTTCCTTGAAATCTTTACTTGTTACTTCTAGCGGAGATACAAATTTCTTACTATCTATATCAAACATAAGTTTTCCGCTTTTCCAATTATCATATTCTTCTTTTGTACACATTGTTAGTGAATGAGTAGAAGAACTATTTGTTTCAAATACATTCTTTCTAATCTGTCTCATAATCAATTCCCCTTAAAAAAGTAATCATAATGTTCTGCGTCGTGATTTGGGTTTGGGATAGTTTTATAATTATCATCCCAAATAGTTGCCTCTGCGCAATAGCACATACTGTCTTCGTCATCAGAATTATCATTGCCGGTATAAATGCAACTATTGCCAAAAAGATATCTAATTAGAAGGTCTTCGTTTGAAAGCAGTGCATTAATTAGTTTTGCACACTCTCCTGCGTGATCAACATACGCATATCTATAACTAGGAGATGCAAATTTAATATATTCATAATCGGGATTGTACTCAGACTTCTGATATTCAACTGGCGCGAATTTATATTGCACCCCATACTTGTCAAGAATTTCTTTAATCTTATTGATTCTCTCCTCGTATTGTGCAGGAGTAGAAGAGTCAACAATTGCCGTATGCAAATATGATGCGGTGTCTCCTACGCAACCTTGTTCCCAACCGTACTCACCAGCTCCAAAATAAACATGTCTACCGGCTACATTTGGAACCTTTTCTTTACTAATTGCAATGCTGTGTGTGCTGGACGAGTTCGATTCAAACACTCCTCTTCTAATAGTTCTCATATATTTATCCTCCTTTAATTTTGTATTGTTCTTGTTTCTGCCATTATTATAGCATGAATTTGCTATTTGTCAAGTTGTCAACATGCACAAAAGGTACGGCGAAAATGCCGTACCAATTGGTTAATGCGCTGCAAGGTCTGCTTCGTGAAGCAAACAAATATCATTAAATAAAGTCTTCCCAAGAAGTTTTCTATCCTTCTGCATTGCTTTTTCAGAATGCTCCCACGCAAGGTACGCTCTCATATGCCATTGAATAAGTTGCGCAATATAAAGATGTCTATCTATACCGCTGAAGAACAAGCTGTCGTATGATCCACAAAATTGGTGATTATAATAATGGCATTCATCCGTTTGTTCGCCCTTACTATTGATATATGTAGCACTTTTGCATTTGCCACAATCATGTATCAACGCCGCAGTTCTAAGTTCCCAGAATGCAACTGGCAATGAATTTAAGTATTCGAATGTTTTGAGACAATGTTCCCCAAGTGTTAAAGAATGATGGCTGTTATGTTGGTTGTAATCCATAACAGACTCAACCCAATCACCTACTCCTCCGTAGCTTCCTTCTGCTCCTTCTGAATATACAATCTGAATATCGTCCCAACCTTCATACCAATATGGACTATTCCAGCTCATATACATACGTTTAATAACATGTTCTGGGACTTTACGCTCTCGTTGTGTGTTACGTTCAAGACAGACTTCATAAGGCGTTGCCATGAGGATTGCAATTTTCTCACAAGGAATTTTGTTAAGAGACTTAAGGAATTCCATACGGCGCTTATAACTGATATTGCAGGCGTCATAAATGGCATTCTTGCCAGAAGCAAGACGCTCTCTAATACGCTTATGTAGTTCCTTGAACAGAGCATCGTTGTCTGCCTGATGATTCACATCTCCGAACATTTCCTCTCGAAGTGAGTCACTAGAGAAAATTTCTGCATCATATTCCTCGGCAAGTTTCTTGGCTTGCCAACTCTTTCCGCTTGCGGGGAGTCCACACATAACAAAACACTTAACCATTATTTTCTCCTTCTTCTCTTAAAAATCCACCAATAATCTACCATTGCAAAATCTCTGCCGTAGTAATAAATAAAAATCGAATCTTCTTTTTCTGCAATGTAAAGTCTGCCATTATAACTTACTCCACATTTCTTTGTGTATTCAAGATGCTCTCTGCTAATTTTGTCAACATCTTTCTGAGACATTCTCCAATTACCCTTAAAATAAGGCTCTATCCAGTTGTTAAATTCAATTCTGTGTAGCTCATAATCTTTTCTCTGTTGTATAATTTTATCATACGCTTGCTTTAGTTCTTCTATTGTGTGTTCTTCTTTTGAAAAACGAAAGTCTTCTTGTTCTTTTGCTATTTCTTCAGAATTAAGAATTGTATTAAAAAGAGCAGTGCCAGAAGTAGGATTTATTCTATGATGAATATAAGCGTAATCCATATACATATTGAATTCTTCATCATCATATTCCGGCTCAGAATCATAGAAATGTTCTGTGTGCTCGGCAACATAGTAATGATTAAAAAGCTTATCAATAAATCTATTGCTAGGCTTTAATTTTCGAAATGTAAGCCCATTGGTACAACCTTTTTCAAACTCCTTTTGAATCAAGTCTTGACGAATGTTAATCATTTAACCACCAATCTCTTTCTTAATTGCAATCCTCATAATTTCATATTGCACACTGTCTAACAAAGCATTAATAATTTCGTCAACGCTCCATTCTCTTTTTAAGAACTTATCACACATTTCGTCAATATGACCAATTGACTTTTCCGCCACAATTCTTGCTGTGCCCAAATCAAAAGACTCTCCAGTCTTTACCTGTTTGAGAAACTCCGGCATTTTTGATTGTAGACATTTCTCATAGGACTCACCATTAATATATCTTTCAATATACTCCTCTACACGTAATAAATGGTGTAGTTGTTTTGGATCGTATCCAAATTTGTTAATCCACTCCATACGAGACGGATAATGATGTTCCATTGCAAAATACTTTTCTTTAGCGATTCCTCTCATAGACTTAATGGCTTGAATGGGAGAGTAACGTGCAATACCTTCTCTGGCATCAATAAGTCTGTTCCACTGTTCCTCATACATAGGATTTAGGACTTTGTATGTTGTGAAAAGAATTTCTAGAAAATTCAAGTTCTGCTTCCTAAATGTCTGAATATAGAGCCTAATGTCCTTCCAGTCTGTATGTTCGTCGTTGGCTCGAATATGAGTTGTACTAACGGGATTCTTATTCATTGCAATATCCTTAAATGTTGGTGTTACAATCAGTTTGGTGTCAACATCTGAACCTTCATAATCAAGCCCATAATTGCCACTGCCTTGATAGAAGATGCCAATAATTCTGTCCTTCGGAAAGGATTCAAGAGCCTCATTATAGTGCTCTTGAACCCTATCCATAATCCACTGATCTGAATGATAATTCATTTTGTCATCACATTGCTACTACTTACAGTAGCCTTAAAGAAACTTCCAATAACTGCTAGAGCTCCACATACAACAGGAATTAATTCTGGAACAAATCTAGTCGTTCCAAATAGTGTGTTTAGACCAGATGCAATTGCTCCACCAACAATTTTCATCAGAATCCAACCACCAAACCAACCGGCACCGAAGATGATGATAGGAGAAAGAATCCACAAAATAACTACTCCAATAATTCCAATAATTGGCCCAATATTATTCTTCATATTAAATACCTCCATTTAATTCATTAATAGCTTTAACCCATTTATTTGCATCCCAAGACTTTGCATAATCCCAAAAGATTCTAGAATCAAAACAATGGAATAGGAAGTCTTTCATATACATTGGGCATTTCATAACTTCACGAGCATAAGCACCACGAGTTTCAAACTCTTTCATGTTAAAAATTTCTCTCAGCTTATCAAATGCTTTATACCCAATCTCATACATTGCTTTTCCCACTTTCTTTAACTCGTCAGTATAATCGGATGCATAAGTAAGGAACTCTTCCTGCTCTCCATCCAGTATAATCTGAACAAGACGCTCTGTATTGACTACTCCATTATTACGAGCATAATGTGCCATAACGTAAGCACCAGACTTAATCTTTACTCTGTTGAAATTTGCGTCGCATACCACATAACCTTCTTCGTCCCAAGGAAGTGCATTTGCTGCCTTCTGTACATCTTCAAGAGAATGAAGAGAATAACGCTTAGGCATTTCAAAATCATAGCTTATATCAGAATCTTCTGGATTCCATTCTTTCCCATCTTCCATATCACGTATACCAAGAAAATATAGCTTAGTGTCTTCATACGGAATTACAACACGGTTATAAGGAGACACGAGTTCAAACATATATGTACATTTTGGATCTAGCATCGTAAAGAACTTATGCTCGTCTTCAAATACACGATGAATTGCCGCAAGGACAAGCTGCCCAAAATTCTGATACTTCACATCATTAAGTTCCGCTTTAAAGGCATCAATTGTACCATTGGTACAAATATGCCATCCATTATCATAAAACATGCCAATAAGCGATCCATCAACTTTTTCCTGCACAGAAGCAGTTGCCCAATCAATGTCTGGGCAATAAGACTCGCCGTAATTGCCGAATTTTGTAAATTTTTCGCAGACACATTCCCAATCACTCTCTCTGAAAATAATTCCACGTGCTTCACGAACTAGAGGAATTGTAAAATCAGAAGAGATTTGATTATACTTGAACATGATATAATTGCCATCACGAGAAATCTTTAGGTTGTAAGGATCAGCTGTGAGTAGTTCTTCCCAGTTTTCATGAGAAAGAATGAAGTCTCTTAGTTCAAGATGATACATTACGAAAATTCACTCCTTGAAAATTCAAATCCATCAGCGTCAACGAAATAATCATTCGCAAACAAACCATCAAACTTATAGCTCTGCAGACTTCCACTAATATGACTAACAGGGCAATAGTCTGGCATGCTCTTGTCATACCATCGAAAATATTTGTTTTGCTCAATCTTCTTCGGCTCCTGTACCCCAAGAACCCCGCCATTGAACTTTAGCACTCTATCATCAAAGGCATCCCAATTGTATTCACATCCGTATTCATCATAAATTTTAAACTCATTTGTATCATATGCCACTTTATACTCAGCTACAGAGTTAATACCATCTTTATGCTCTTGGAAAAGCGGCAACCAGCCAAAACTAGTCTTGGCTACGTGAATCTCATATCCGAAATATGGCGTATCCGTAAGCTCATAAGAATATGGTGCATACCGCTGAGCCATTTCTTTGTTCTTTGTAATCATATAGAAGTTAGTTCCCATGTGCCTTAATTCTCCTTATAAATCAATATCGTCATCAGCCTCAATCTTTTCTTCCGCTTTCTTCTTACAAGCTGCAATAGCATCTAGAACATCTCTGCGACCAATATTTTCCTCACACCATTGCAAATAGTCTGGATGTTCACGATACACATCAATAATTTTCTGTCCCTTGTACTTGCCGAATTGCATTACATATTCTTCTGGATTAATAACCACAGTGCGCGGAACTTCAATATTTTCAAAATCCATAGTCAAAGACTTACGACTTGCTAGATAGTCGGCTAAGTGAACAAGCTCTTCATATACATTTGAAGGTTTAGGAAGTTCTATGCCAGTTTTCTTATCAATATTCCATTGTCCCATGTGGCTATTAATAGCACGTGAAACAAATGCAAGCTCTTCTACTGTTAAATATTTGCCAGAATATGATGTAATAACATCTGCCATTAGCTTAGGATGGTCAAACTTGGTATATTTAGAACGCTCAAAATCCTGTTGAGAGCCGCTCTTACGTCCATCATGTACAAGACCAGCTATACGCATTAAGTCACGCTCTCTGCTATTAATAACGTTCTGGTATTGCTCAAGCTCAAAGAAAAAGTTCAGGAATCTTACAACTGCAATCTGATGTCTCATCAAACCACCTAGACCCAAGCTATATTGCGGATGATATTTACCAGTACTTGAAGCTGGTACGCTCCAAATATACTCTGGCAAATTGTCTAGTAGCACAATAGCAAATTCTTTAATATCTTCATTTTCAAATGTATTTAGAATTGGCTCTACCAACTTCATTCTTTCTTCTGTCATAATTACGCCTCCTCCTTGCATTCTTCACAAACAGGAAGCACCCATCCAGTCGTATATGACGTTGCTGACTTTCCGCACACCGCACAAGTTTTCCGGCTAATAGTGGCGTATTTTTCAAGTGTATTTTCAATCTTGTCATATAATTCATTCATATCAGCAGCTTCTAGGTCGGAATAATCCTTGTCTTCCCAGCTCCAATACACTCTTAGTTTTCCCCACTTTTCCTTCGCCTGTACAATTTCAAAGTTTTCAGTATAACTACCAATAATACCAAAGAGTTCTTCTTTCAGCTTTGGCACAAAACTATTAACCCAGCCATCCGGTAGAAAATCTAGTGCCTCAACTCTGTCTTCAAACTCACAATAAAGGTCTTCATAATAATCTTTATATTCATTGCTCATCTATCATTTTCTCCAATCTTTTTAATGCTTTTTCTCGTTCTCCGATATATTTATCCTCCAATACCAAAGGGCTTTTATTGCTCCCAAGCTTTGTAGCAACATTATTTGCAATTTTGTATATATAATATGTATCGCGTAATGCAGTTGTTGTAATATAAAATGTTTCTCCTTTTAGAGATTTAATCTCTGTCATCACAATCTCTTTAGATGGAAGACCTTTCATTAATCGTCCTCCACATAATCGACCACCTGTTTGGTCTTATGACAACACTCGCATTCTGTTTCATATGGTGTCATTACAATTTTCTTAATCTCCTTTTTTGAAGGCTTCATAATGCGAATATAACATGCTTTGCATAGATCGGAATATGCTTCTTTCATAATTGTCTCCTTAAATTTCAAATTCTTCTGTGGCATACCCACCGTCAGTAGTGTAATGGACAGTCTTAATGCCAAGTTCTTTAATTAATTTTTGGCAGGATGGACAAGGCCGACTCATAGCCAACCCTCCACGCTTATATTCTCTATACACATAGAGTTCACAGTCTTTCCATTTAATATCTTTATTTCCAAGTAATGAAATAAGGCAGTTAACTTCGGCATGTAATTTCGCAGGAGTGTCTTCGTTGAACCTTTCTTTATTCAACTTGCGCTGTAAAGGATGTGTCCGCTGAGAATTACAAGAACTTGAAATTATTCGGTGCTTATAAACCAAGACCGCTCCTACGTTTATTCTTTTGAAATCTGATAGTGTGCTAACTGCCTGAGCCGCCCTAAAATAACTTTTATCTTTCTTCGATAGCATCTTCTACGTCTTCCTCATACAATCGTTTATCCTTACGATCCTTGGCCCTGTTGTATGCCTTAGCGTTGCGCAAAACCTTAGTCACTGGTCGTGGACATGTCCAAAAATTTCTCTGCTTCTTGGCTTCTTCCTTAATACGATTGTCCTCTGTCATGGTGTCAATCTCCTTTCAATTAATTTTGTATTGTTATTATAGCATGGAATCTTCATTTGTCAAGTACCTTACTGGCGTAATCTGGAAATAATTTTTGGTAACATTTTAGAAACATAGTCGATTTCTTCTTCAGTGTTTAGATGAGATAGTGAGATTCTAATGCTGCTTAATGCCTGTTCGGTTGTGAGCCCAATAGCTTTGAGCACATGAGAAGGCTCTGCTGTTCCTTCGTTACATGCCGACCCAGAGCTAATCTCAATGCCATATAGATCACACATTGTGACTAGGTCAGAACTCTTCACATCGTCAATCCTGAGGTTTAAAATACTTTCTATACATGGAGTTTTTGCATCAATTGCATTAAGTGTGACTCCTTTTACCCCAAGTAAGTTATCCTTTAATTTCTTTGATAAGCAAGAGACTTTCGCGTTGTTTTCATCCATGTGCGCGATTGTATCTTCTAAAGCTGCCGCCATTGCAAGGACGCCCAGTACATTGGTCGTGCCGCCTCGGATCCCTCTTTCCTGCCCGCCACCATTAATTAATGGATTAATACTAATTCCATTTTTAATATACAGGAAGCCGATCCCCTTAGGAGAACCAAACTTGTGCCCCGAACACGACATCATATCTACGCCAAGATTTTTTACATCAATCTTCATATGAGGGAAGGCCTGTACTGCGTCTGAATGAAATAACATATTATTGTCATGTGCAATCTTTGCCAAGTCTTTAATTGGTTCAATTACCCCTATTTCGTTATTTACAAACATACACGATGCAATGCTTGGTGGGATACAAAAATCATTGTCTTTCATTTCATGTATCTTTGTTTTAAATTTTGTACAATCAATCAATCCATTTGAATCTACATTAATTTTAAAATCTGATTTAATAGAATGATGTTCAATATTAGAAGTAACAGAAAATCCATTACACATCACCCATGAGTTTGCTTCTGATCCACCAGACGTGAAATAGATTTCGTTTGGTTCTGCCCCAATCAACTCCGCAATCTTTTCACGTGCTTCTTCTACCTTTACTTTGACATTACGAGCCGTCTCATAAGAACTGTTGGGATTATAGAACTCATCCAAATTTTCTAGAATAACTTTCTTTGCTGCTTCACAAATGGGAGTTGTGGCAGCATTGTCCATATACACTCTCATTTTATACCTCCTCTCCAGTTGTGCTGTCAATAATTTTGTATTCTGTCATCCACTCGCAAATATTCGGCACTGTTTTAAGCAGTGATAGATTATTTGCGTCAATCCATTTATTAACTCCATTATGCTTATAAAATAAAATATACTTATCTGTCTTCATATATGCACCATCCTTTAATTAATTTTGTATTGTTTATCCTGTATTAGTATATCATGTATTTACAATTTGTCAACCCATTGCATAAAAAAATAGTGGGAAATAATCCACTATTTTATTTTGAGAAATATACTCCATCTACATATAACATTGGCGTACCAAAACTATGGAATGTATGTATTCTAAAATATACAACATCTGCAATTCTATGTCCAGATAATACATAATCAACAACTTTATCTTGTTCTTCTTGTGGCATAACATATTGATAATATGGAGCAACTGCAAAATGATTTTCAGAATTCAATACCCATAATCCACCGTATTCGTCACAATGATTAAGAATGGCAGACAATGTAATTACTTGACACTCCCATGATGTGCTTCCGGCTTCACAATATAGACATTGAGCTAATAGTTGTTTTTCATAATCTGTATATTGTGTATTTGTATCTACAAATTTGATTTCAGACACGTCGCAATATATATTACATTTTGATAAAATATCATCTAATTCTTCTTGCTTTAATTTTTCTTGTTGCTGCTCGAAAATTTCTTCCTGATATAGTACTGCCTGTTCATAAATATTAAGCTTGTTGATTGGCGGGTTTGTTTCTGATTCATATTCTACGATTAAAGGTTCTTTATATAAACTAGCATTTTCTGATGCTACATAATCTTTTTTATTCAATATATTAATAATAATTACAAATAATAAAAGTCCCAAAATTACAATTACTTGCTTCCACTTACGCATCATATCACTCCTAATAACAAAAAAATAATAACCCATGCTACCCGATCCATTGATAGCACGGGTTATAATTTACTTACATAGTTCTTGCTTAAGACGTTCATTTTCTAATTTTAATTCCTCTAGTTCATTAACCATTTGCACAATCGAATACAAGAATGATATTCCCGTTGGGTTACCATTTTCGGCCTGAATTCTTGTGGCAATAATGTCTTTCAACGTTTTAGTATCCATATTTACCTCCTTATGTTTTAGTCCGGCTATTACGGGGCGCCCAAAGGTAGACGCGTTTGAATTTCACAATAACTATTTCTTATAATGCTCTTCCGCGTGACAATTGGCACATAAAAGAGAACACTTATCTACTTCTTGCTATAATTGACGAATGCCAAATTCGTTACTAAGATTTATTTGTGACACTACAAATTCTTTTTCTTTTGGATTTCTATGATGAAAATGAAGGGCTCCCTCACATCTATCATATCCGCATTTTTCACATTTCCCGCCTTTATATTGAATTAGTATATGTTTTATTAAACGGTCTAAATGATTGATTCGTTCTCGTGAAGAAAGTCTTGCTGGGACGCATTCATAACAATATTTTCTCATCGCATTATTGGGTAAAAATTTTCTTCCGCAAATATGACATTCTATTTCTTTGTCAACTCTTCCAAAATTTTTTATCGGGTCAAATTGGCATCCACAAGATTTTATTGCTCCAGACATAAGATGAGATGTTTGAATTTCTTTCTGAACCCCACAATCGCATCGACAAAGCCAATAAGTTTTATTTGCTCTGCTTTTAGCTTTTGATAATACCACTAATGAGCCAAATCTCTTATTGGTTAAATCTAACGCTTTTGGCATTATTTCACCTTCATACTAAAAAAATATGGTCGCCCGCCTGAGAATCGAACTCAGAATGCCCACATTAAAAGTGTGGTGCCTTACCATTTGGCCAGCGGGCGTTATTCACCAACTGCAATCCACAGAAATTTTTTGCCCCACTTAATCCTAATAAAATCAACATCAGCCAACTCTTTTACAAGTTCGGGTCTATTCTTTCGTACTTCGGTGGTGCTTTTGGCAATTCCAGCCGCTACAAGAATACGAGGCAGGAATCTTTCTTCGGTAAATAGAGTAATCTCTTTTTCATTTTCATCCCAATCTTTAACACTATTTGCAAACAGTTGAGCCGAGTTTACAAGAGGTCTACCAATTACAACATTCTGTACCATAATTGTCTCCTTTTATTTTTGTAATTACCTTTATTCAGTCAACCTGTAACAGCAGGTAGTAATTGTGAGACTTATACCATTTTTCTCTTTCGCATACTTGTTGGAAGCATCGCCGAGAATCCGCGAGAGCGGTGGAACGGTAGACGGGGCACGATCCCGCAACAATCAGATTGGAAATCTGAGGCTCTACCAATTGAGCTACTACCGCATATTTTGGCCGTTGCCGAGTGGTTTCATGTGGTCAGTAATCAACCACTTAGCAACTACATTACAACCAAAAGTTAGAACGGACTCAATATGACCAACTTATTCAGTCCACCCTTATGAAAAATAGGATTTCATTTTTCTCCAAAGGCTTATCTGGGGCACTTGTAATGCTAAACAGAGGTGCGATAAGACAATTATGTGTTGATGTTTTTGTGAAAGATCTAAGTTAGGACGCAGGAACCATCTCTTTACAAGATAACATCAAACCTACGGGTAGAGCCTCCACAAACACCACCTAACGAAGCCTTTGTTTCATCGGCTGGCATATTGATTATATGGCTCAAATGCCAAAAGCCATGGCTGGGATGGCAGGACTCGAACCTACGAATGCCAGAGTCAAAGTCTGGTGCCTTACCACTTGGCGACATCCCAATATAATTTACTTCTTGGCGAAATTATCTGTTGTAGAAGTAATAAGATTATCCAAGCACTCAACACTATCGCGGTTAAGATTGCCAAATATTACACGGATGCAGTAAGTTGCACATTCGCATCTCTGGTGGCTGGTACCCCCACTCCGATTCGAACGGAGAACGTGCCCTAATCTGGAGCCTCAATGCCGGGTATAAACCGGGTGTTTTACCGTTAAACTATGAGGGCATATATTATAGTTATTAAATACTTAACCTTAATTATCTTGGTTGACCATTCTGTGAACTTTGGTTTAAGAAGGATTTAATAACTATAATTTCATAATTGCCTAGCGTTTCAGGTACTTTTTAGGATTGCTGTTTTGATGCTATCTCAAGTAGTGTCCATTCACGCATAGTCCACTAGTACCATGGGCTATAGGACTCAATTCAAGTGGCTGGATTCACATTTCATATCCTCTACCCTTGAAATGATGTTTACCATTTTTTATACCGTCGGCACACATCAAACGGTGTGGTAATGATAGCAAGCGGAGCCGTGCATGACTCCATTTCATAGTGTTTCGTCAATTACCTTCAGCTCATCTAATTAATATCAACAGTTAGCAAATCCTGTCGGGAGCTTATTCTCATCGGTAATCACTTATGAAATTTGCACTACTTACTATCATTTGGTACGCCATCTCAGATTCGAACTGAGACTTGATGCATTTTGAGTGCATTTCCTCTGCCTGTTGGGATAGTGGCGCATATTGAATGGGGTATTATAAACGACCGCCCCATCACCGGCCTCAGCACAAACCACACTTGGATGGATGTGTAAGTGACAGACCCAAGGTTCTGTTCTGCCCCGCATTTTCCACCGAAGTAAATGCTTTGCATACTAGTAATCCGTATGCCAGAGATAACACCAGCGCCGTGTCAAGCGCTCCTCTGCACGGAATCGAACCGTTCCTACTCCTCGGCGGAGCTGTGCAACCTTTACACTAAAAGAGGATATAACGCGCTTTTAACTTCGACAGGAGCGCCAACCTGCCAGACGATCAAACCTTCATCCACTTGGGAGCCACACGCAGTTCGTCCGTAGTATGTGGTTATCAGCTTATAGCTGTGGTAGTTTAATGACTTGCCAAGGTCATGGTGCGGGTAGCGAGATTTGAACTCGCATGGATTTCTCCGAGGGATTTTTGGTACTGATTGTAGGTGCTGCCCCTACCAAAGCACTGGCTATCAGCAAGTCCCTTGTGTCTGCCGATTCCACCATACCCGCATATCACGGGGCAGCTTTAAAGTGATGCCCAGCACTTTAAACAAGACTCTTTAGGTAATTTTGATTAGCAGTCAAATCCTTTAATAGTTGCTGTTCGAGTCTTTTTTCATTACTTTAACGCAGCCTCAACTGCATCATATCTCTCACTCATAAGCGTCTCAACAAGGCACTCGTAAGGATCAGTCTTACCACTCATGACCATCTTGCAAACATTAGTGGAGAAACCACTAACAAGAGCAACACCAAGGTCGTTCTCCTTTACAGGAATAGTGCCAGTACGAGAATTTACATTCCAGAAGACCAGTCTAGGCATCTGATACCCAGCATCCTCGAAACGCTTCTTGATTACATCAAAAAGTCTTGCACTAGGTCTATTAAGACTCCATCCATTGGAACCACCACAAGTTGCACAAAAGTCAAACTCCATGTCTGAAATAATCAGTACATTCTTAGGCATATCCTCCTGCTTCATATGACCATTCACCGCAGTAGTAAGAATCAAATCAAACACCTTTTCAATGTTTGTATTTGAACACTCGTAATGACTATATGCAACACGTAGCTTATCTCTTAGAGAATCGCACTGACTAAAATCAACCAACTGAGGTCTGCTAGAGAAAGTAATGTATTTATCCTTAAAGTCACCAGAAGAATGCTCTGCAAAGTAAATTGCAAGTGCATTTGCAACTTCAAGTGCCGTAACACAAGTATTTCCGCCAACATTGCAGTACATAGAACCGGAGCCATCTGCAACCACAATAGTGTTCCCACACTCGTTTACTGTATTGGGCAAAGCCTTCCAAAGAGATTCAATAGTTGCATCGTACTTACCAACGCCATAGCTATACATACGTCCACTGCAATATTTGTGAACGATGTCATGGGGGAACAAAGTTCCTGCATTGATTTTAGTTTCACCCTTTTCAAGCTTGCTCAGATACTCTCTGCGACGCTCCTCATCGTTACGGAGGAAAGCGTTGTTGTAGATTAGATTTGCACGAGAAGGAACCGTTTCGTACTTAATTTCTTCCCACTTCTTTGCAGACATCTTACTTTCTACAATGTCAATGTAAGAACGCAGAGAAGAAAGAATCTTACGATACTTACTCTCTGTCATTCCAAGATTCTTGCAAATATATCTTGCGTCCATCTTAGTTCTTGTAGAAGAAGCATTTACGGAAGGGAGCCACTTAGCAAGAAGAGATACGGGTTTATTCTCTGCCATATTTGCGATGTCATCAGAAAGCTGCTTCTTAATGATATCGAAAACAACACCATCCACATCCGTTCCAAACAGACACCACAGGTCATCATAACGGCCATACTCGCTCACCAGACAGGCAAGACGTTTAACAGTATTGGGGTCGTCCTTTGCCATATTTTTAAGAACCGTTCTGAACAAACGTCTCTCGCCAAGACCGCCACGAACATCTCTTGCGAAAAATAACCAACGTAAAGCCATCATCTTGTCTTCGAAATAAACCTTCGTGAACTTATCATAGATGGTCTTCTCGTTCATACCGCGCATAGAGGCAACGGCAAAGTTTAGGTCAGTCAGTTCTTTGCCAGAAGTACGATACCCAAGGGCGCCATTTTCAGTTACCGAGTAATTAAACTCCTCATTCAAAGTATTCTTTACTGCATTCATAAAAGACATTTTTCTTTCCTCCATTTTTGATTTATTTCTAAATCCCAAGACACATTCTTATGTATTCTCCACATTGAAAATTTGCTGTTAGTGCCTTTGGAGTTTATTCAACGAGACGCCAAAATAAAATCATTAGTAAAAATATCATTTTCATCTTTTTTAAATTGCTGTAAGCGTCTCTATGTAAGGCAAGGCACCATCAATATAATATCCAGCATATTGTTTAAAGTTGCTGCTAGTGCCTTTTTAAAGTCTCCTGACAGGGCTCGAACCTGTGACCTCTGGTTTAACAGACCAATAGAAATTTGCTGTTTAAGGCTTTTGCAAGTCTCGTTATTAAGTGCTCTATCCAACTGAGCTACAGGAGACATATTATTGCGATGAGTAGGAATCGAACCTACAATTGCAGCTTGGAGCATTAATTTTGCAAACTTGCTGTTCGTGTCTAGCTAGACACTTCAAAATAATAGCTGCCGTCTTAACCATTGGACTATCATCGCATATCGTTGAGCCTTTTCAGTTCGTACTCAGGAACTTTAATTTTGTATTGTTTTGAACTATCTGTATTATACCACAAATTTTTTATTTGTCAAGAGGTTTTTAAGAATTTTCTGAATTTTTTGTAAGCCGCCAAGATGCTTCGAACATCGCCTTATTGAGATCCTCTACAAACTCTGCGGACAAACGATCTAGCTGCCGATAATATTTAGCCATCACCTTGCGCTTTGCTTCTTGCTCACCAATTTCCTTGTCGTATACGTCAGTCCCATGCGGCTTAGATGCCGCCCGAAATACATTAGACATCAGATACTTGCTAGGATCAAAGCACAGGCTCTTTGTCCCACCAGTTACTCTTGCAATACGATTGACACAATCATATTTCGCATTTCTCAGCTCCGCAATTGTAACGCCGTCCTTCAGATGATAATACTTAATCATTTTTCTTGCTCCTTTTCAATTAATTTTGTTTTGTTTCTTTCAACTGTCCATATTATATCATATATTTTTTATTTGTCAAGTACTTTCAGAAAATTTTTTCTGTCAATTCTCTAGTCTCCTTATAAGACAAATACTTAACATTAAGCTCTTTTAGTGCCAATAACTCTTTGTTGTCAAACTCGTTCAAATGCGTCACTGCCAAAGATACATTGTAAGAATGCGCACCAATATCCTTTTTGATTCTGCTTACAAGTTCATCAACATCCAACTTCCCATATCGAATGCTGCCCTGATACGGATTTGGTACATTAGTTCTATCTTCCATAGAGTCATTGATTTCAGATTTATCACATTCACTATCAAAAGCCCCAGCACCATGTCTTGTCAGGTATGTTCTTGTAACATAACACACTTCAACGTTGGCGCCAAATAAATACTTTTCAATAATCACATGTGGGTTCTGAATCCCAGTATTGCTAGGAGTTGTATTGTCTCCGTATCTTGTTTGGTTCTGATCTAGCAGAAGACCTTGCCCATTTTCAAATACAACATTGTCGTATCGTCTCAATATGCGTCCATAATCAAAAACAATATGTGAGCACATAAACTGAATATCATCAATAAAATTATAAATTAGATTATCAGAATATAGAATTTCTTCCCACTGTTTTACTACATCTGGGTTCGCAGATGCCAATCTCTGCGGCATATATTTATCTCTAATATTTTTGAGAAATTGAACTTTATATTCTTCGCTCATCATATTAAAATGCCGCAATGATGGTGCTCCAGCGCTTGTATATCTACAGATAGTTTCCCAGATTCCCATGCCACAAGATCCATGTCGATTTTCTCCACGACTATCTTCAAGAATTTGATTTACGATCACATCATACGGCGTTGACCATCTGCAATTCCAATGCGCACAAACGAGTGGCTTAAAGCCTAAAGAATCCAATTCTTCATACTCTTTTCTAAAAGTCATAGGATTTAAAATATATTGCTCGCTAAAATATGTAGGGGCTTCTGCAAAAGTGCCAGAACCAAAATGATGAAACACATGTCTAATGCCATCTGGCGTAACCACAGTATGCCCTCTCTGTGCTCCGCCATTGGATAAAACAACAATACAGGATTCATTCCGCTTTTTTGCTTCTGCGCAGAAATAATCAGTCATCAATCCTTTTCCTTCGTCCCCAAAGTTGCTACCGATTACTACTTTAACATTAGACATGTGTTTATCTCCTCTTACCAAGAAATTCCTTCACTAGTATTTACAAATGTACTTGTATCGCTTCCAGTAAATGCATTTGTTACAATTTCAATAATATCATCTGCAATCTTATTTACAGATGTAGTCTTGAGATGATTCGCATCAAGAAACTTGCCGAAAGTATCCTTAACAGCTTCTTCATAACGACCATACCCATGCTTTACATACAAATGGTAGATATCGAACTTTCCAGAAGCGTCCTTATAAAGCTGAGCTGTCTCAACATCATCCTGTAGATTATCACCAGTCGCAACAGATAGAGTATTCTTAGGCAGATACGGATTCAAAGGTTCATCACCCATTGTAATAATAACACCCTTCTGCCCACGACTCCAACAATCTAGCTTGGTATGATTAAGCCCAAAATACCATGCGGCAGTATAGGACTCATAAGAATTGCCGCCGCCACCGCCCTCAAAATAAATCTTATCAAGCTGTTCTGCGATTCTGATATCTGATTCAAACTGAGACGCTTGAATTGGAGCGTTATCATAAGCAAGATCTCCAATACCCATAATCATAAATTCAACATCTGTCATCTTCTCATATAGGCTTGTCATAACAACATTGATCTGCTTTGCAACTTCCATTGCTGCACTTCCCATACTGCCAGTTACATCGAGCGCCAGAATAACAGGCTTTGTATTAGGATGTTCTGCGGAATCTACACACTCGCGAACAACATTTTTAGGATTAAGCTCCGCCACTAGACATCTCGACTTAAAATTATCCTGAACACTATTTAGTCCTCTGACAACACCAAAATCGTCTACCATTGCACACTTTGCAGTAGTTACATAGCTAGTAAAGCTATCTCTCGTCCAAGAACCGCCACCCATAATTACTCAACCTCACTTTCATCAGACGTATCAATATCAAAATCAAACATGCCGCTGAACATATCCGACATATTGCCGCCATTCATAAGCATCATCATAGGAAGCATAGAATTCATTCCGTTGCTGGAACCATTGCCACCCTTCATCATTTCGGACATAATCATATAGGACATCATCTTGTCCATGCCCTTCTTGCCCTTCATAAAATTGTTACCGAACATAGATACGATCTTACCATAGAAATAAGTACTTCCCATAAATACATGACGCTCAGGGAGGATGGTTTCTACAGTAGAATCCTCATAATTAATAACCGTAATGGTCTCCTTCTCAGCCTTAATAACACACTTTGGCTTGCCAGACACTAGAATAATGTCTCCAACTTCAACCTTGTTGGTTGGCATAACGAAGAAGAACTCTTCGCCGATGTCAAAAACAAAGCTGTCACAATTTGTGAGACGCCCATTCTTCACATTATAGCTCTTATAGCCATTGGAAGTCTTAACAGCGATTCCTCCGCTCATAGAAAGTCGGCACATACCGGGAGCAATCTTTCCGAACATGCCATTGAACACATTTGTCATAACTCAATTCTCCTTTTTGATTTTACTTTAATTTTGTTTTGTGTTTCTTACCGTCTAGATTATAACACGTTTTTCTTATTTGTCAAGGGGTTTAACATGTTTTTTTGAAATTAGTTTTCTTCCATAAGTTATCCTAAAATATCGTCTCTCATTCCACCAGTGAACCAATCTGGTGCCTTCTCAGTAGCAGGAATAGCAATTTCCTCAATAGTAGGCTTTCTATTACCATTCCACATCTTTAGAGTTTCAAGCACTCCAAGAATGCCCTGCTGACGATCCCCATTCTGATGTTTCGCCATAAGCATCACTGCGTCATAGAATTCGCCCTTATTCACATACTCATCACGCCAATTTTTCTTTGTAACCATTTACTTTACCTCCGGTTCTTTTTCGTATTCACTATCGAGTTCTCTAATAGAAGACTTCAACGAATTTCTCTTCTTCAAATACACACCTGTACTACGATGATTTTCCAATTCTCTAATTTTCTGCACACGTTGATACTTCAAATAATCTATTTCTTCCACTAATTTTCGTTCTTTTTGATACCCTTCACAATCGCATTTGTAATATACGTTATAATAATCAATATCGTCAATTTTCATCGGTTGACCACAATAGCGACACTTAGGATTGTTCATAACTTTTCTCCTTTACATCCATTGACGAACCTCCTTTGGATTTTCATCCACTTCATAATAAGTGCGATAATAATCTTCTGGTGGCATAAAATACCACCACGGGTTTTCATCCCAATCTCCATTCGGGCGAATATGAAGGAGACAAATAAGATTCGTGCAGTAATATCCAGCCGTATTTGAATAAAGTTTAGCGCCACATTTCGGGCAGTAAGTTATTTCCATTCTATCAGCTCCTATAAAGCACCGTATAGTAAGAATTATAACCGCACATAGCTGTTGTCATAGTAATAATTTCATAACCTCTTATATTGGCTTCTCTGACAAAAGCCTTCAAATCAGAAATTGTTTCGCAAAGTTTTACTTGATATCCCATATATTCACCCTCAACCAGCATTATAGCTCGCGCACAACACAGTTCCTTCGTGGAAAATCTCTGTTGTGCCAACCAATCTAACATTTACTCTTTCTGGTTTTACCCAACTTTCAAGACATTCATCACTCTCATACCACGGCTTATCATAGCGCCCAGTCTCGTTATTCCACCCACGCGCCTCTCCTCGCGGATGAATATGACGCGCAGACTCCTCGCCCTTAGCCACGACAATCGCGCTATCAAAGGTATCATAACCAAGCCAATCATCGACCCAAATCTTATAGATGTTCATCTTCAATTCTCCTTACCACACAAATTCAGGATGCTCTACCATAAAAGGTTTCACGATTTCGTCAATAGCTCTTTCTGCAACGCACCTCGAAGAAAAGAAAACTGTTCCTTGATGACGCCACTGTGAAGTCCAGTCTACTTGTAACTTTTTTTCTCCAACCCCAGACTGAAAAGTAATATAGTAATGGGCATCATTCCCATTCCATTCACCATCTCCACCATTCTCAAGAGAAAATCTCCAAAGAAGTCTATTCAAAGTTTCATGAAGTGCGCGCTGACTCATTAGCTTCTTATCAGTGCAGTAGTTGCCAATATTATAAAGGTCGTCATCGCTTGCATAAAACTTTTCTTTATATTCACCGACTGTGCCATCGATATCGATAAAATAGTAGAATAGTTCTTTCTTTTGCCGCTCAAAAGGGTTCCTTTTCTTTTCGTTTTCAAGTTTTTGATTGTTGACAGTCGCGCGAAGCTTCTCTGCCAAAACGCTATCCAGTTCAAACTTACGACCATCAAGCATAATGTAATTTTCCATTTCAAAATCCTTTCTTCCGGGTTTCCCATTTGGGTCTGACCATTCAACACTATTTGAGGGAATTTTACAACGAATTACAGACATTTCCAAATCTCCTTTCAAACCAAATCATCCATACAGAAAGTGTCATAAGCCCCAAGTAGTGCTTCTTTCATCAAATGTTGAAAATCCCTAGACTTCCCATTTTCAAGCCAGCACTACTTCATCTTATGCCAATTTTCTCCACTTTCAAAAAAAGAAGAAAGAACAGAAGCAAGTTCGTCCAAAGAAATACCTTCTTTGACACCAAAGTGAAGATTTTCTCTTTGTAGATAAATATCAAAGCGAATATTACTCATCTACTTTATCCTCCAAAATCCATAAGTCCCCGCGCCGGCCGGTAATATTGTAATTCTCAATCACTTCTACGAAAGGCGTCGTATCATCAATCAAACACTCATAACAAGACCTATCAGTTTTCTTACCATGGATTACAACAATAAGACCAATCAGGGAAAGTGCCCAAAAAATTCCAGTTCCTATTGCTATACCATACATTTTATCTGATAAAGCTAAGATAGTAAGAAGTACGCCGACTACACAACAAATTCCAAGCAAAAGACCAAGCCAAGCTGGCCCGCTTTCCATTACAGGATACTGATTTACAATCGTCATCAGTCTCTAATCCTCCCAAAATACAGAGGCTCGCCACCCATAGCCCAAACCCAACCATTCTGTCTCCACTCTTTCGTGTGTCTCTGCCCGTATTGCTCAGCGCTTTTACGAGTAAAGAAATAGATGTGCTGAAGAATACATCTCGTTGTTTCGTCAATAATCTCAACGTCCCAAATATTGATACTCATTATAATTAGCCCTCCTCATGAATAACTTTATCCGTATTGATGTCGCGCGGAACACGTCGTAACACGTAGCTATACTGCGAATAGACCTTATCGTGAGGACCCAAATCATAGTCAAACGATCTTACGTGATCGCCAAGACCAACCACGAATTGTCTTTCACGACTTGACATAAGTTCCCATCCATTCTGATTGGCTTCCTCCAAACCTTCAAACCAATCATTGAAACCAATAATTCTATTTTCAACCTTCGGGCGACTAATTTCCGGCCAATCTTCATAATGTTCTGCGATATTTCGATGAATGCGCGGAGCATCAAAAGCAAGACGATTGATAAGACCACGCTCTTTCGCTTCGCTATAGCTACCTGAAAAGATATTACATCTTCCATCACAAGTGTGTCTCCCAATGATGAGAGTGCCCTTTCGATTGAGATACGCATAATAGCCAGTGGGAACCTGTCTGCCAAAAGTATAAGTCATTTCAATTCTCCTCTTCTTCATCCAGATAAAAATCGAAGCCAAAACGATAACCATAAAGATATCCACAATTATTACAACGACATTTTACATGGTAGTTGCTATCCTCGATACAAAAATCCTCACTAATCTCTTTGTGGTCATTGCTCTGGCACTTTGGACAAATGAATAAGTCGTCAAGTCTCATCTTTGTCCTCCAAAATCCACAAATCTCCACGTCGCTCAACTACAATGTACTTCTCATAAATATCAACGAATGACGCGTCATCGTCAATTGTGCACTCGTAACGATAGCGACCTGTTGGAACGTCCTTTTTAGTCACAATTAGCTTTACTCCCCCTGCCCATATGAGACCGAAGATGACAATGCAAAATATAGCTAACAGCAAAGAATCCGAATTAGTTTTGCATTCGATACTAGTCATGACCATAATAGCTACAACACTCACTATAAGAACAACATGCCACAAAGTAAGAACAACATGCCACCAAGTCGGGGTTACATTTTTAAGAATCTCGTATTGATTCAGAATCGTCATCTGTCTTCCTCCAATTCCTTCCAAAGATAGCGCACCAGATGCCACCAAAAACAAAAGCAATAACTGCCAAAATCATAAGTTCCATTATGTTGCCATCCACTCCTTCTCTAAGCACTTTTTACAACAATAAACTGAACCGCCGAGAAACTTTGCTTCACTCTCTGGAATAGTTGTCTCATCTACATCCAGTTCAAAAGCCACAGGATTTTCTTTGGTGTGAAAGCCACCACAGAAGTAACACTTCCGAAAGTCTCTGTCTTTTTCAGGGATCATCTTCATTTTAAATTCTCCTTCATTAATTTTGTATTGTGATTATAACACAAAATTTTAATTTGTCAAGAGGACGATTCGCAGTATGTGTAAGTGCTTGAATCGCCCCTTGACTGTGTCTGTATTATAGCATAGATTTTGGATTTGTCAAGAGGTTAATTGCACATTTACCAAATAATTTGTTAACCAAGGTTCTTGTTCTGGGAGTTTAATCCATTGTCCGTTCTCATCTTTGCGGCTCTTATTACGCATTTCCGAATTAAATTGTAATAAGCACCCTTTATCAAATGGATTTTTCTCATACGCTCTCTTTTGTACTTTATATGCAACAGTTTTCCCATTCCATAGTTGATACACTATAACACGAGGACTCCACTTAGTGTTAAGATCTACAACATACCCAATATTCTTTTTATTTGGCATTATAGTTGAGATATAGCCAAGATACTCTTTAGACCATTCGATTTTGCTCTGAATTGGCACATCAACATCTGGGATCATAGAACACAGCTCTTTAATAAGTCCGTCTTGATCTTGTACACGCCACTGTTTCTCAGTCTCTGTACAATACTTTGATAGTAGTTCGGACGGTAGCTTACACTTATCCTTCTTAAGCAACTTCTTGCCACCATAAGCGTTGTAGAGTTCTACAGTACGTAAAAGCGTACCTATTTTTCCGAATTCAGAGAAAAAATCAAGCTTAATTAAAATATCAAGCATTCTACTATTTCCGGGGAATGCCTTAACGACATCAACGAAAGAATCAAAGTGTTCATCTTTCATTGCATAAAGTTTATCCGATGTCTCTGCATTAATAAATTTTACGGAAGACATCCCCTTATAAATTGTTTTTTCTTCTTTATCGCAGTTATAATCTGCTTTAGAATGCCTGAATTTAATATCTTTTAGAGAAATTCCAAAGTATGGTAATTCATCAATAAGTTTTGCAGTTCGATCCATATCACCACTATACATTGTAAGAACTACCGTAAAGTATTCGAGAGGATAATGCGATTTTAAATAGGCTCCGTACATTGAATCGATTGCCACACTTAGGCTATGAGATGCGTTAAATGAATAATGCGCCGCATCTGTAACAACTTGCCAAGTATCTGCAAATCCATCTTCTGCTCCTACATTTTTAACCCAGCCATTTAATAGCTCGTGTTTAAGTGCATTTAATTCCTCTTCTTTAAATTTTTTCTTTGCTATCTTTTTAATAACATCATAGGTACCTTTTTCTTCCATTCCTAACCAGACAAGATATTTCATAATACTTTCTTGGTACATAAGATAATGAAAAGAGTCATCTAGTATATCATCAAGTTCTTTAACCCCTGTTGTATATGGTTTTCTCTCAATAAAATTATTAAGCAGAGATGCAAATCCTGGGCGTATAGCAGCGACATATGCTGAAAGTTCCGCAAGATTAGTAGGTTTATACTTTTTTAATATCTGCTTATCATAATCTGAATCTGCTTGGTTTATTGTTGTTGTTAATCCTTTTGCGTAGACATCCCAAACTTTCTGATCACAATTTTTAATTAATGTATTAATATCATCAATAGGTCTTCCAATTAGTTCATAAACATCATGAATGATTTGATAGACAGAAACGGTAAGATAATCATTTTTTAGAAATTTATAAACATCACAGTTATAACCATCAAGGCAACAGCAAATCTCATCTCCAACCTTAATAAGCCCGACCATTTCAGAAATTTTATCATTAGACAATAAGAAACTACAAGGGCTAGGAGCAACACTTTCTACAACGCCTCTAAAGATTTTACTTCCATCAATTAAATCCTTCCACTTAGGATCATTCAAATAGCTATCTAGGTTTTTTGCAATGTCATCATATTCAGAAATATGCATATCATGTGCTTTACACCAAAGTCTAAATGCAGAAGATTCTTGTAGCGGCTTATACGCAATCATATAATAAATGCCATCTTGTCCCAAGATATCCTTACTAGCCTGTACAACAGGTGATGTATCCGCAAAATTAAGATCAATATCTGGTAACGATCTGCTATTTAAAATACGTTCAGCGGACATAAATCTTGTCGGATAAAGTTTAATAGGCGCTGCAATTCTATCAACTTCTGTTAACCCTAATAATTTATTGATATAGAAAGAAACTGCACTTCCTCTTCCGCTGCGAGTTAAGATAGCGTTATATTCTTTTACTGCTTTTTTAACTACATAATGGTCAAGAATAAAATAATCTGCCATCCCACAGTCTTCAATAATCTTATATTCGTATCTTATTTGTTGAATATATTCTTTGTGACGTTCTTTTGGAACGTTATGTTTTTCTTTATTCCATCCCTCATTAATTAGTTTTTTTAATATGGCATTACTATCTCCTTCTACTACTTTAGGGATTTTAAACTCTTTATCAATAAAAATGCCCTCGGCATTATCAAAAATAAGAGTATTTCGCAACGCTTCTTCTACCTCTTCTTTTATTAAGACGCCCTGCTTTTCATATCTTTGAAAAATAGTATCAGAATCAGGATAATCAAGACAAAACCCACTTTCTTCTTCATAAATGATTCCTTTTGCTTTTAAGAACAAATCTCTATACTTAGCATCTTCTGGTAAAATATAATGTGAGTCATTAGCATGAATAATGTGAACACCAGTTTCTCGATGTAATGCAATAATTTTTTTATTATATTCAATTTGATTTTGGTCATTATGATCTTGAACTTCAAGATAAAAATTATCACCAAAATGATTTCTCAAAGGTTCAAAAAAATTACTTCTCCAATAATCTTCATCTATTGAAATTGTTTCATAAATTGGAATTTTTTCAATATGGCCAGCTTCATCAATATATCCAGGGCCGCTATCATATACAACTGTTTCTTTATAACCAATAATATTCTTTGTCTTTTCAGTTCTTCTCGGCTTAAACATACGCCCAGCTATACATGCAGTAGTAATAATTGTTTCTGATGGCGTAAGGCTTAATAATAACTTTAAATCTATACGAGGACGATAGTAATATCCATCTGTATTTGCAATAGACATTATTTTGTTGATCTCACGCCTTGCGTTTTCAGTCATTGCAATAAGCATTATATGATACATTTCACGACTTGTTTTATCCTTTATATCATCAACATAATACGCCTCTACTGCATAAATACACTTTAAATCATTTTGCTGACAAAGAGTGAATGCCTCATAGATATTACCCTGAAATCCATGTTCGGTCGTAAAATATGTGGTATGACCAAGCTCCTTAGCACGATTAATGTAATCAATTGGTTTTACAACACAATCTAAAGTGCGTAAATTACTATACATTGTATGTTTATGATAATTATTATATCTCATATAGCCACCTCATAATCACTTTGTCTTGTGCCATTATATAGATCTTCTTTTGCGCGGTTATATTCTTTATGTAGTTTCTGTTCCGCATCTTCTCTAGCGCAAATTGCTTCGTCTTTTGTATTAAACGTGCCAAGATGATAGACTACATTGTCACTTGTAATAGCAGCCTTCCATTTTTTCTCTCTCTTTGAATAATACACGCCTTTGTGACCACTTGTATTATTGTTATACAATTTTTCGTTTTTCATATTATTTTTGTGGCTTACTATACGAAGATTTTCAATTCGATTATCATTTGGCTTTCCGTTAATATGATCCACTTCTTCGTCTTTTGCACAAGTATAACCTTCTGCCTCCATAATCATTACGTGCATAAGTTTATAGATATTCCCGCCATTTTCTTTTTTCCCAATGCATGTTCTAAGATATCCATCTTTATGCCTATACCAACAATATTGCCAAATCAAATCATAATATTTTTTATCAATATAAAATTCATAATTATTATTACGTGTATATCCGATATAAAAATCTCCACAATCTTCAAATTTATTTTTTTTGCAAAACGCAGTTGATTTATCATAAACTCCCCATCGTTTTAAATTTCTAACAATTGTAACAGGAGTAGTATTATATTTATCTGCTAATTGATATGTAGACATTATTTTATTTTTATATAAATAAACAATATCTTCCTTAAACTGTTCCCAATATCCTTTTGGATAATTTGTTCCAGTCTTTCCTTTCATTTCCTACACCTCCTCCATTAATTTTGTACTCTCACAGCATCTTCTCTTCAATTTGCTTTAAAATACTCTCGGCTTCTTGCTTGCAAGCCAACAAAGCATCATTTTTATCCTTTTCTGCTTGCTCCATAATATAATCTACAATCTCACCCTTATAATGATTAAGTGCCTTTAAAAGATAATCCTGCATCTCTGGGCAACAAGCACTATAGCCACTAGAATCCCCATAATACCCATATGACGCATGAAAGTATACTTGAATATCACCATCCCAGATTTTATGATCGTAAAACATAATTTGATACTTGTCGTTGCGAGAATCTTCTTTCCCAATAGCAGTAAGGCCTTTGGCCTTATTAAGATTGACGATAATCTTATTTGTTATATTTTTTTGTTCGTTATACTTTTCAATACAGGTCATAGCGCTCCTCCTCAATTAATTTTGTATTGTATTTATATCACGATTTTTCCGATTTGTCAAGCACTTCATAATTATTAATAATCATTTGCGCCACTCTTTTTCCACCATAATCATTAATACTGCATTCTCCAACAACATTAAGCTTAATTTCTTCTCCTGATGCTTCATTTGCCAACTGCAGCAGTTCATCATCTTGCGAAAGTTTAAACTTGCAATACTTTACACCGTCTGCAAAAAATGAGATAGAATTTTTATCCTTGCCCATAATAGCAATTTCATCTGTAGAAACTGTAGCACCTTCTACTGCGACCAAAGGCTCAGAAATCCCGTGCCCCCAAACCCATTGGTTCTTATCAAGTATCTGAAAGAAGTCTGCATCTAAATCATAAGGCTCAAAAATAAAATCAACATAAATAGTATCGTCATATTCAATATGATTAAGAGCTTCATTAAGTGCCACTCTCGCATCTTCAAGTTTATTTTCATCAATATCTACGCCAAATGCACCTGAATGTCCTTGAGCAAAGTTAAACAATCCAACAGAATTTACCAACTCTTTAAAATCTTTCACTGGAGATCCATCATAATTTCTCGCAGAACCACCAAGAACACCATCCTTGTACTCTTGAAGAAGTATGGTCGGCTTCTGTGCATAATCACATAACTTCATTGCTGACAAACCTACAATGCCACTGTCTGCACCATTTGCAACAAGTATAACAACTTTATCATCTGGATTAATCTCGTCTTTGAGATCATCATACAAGGCATCTCTCATCTTATCTTGTTTGGCTTTAATATTTTTACAAAGTCTCGCTGCTCTTGTATAAATATCTTCATCGACTTCAACGTAACTTCCACGTTTTTTATATGGAAATACTTCATCTGTTTCAATAAAAGCCCTAAACACGAGATCTCTATCCTCAATTTCACCAATACGTATCATGCTGTTTAGGATAGGTGTCCAATACCACGAAATAGTATGAATATTCGTAACACCTTTTGTGCTAAATTCTTGTGCTTTTGCAAGTGCTAGTAAGAATTTATTTCGTACATTTTTAATACCCTCTTCAATATAGTATCTTGTTTGAGAATTACGTATATCCATAACATCACTGATATTTGCAAAAGCACACAAGTCTAAAAATTTATCTGCATAATCACAGATATAATAATCGTCCAATGCCCTTAAAAATTCCATCACAATTCCTGCACCTGAAAAATCTTTATCTGTGTAATTTTTGCTCATTTGATTGTTAACAATAATAGTCTTATTTGATTTTGCTATATCTTCAGCCTCATGATGATCTAGGCAAATACAATCAACACCATTATCAATAAGTTTATTAAATTGCTCAGAATCATTTGTTCCTGCATCTGGTACTATAAATAACTTTGTACCATCTGGAATATTAAAATCTCCATTATCCATCTTTGCAAGGCCATGTGCTTTATTATTTTTATGTAAAATATACCTAACGGGGTAATCTTTATCTAACATCTTGATATAATTATATAACATTGCTGCACTTGAAAATCCATCAGGGATCGCTATCAACGAGGATAGCGACCAAATCACCCCTTTCAAAATGCTTCGCAAAGCAGTCAACGGCTTCTTCCATATTATCAAGATTATCATAGTCATTTATGCAACTTGAATCCAGAGAAAGGTATTCCTCTGGATTCTCGATGCCTCTATTAAGTAGAACTTGCTCAATTAAATTTTCTTTATCATTTTTACCAATTAATTTATACTTCATCTATATCACCTAATCCCAAAATAATACTCAGGAGTATCTTTCTTATCTGAATATACCTCTACTGAAATTCCAACAAACATATAGGTTATTCCTTCTCCTGTATTACAAAACATAAACCGTGGAGAAGCCTGACACATCGAAAGAGCTTTCCCATTCATAAATATCTTTTCGATAAATCCTTCACCATACTTGCTCTCATAAAACAAAATCTTATAATAAAGCTCCAACACAAAACTATTCTCATTCATTTTCTTCATTCATATCACATCCATTAATTTTGTATTACACACTCATGTGGGCTAATATAAAACATTCCGCTTCTGTAATCTGCATAAGCCACTTTTTTCTTCTGTTTATATATTTTAATATTGCTTCCATCGGTAATAGTCATCCAAATGTATTTTACATTCTTTGAATACTTTGGATCATTGACCCTATATTCCTGTCCTGGAGCAATAATATATTTATCAAAGTTTGCTTGTTCTTTATCAAATTCTATAAACGCCCCATAGTCACCAACGACAATACGAGTATAACCATTACATACAACTGTGCCATTCTTAGTACATAAGGTATCATCTGAACCACCTATGATAAATCTTTCAGGAAGATTATCAATATAAAACTGTCTATATTTTTTCGACAAGTCTTTTGGCAATGGTTTATACCCATATTTTTGCGCAAGCTTGGCTTCAATGTTTAGAGTATTCATAAAACTACTTCCTTATTCCACTTATCAACCCATCTATAAAACTCTGCAAGCTCTTCCTCCGTGGGTTGAGTATTTTCTAGCCCATATATGCAACCAGAATCGAAGCAACATCCATCAAGGTCTCCTACCGTTTCAACCCAATCTGGATACGACATCCAGCCATATTCGCAGCTCTGACAATACTTTATGACAGGATCAATACAACGCGTAGGCTTTTCATTTTTCATAATATCACCTCATTAATTTCGTGCTGTTATACGCCAATATAAAAATCTGGCGCATTCTTATCGTCATGATATCTGTACGTTAAATATCCATAAAGCCTACCGACACATCCATAACCACCATTGAAATATTGCATTTCATATATGCGGTACGTTGTAATCAGCTTCCATGCATAATCATTTACAAAAATTGCCTTAACAGAATCATATCCGAAATTATATTCAAATTGTCCCACACGTGATAAAATATTCTGCAACAATTGATCTTTTTCTGCCATATTGCCCTCCTTAATAACTGTCATAAAAATACGCAGTATCATCTGGGTGTCTCCTGAGCCAACGCCGCAAACATCGCAATCCTCTTAAATTCCTTGCTTGATTACGTCTCGTATTTTCGTCCCACTCCCAGATTGTATCCGCTTCCTCTTCCCATTCTTTCTTATGTAGAAAGTACTTAAATGTCTTGATGATATCATCAATATTATCAAGTGTCACAGGATACTCATACTCATTTGTAATGGTCGGATCTACCACTCGTAGAATTGCATTTCTGATGCCATAGCATTTTCTCCAGTAACAAACAGAACATTCATCTGCGTCATACCAAGATTCATGATTAAATAGGCGGTGCGCCTTTTCATAATCCTTTTCATTTTTGACTTTTAACAGAATGCCATTGTCCAATCCCATCACATGTCATTCCTTTCTATTTAACTTATCATACTCCTTGCAAAACTCCTCATAAATAGGATACCATTTAGTTGAATCTGTATGCCCAGTAATAGCGAGAACAAATGCCATACTACGCATGCGTCGATATTCAGCTTCGTTATATAGTTTCAATACATGTTCACCTAAGCTATCAACAACCTTGTCTTGACACTCATCTGCAATTTTGATTGTTTCCATAATTTCAGTACTCATAGCACACAAGGTTTCAAGTAAATCTCCCCATGTTACCGGCTTGTCTTTTAGGTCTCCTAGCTCAGCAATCTTTGCAAGGATTTCTTCATTTGTCATACCGATTGCTCCTTCCAATACTTTTTCACATAAATGCCATGGAATACTTCTTGCCCCTTGTAAATTTCACTTTTGTGAGGAGGAGATTTCCAATTACGCCCCTCTGAACATTTTACAATATAATGATCATTTTCACCCTTACTGTAAAGTTTCTTTGCTTGTTTGTCAGTCATGTAATATACACAAGAACCCGTGTCATTAATGAAAAATCTATAACCATTAAGATACATTTTACACCACTTGAAACGGATTACTCTGTAAATCCAGTTAACAAATCCTACAGGAAATGCAACTAACCCAAGTGTCAACACCTCCAACACATCTTCATTCTCTTTGCTGATTTCATAAGCAATAAAAGAAATAATTTGCCATGCCACAATACCAATAAGTGCGGCAATAATATAATTCATCTGCTACCACCTCTTCGTTCAAAGTCAATCAACGCAGTAATGTCTGCAATACTTAAGTCCATAATCTTCGACACCTGCTTGATTTTATCAATACTAATCTCAAAGTCATCTTTGCATGACCATGCTGTACACCCATCAAAACTATCATAGCATTTGCAACAATAGCACTTTAAATTTTTAATATCGCTCATTCAATTTTCCTCCCTAGACAATCAACTTCAACAATATCATTATCAAGTGCATCTGTTTCGTAAAGCATCTTTTCCAATGCATTAAGTTCATTAAAATAATATTCAAGTTCTTTCTTGAGATTTTCTATTGCTTCTTCTTTTGTTTCACCATGTCCGTAAACGTTTGTTATATCAAAATTATGATGTTCGTCAGCATCATTAAACAAATAACAGGTATGTGATTGCCATTTTTCTTTACCATCATTGTGGTGTGCAATTTTCATCAACATAATTCATTCTCCTTGGTGATATTATCCATAATAACCTCCATCGGGAGCATCTCTCTTATAGTCCTTGCAACCTACTGGATTGCCATGACATCCAACTTCGTAGACGCACTTATGACAATCTCTTGTAAACTGCCCTGCCAGCTCGTGAAGAGCGTTCCCTACGACCACTGGGCTGTCTTGAACATATCCTACAAACGGAACTTTATCTCCAAGTGAGACATCCCTAACGTCAACAAGCTGCTCTGCATACTTACGCGCAGCCTCTTCTATGACTTCTGGATGTTCTCGGATATATTTATCAAACTTATCAACAGCATCTACGTATGCTTGGTATTGTTCTTGTGTCAGCATAATTAGCCCTCTCTATATTCATATTCTTGAACCATATCATTTTTAATATTTTCTTTATCACTATCTCCATAACTGATTTGCCAATATTTTTGCAGTTCAATCAGATGCTTAATTTGCTTTTTGCTAAATAGATACAGATGATCAAAAACTACATCAATACGTTTCGATCTATCTGGATGGGCACTGCCACCATATAGACACTGGCAACTAGAGATTTTATAATCGCAAATTGGACACTTTTCTTGTTTAAATAATTTCATAATTAATTCTCCCTTATTTTTATGAATACCAAATACTAGACATACTCCACAAAATATCACATCCATCTTTATAACCTAAGTTTTCAAGACATTTAATCATAAGACGATCTATATCAATATGACCATCTTCTCCTGCGTAACCTTCATGCTTGTCATAAATTTCCTGCGCCTTTTTAGCGAATTCTTCAGGTGTCATAATTATTTCTCCTTTAATTTTGTATTGTCATTATAACATAAAATACTAGTTTGTCAAGTATATTCTACAAGCTGTTCCTGCATTATTTCATTGAATTTTTCTACTCCCATATCCGTAGGAGATGCTTTAGATGGAATGTCCAAATCTAATGTGCTATCCCAATAGTAAAGTTCCACTTGCCTCATTGTAGCAAGTGATTTTAATAAGTCTAAATTCTTTTTTACTTGCTCAAACTCCAAACCTTCGTCGAGTGCCATAATAATTCTTTTTGGTTGTAATTGCAATATTAACTTCGCCTGTGCTTCACTCAGATTATTAGAACCAATCGCAACAATATTTCTGTATTTAAATGTACAACCTTGAAGGCAACTCTTTTCCGCTTCTGTAATTACAACATCATTACCATATAAGTATTGATAATTGTGACTATATCCATATAGGCTGCTTGATATATTGCCGCCTACAGGATAAAAATATTTGCTCATACCTTCTGGTGGCGTACCATTATATCTTGATTTAATTGCGATAATATCGTCTTTTGCATCTCTCCATGGAAAAATTATTGCATTATCTTCTGGAGAAAAACACACATCAAATTCTCTCTGCACTTCAAGACTTATTCCGTCTTTAAGCCAAAGTTCATTTCCAATTTGAACATACTGCTTCAAGATTTCTTCTGGATATACCTTTGGTTCTGGAGAAGTTTTATTAATGATTCGTTGGTAAATTCCTCCGAACAGAGGTCTACATTTACTTGGCGCAGTCCAATGTTCATCAAGTCCTAAAATATTCTTAGTTGTTGTCAGAACATCCTTAAACGTCACTCCACGCTCTTGAATGATATAGCTAAATATATCCGTATAAATACCATGGCTATAATCTGCCACATTTAAGTAAGAATTTCTATCTTGGTCTGTACGAATAGATACATTATTTGCGCCACCATCTGAATCATGTGCAAAGCGTAGTTCATTATTACGTATAGATATCTTCTCAAAATCATATGCGGAAAGGAGGGCGGCAATGTTCTCTGGATTCTCTAATAGCATCTGCTTAAGTTTATTAATCATTCATTGCGCACCCTCCTTTCTGTTAATTATTTTTATTAAAATTCAATTGCTGTCTTCTCTCCGTCTCTAGTTTCAGTATAATAATGCCCGATATTTTCGATACCTCCATGCGCAAGAACCCATCTTGCTGCATCTGCTGGAGTTTCAAACTGGTCTTCGCAACCATAATAGATATCATATGCGGTTGGCGAATCCTTATATCTAAACGCATTAACAAATACATCTTCCTCATTTGTTAGGGCGTCAGATAGGTATTCTAGTGCTTTGTTGTACATATTGTCCAAAACTGCAAAGCACCAATCTTCTGGAGTATTGCCAGAATCAGCAACATATGTAAGCACAAGCTGATTGCCGTTGCATTCACATAGTGCATCGAAGCTAGTCAGGTTTCTGTTTTTATCTACTGTGAGTTCTGAGTTGATGATGTTAATGTCGGCGTTGTAAGCGGTGTAGTTACTCATTTATTATCACCTTCCAATTAATTTTGTACTATGATTATATCATAGATTTTCGGTTTGTCAAGAGGGGGAGGTCTATTACTTGATAATTTTCCCTATAATGCTATGTTCAGAAAGAGAATATTCATATCCTTTATCTCCAAAACATTTATACCATTTAAGCAATTTAATTCTATCATCTTCGTCCATATAATTTGGCAAATTAGCAAATGCAAATTCATATTTATTTTTCGTCTGTTCGTACATTTGTACAAGTATATCTGAATATTTATCACTATTTGGATTAATGAGCTTTTTCATTTTCTCAATTTCTTTTGCACTATACATAATCATTCTCCTTTCAAATTCTCTTGTTCTGCCAGCCAGTCATCGTAGTACATAAAATCTTTATGCTTTTTACAACGATTTCGCATTGTGACATTGCTTATGTTGTTATTTTGTGCTGCATAATTAAGACAGCCGTAAATTTTAAAATCAACTAAACGAATTACCTTGCGTGCCTTTGTCCCGTTTTCACCAGTTTGAACTCCTTTATGTGATTCACTATTTTTTCTCTTAGATTCTTCTGAGACAGTCCTTCCTCTCATTAATTCTCCTTGCCTTTTTTTACTTTTTTCTGGCGTATAATCACACATCCCACAATTGGCCGCTTTTTTAAGCCACCTTGTTACCGTACATGCATTTACATTTATATTCTTTGCAATTTTACCAATTGATAATCCATTGCTCCATAAAACTGCCGCATATTTAACTTTACTACTTAAAGCGTCTATATTACATTTACTCCAATTAATATCATTGTCTGTAAAATGTAATAAATTTGGTATATCGCTATTCATAATGCTATTTTTAATCCATTCTTCTACTGACTCTCTACAATCAAGAACAATATATTTTATAATGCCATTTAATCTCGCAACATTCTCCTTTAATAGATCATTTTCTTGCTCTTCTTTTAGAGACCTTCCTCTTTTTTGGTCTTTATAATGTTGCCCTCCATGTATTTCGACAATACAATTATAATTTGGAATATAAAAATCATATTTTTTATCATCTGCCCAATTAGGAGAATATTGTAATTGATATTTAAAATGAAGTTGATCTAATAATGATATCATAAATTTTTCAGGATAACTAATTCCGTCTGAACATTTTGAGCAACTAAGTCCTGTTTTAAATAACTGCATTGGAGTTATTGATTTAATATTACCACAATTTGGGCATTTTATATCTATATTTTTATGACTCATTGGCATAATTTCTTTCATTTGCTCCTCTGCCATACCATAATACTCCGCTAATTTTTTATATTCACTCGCCCATATACTATTTTTATACTCTGGAGGTTGGCCGATTTTTTTAGGGGGAAAACAGCACACTGGGCAGCCATCTCCGTGCAAAATATTACAAGGTTTAGGATTCCATTCCCCATTCTTACCATATCCGCAAACTTTACATCTATGCCGTATAGGCACAGACATGCCATTATATTTTTCTAATACTTCTATGTTTGAATTTAGTTTAGATAGTTTAGATAGGTATTTTTCGTGTGACATTTTCTTAGAGTTTGCCTGTTTAATTCTGCCACATTTTGGGCATCCATATCCTTGTAGAATACTTCCTGGATATACTGGCCATTGATGTCCACAAACTTTACATCTGTGTAAAATTTTTTCCTTTTTCCCTCGATACTCCTCTACTACTTCTACATTAGGATTTTTCTTTTGTACCTCTGATATATATTCTTCATGTGTTTTCTTCTTAGACATAATGTTTTACCATATATAAATTATTTTCTTATTGTTTCTTTTTAATAATCACAATATACTCCTTTCTTATTTATTTTACCTACCATCTGTATTAATCAGTTTATGTGTAGGTCTTGCTTTCGCGGTTTCATAAAAACAACAAAAGTCCCCATCATATCTAACCAAATAAGCAATTCCAGTATCACCAGAATCTGCGCCTCGTCTACATTTATCTATAAAAAATAATCTCCATACTTTACTCCTATCTGGGAAAAATTCTTCTTCATACCACGTTCCATCTTCTTTTTGCTTATGTCTAAATGGATGGATAAAAACTGGAGAAGATGGGTCAAGTTCCATGTCTGTTACTTTTTTGAACATTACCAAGTTTGACAGGGTTTCCTTAATAGCTTTACTCCCCGCGAGACAGTCTGAAGAAATCCAACATCTATTTAAAGAACTAAGTGCAAGCTGGACTGTCATAAGACCAATAACATTATATTTCATTGCAATCTCCGTTAAACTTCTTGTATCTTTAATCAAACTCATCCACGCCGCATCGTTGCTTCCATTATCAATAGTAAGCTTAAAAGTATCTACCAGAAACGTTGAAAAGCCGCCACGAGTAATATCCTTTTTAATAATTTGACATGTAAGTCTTGCATCTGCATCACTTAGACTTGTCACTTTAATAGATTTTGCATAATGTTCATTCCACCATTGCTGTGCCTCTTTTATTTTAATACGGTCTTCGTCTGTTAAATTCCCAGATACAAGTTTCTTTTTATTAATTTTCCAATAGCCAAGACATCTTGTTAGAAGCCAAATTAAAAACTGTACCTCTACATCCGACTTTGAGCTTTCATTAGTAATTACAGTAACACGTTCTCCCTGAGAAATTAATGACATACACACCGTTACCATATAGGTTGATTTTCCTGCACCGGAATGCGCCGACCAGCATGATAAAGTACCATGTTTTAATCCTAGAATATCGTTTGACATAAATGGGAACGTTCTAATTTCATTTCCAGAAATATCTAACCCAGCAGATCCGAAACTAACACCCATTTCCTCTTTATTCACTAGCCTGTTTACAAAATCTTCTCCGAAACTAATATAACCTTCTTCAACAATTTTCGAAGAATTAATTTTTGTATCAAGCGTTGCTAAAGTGCCTTCGTAAAAATCAATAACCTCAGATGCAGTTAGTTTTTTAAACACATTAAATGGAACTACCTTTTTACCGTTATCTAAAGTCATTTCTTCTAAAACATTAAAATTTTTCCTATACAGCGACAGAATAATATTACTTTTATTCAAATCATCTAGAAAAGAATCATAGTTTTTAATAGATACAACATCCATAACATTTTGAATTGCCTTAAACCCACCAAACTCATCATTAATTTTATTACGAACATCTTCACTAGTATTAGAAATAAAACTTATTTCATCAAACTCACTATATTTTTTATCTCGAATTTGTTTGCCAATTATAAATAAAAGCCGACCTGATTTTGTGACGAAATCTTTAGAGGATAATCCACAATCATCATACAAAGGTAATGATTTGAGTAGACATCCACAAACATTACCCTCTTCTGTTAATCTAGATTCTAAAAGTCTTTCGTCATACAATTCAAAAACTCCATTAATAAAATCTGTTTTGTTCATTAAAATTCATCCTCCAAGTCCTCCAATGATCTACGTTTGTTGTTGCTCGTTTGGCTTGGTTCGTAAAAAATCATATCAACCTTCGGGACAACTTTCTCTTCTGTTTTACCTTGATAATCGTGCAATTTTGAAGATACAATAACGCTATAATATCTTATTCTATTATAGTCATTTGCAAATTCTTTTTTTGCCAAGATAGAAGATAAATAATTTTCGTTTTCTTTAAGATAATTTAATATCTTATTTCTATTCGCGAGTTTTTCCCAGTTTTGAACTTCTTTTTTTAGAAGACTATATCCCTGAAAATCATATCCAAATATAACTTTCGTCTCTTCAAAAATAGAGTCATATTCTTCTTTTTTCTTTGCAGCTTCTAACGCATTTTTTGTTGCTTGCTCTAAACACGAAGAATCGCAATACCATAGTTTTGCCTTTCCATTTTGGACGCTAATAGCAGAGTCTCTATTAATAAATGTGCCACAGTTACGACATTTAACCTGCCTCATTCCCATTCTCCTTTCACTCATATTTTTAAACATTGGAGGAGGCAGAACCGCCGCCTCCTCCATAAATTGTTTATTCAAATACTGCCAACATCTTCTCAATGGTCGCTTGATCGTTGATCTGAGCTAGATTCTTGTCTCCACGAATTTTCTTTACTGCATTCTTTTGCTCTACTGTGCCACTTTTGTATAGACTGCGTAAATTTGCCTTGGCAGATTCTACATCAAATGGCTCTTCATCATCATCTGCATCAAAAGGCGGAGAGTCTAGATCCTCATCTTCATCGTTTAGAAGAACTGCTCCCATATCGTGAAGCTCCTCTGCTTCTTCCTTTGTAACGGTTACGTGGTCTTCAAGCGATTCTTCATTTGCGTTTAGCTTCTTAGACGCGAAAGCTGAGGTCGTAGACACGGTCTTGCTTTTTTCCATACCATCTTCGATTACTTTTAAGAAATCTGCACCCATATTTGGCTTATCAAATACCATATACTCTGGCACTGCGCCGTCTGCAAAACGTCCCCCCGCATCGATCATTGGTGTCCCTCTAAAATATAGCTTTCTAACAACATCTGTTGCGTATCTCTTCTTCTTATCTCCGTCAACCTTTTCATCAAAATCTCTATCAATTACACCAGTAAGACAGACATCCATACAGTCTCCAAATGCTGCTTCATAGTCTGCACCAAGGTTCGATGTTAGCTGTTGATATCCATCCTCATCAAGAGACCCCTTATCTTTGATTGTCTTAAATTTTGAATGTGCTATGACCCATGTGCCAAAACCATTCAGTTGAAGATCTGTGATATAAGGCTTAATTAGGTTATTGGCAGAATATTTTTCTCCGGCTGTAAACCCAGAAAACGCTCCCTTAATTGATTTTGTGGTTTTATTTGGGTTTTCAATATTGCTCTGACGGATTGTTTCCTTATCTGCCAATAGTACCATTTCATCTCCGGTGTCAAATGCAATAATTTTTACATTATGCTCAGTATTTTTCCCTTCAATAAGCCACTTTTTAAGCTCTACCAAATCTCTCCAGCTTGACACCTGTGTGTAATTTAAATTATCGAGCATCTTATAACCAATTTCTGCGCCACAACCAACAAGCAGTCCGTAACTTGGATCGCCGTATTTGGCTAAAATAAGATCTCTAAATAAAGTTGTCTTACCGAATTTCTTAGTGCTTCTAAGATAAATTGAAAGATTTGCAATATCTGCGTTAATTTTATTAATTTGAGGTTTTACAAATGCCATATTAATTTCCTTCTTCCTATTAATTTTGTATTGTTATAATATCATATTTTGTGAATTTATCAAGTGTCTGTAAGTAATTTTATATAATCTTCTTCGTACATCCATTTAAAGCCATACGCCGTAAGATGTGGATGCTTGCAATTTCTGATAATTGCCGGAGATTTTTTCCCAACAGAAGCAGCAGCCAAACTAACACTATCAAATGTTTCTATATACTTCATATCAATTGTTAGTTTAACAACTCTTCTTTCGTGAACTTTAACTGGCGGATATATTTTATTAGGATCGTAATCTTTTTCATATATCCATTGAAAACCACCTGCCGATAAATTTGATTTTTGACAGCATATAATAATATTGCAACTATTGACACCGGTTGCGTCTTGTGCTTCTTTTATTGAATTATATTTTCTAACAAATGTTCCGTTTTTATCAAGTTGAATAACGGCAACTGTTTGTCGTGGATGATATACTGGGATATTTCCTTTATCGTATTCTGATGCTAATACCCATAAATAATTACCTGCTGTAAATTGCGTACCACAACAGCATCCAGAAATACATCCTGCCGGTACTCCTGCGATCCGTTCCGCCTCTACCATAGAATTATATACCGCAATAAACTCTCCATCTAATGATAATTGAATCACTGGCTTATGTTGATTATATTTATATGTTTCTATAATAATATCATTTGCTCCGTCACATTCGTTTGTATATCTCCAATAGCAATTATCTATCATTTTATGAATTTCTCTACAACAGCGACTAATATTTGTAGATGCACATCCTGCATCAAATGCTGCATCGTTTACACTATCATATGTGCAAATATATCTACCTCTATTATCATATCTATTTACTTGAATTGTTTCTCTTTTTATATCGACTATGGCCCTTTGATTTTTATAGTCATATTCAATTGGACTTAGTTTTTTACCATCCCATTCATCTAAATACATCCATCTAAATCCACCAGCAGTATTACCTTGTTCACAGCAACAACTCCTAATAGACACAACATTAACTCCAATTTCTCTTGCTGCAGTAGGAGGATTAATAAATGTTGCAATATAACTTCCATCAATGGCGAATTGAACAACTTCTCTTCCTGGAAATTTATATCTATAATTTTTGTTTGAATCATACTCATCTTCTGAAATAAATATAAAACCACAAGCATGTCCTCTTTTGTGATTTTTACAATCAACAATATATCTGCTATCTATACCAAGAATAAACTCTGCTTCTGCACAACTTTTATATTTTGAAATATAATTTCCAAGTAAATCTAATTGAACAACAGGCATACATGATTTTTCCCTCATCATTATGCTAAATGCTGTTTTGGCTTCTTCATATTCCTCTGGGGATGCGTGATATCTCTCTTTTGTAAATTCAGTCTTCATATTTGACATAGCCCACCAAGCATATTGTAACCCATTATTATCAGGATTTTCTAATGCCAATAACTTATGCGCTATAAAGTGTTCTTTAGCATAAAGATCAATTAGATTCTCTTCCTCATTTCCGCCACCAAGACACTTAGGTAAGATATGATGCCGCTCATGATACCCATCTCCGCAATTAAATCTTCCACGAGTATCTAAAATATTCTGTATAAATTCTTTATATGTCTTTTCCTCTTCCAAATGTACTCCCCCTGATGTCATAAACTCTCATAATGCTATTTCCTTTCTTTTTGTATCTTTTAAATTAATTTTGTATTTTAAGGGAGAAATTAATCTCCATTATAATTCGTCATCGTCACTGAACAGATCAACGTCTTCGTCTTCGTCTTCGTCTTCGTCCTTAACCTTCACAACAGCCGGATGCATATTGTACTCGGTATAATCAGTTTCCTGCGCTCCCTTAGTACTACCAAGATCTGCAAATCTTAGTTCGCTCACTCTAGACCCAGCAATACCGCCGCCCATTTCTCTCTTAACAGTTTCAAAATTGAGTAAGCCCATTTCTATATCGTCTCTTACTTCTTCATCGAGATCTTCAAGACGAATTTCCTTTCTCTCAGCCCCATCTACGACATCCAAATTTAGATCGATGCACTTAATTGCACCATCTTCGCACGTAAACTTCTTCTTGAGTGCATTTACCTTCTTCTCAGTACCAGTTACAACAATTGTCATAGGTTTGAATCCAAAGTCCTTTACGCTGCTGTCGTAATACTTAACAAACCCGTTTACAAATACCTTTTCGCTTTCAGCGTAGCTGCTATCGTCCCAACAATCTGCACCAAAATAAAATTCAGTCTTAAGAAGCAGCTTTTGTTCTACGTCTGCGCCCATCAGTTCGATTTTACGAACATGATAATTAGTATAGAACTTCTGCTTGTCTGCACTGTACTGAACTTCGTAATCACCTGTGATCTTGAATTTGTTGCCAACAATCTTATCAGACTGAACAACTTTTGCACAGTACTCTGCGAAATCTGACTCTGCTAGAAATACATGTCTACGCTTATTGCTCTTATCAAGAGCTTCCTTAGCAGCTTCTACAGTATCACATCCTGTTTCCATTTGCTGCTCATCAGTAATAGTTCCACTCTCTACAATATGCTGTAGTGCATAGCGCATCTTCTTATTACCAAGATCTACGACAAACTTCTTAAATCCAGCGACCTTATCGATTTCCTCTTGAGAACTTCTCTTGTCCCATTCAATAGTAATTGGCTGGCCCTTAGTTACCTTGCCATTTGCATCAGTAGTACTTTTACTGAACGTCTTTACTGAATTCTTCTTCGGATCAGTCCACATACCACCCTTTGCCTGTACCATTACTCTGTTAAATCCACTTACTACATTAAAATTAGTAGTTACGTTGCACCACCCAGATTTATACTCGGTCTTCGTAACTGGATCAAATTTTTCTGTTTTCTTAATTGGCTTAATTTCTCCATAAAATTCAAACGTATCTGGCATAATTATATCTCCTTTTAAATTAATTTTGTATTGTGTTAATCATAAATAAAATCGCTCATCGAAATTTGGATTCATATACAAATATTTTTCCAATAAATCCATTCCAACATATAATTGTGAAGTTTCTGTTTCACATTCGTCACACCACAAATCAACAAACGCATCTTCTGTTTTATATTCAAAACGTGTTTCATGTATTTCTCCGCATTGTTGGCACTGATAATAATATTTCTCACTCATACTTACGCTCATGCCCAAACCGACATCCAGCTTCCCCCTTTCTGCAAATATGTTAGTTACAAGGGCACCAGACCCCCTATCTCGTGCCCTTATTATACCACATATTTCCAATTTGTCAAGACCTTAAAATGATTTTTATACTCATCATTTTTCCCTTAATTTCCACCTTTCTGTTGTTAATATCATATGAAACAACATCATCTTTATTAATATAGATTGCTTGTCCACGTGCACGGAACCCCCATCCCGCTTCTGTTTCTGGTATAAACTTCATTTGAATATGTTGCTTGCCGAAGAGTTTATGCTCTGTATAGATGTCTACATTTTTATCTTTTGTTTCTCTTAATGCCTCAAGTATTTGTCCCATGATTTACTCCCCTTTTTGCTACTAAAATTATACAAATATTCTAACATATTTACCCACAATATGCAAGAACTAATGTTCCCCTGCTATATATTTCTAATTAATTTTGTACTGTAAGTATTTGAATAATGAGCAACATAATTAAATATATTGCTCGTATTTCTGTGCTATCGTATCAACATAATAGTCTTCAGCAAAATCGTATTGCATCGCTAACTCTTTTCCTTTTGCTGTTTTTAAAAACTCTCTAAGTGTCAAACCTGTTTCCTTTATGCCAAGTTGAAGATAATGGAACATTCCTGATGCACTCAGATTCTTCATAGTTAAACCCGGAATGTCCAAATACTCTCTAAATATTTGAATACGGCGATAAAAGTAACGGAATTTTTGGTCATTAGAATCGACATTCCTAGTATTTGCTCTTGCTTTATAAAGCCTTCCTTTACCTTCTACCTCAATTATACGCATTGTATTTCCATAGCTCATGATTTCCGTCTCAGCAAATGCCTTCGGCAACAATTCTTTTAAACGTTTGCTAATTTGAAATTCTTTTCCATTTATACGAAGAATATCGCCATGTACACATTCTTCAGAAACGGCATATATGTCTTTCATGCTTTGCCTTGAAACACCATCCCAAAGAAGTTCAACAATTGCTTTATCACTCCAATTTAAAAGTTGTGCTTCAATATCATCAAGTTCCTCTCTACTTAATAATATGCTTCCACTTTTATCAATAAGATCTACAACATCTGCTTTTGCAATTGACTCGTATTCATTTTCTCCACGCATTAAACGTGAATAATGCTTCAATATGATAGCGTAATTTAGCAACGAATTAACAGATTTCGCTCTGAATTGCGCAAACATATCCAATATTTCTTCCCTTGTAAATTGTGATGCATCCTTATTTAGCTTCTCTTCAAATGGTTCTGTCTTTCTGAAAACCGCATAAAGGCTAGTTTTTGCGACTACCTTACTCTTCAAGTATTCTTTTATAAATGCCTCTTTTTGTTCTTTGTCAAACATCTCCTTTTCACTCCCTTATGGTTTACATTATACAATACAATATTAATTTAGTCAAGATTATTTCACGATGCTATCAAGAATATTAACTGCCTCTTGCTTCTGGCTGTCAATTGCAGCAACATATCTCATTGTTGTGGAAACATTTTCATGATTCAACATTTCCTTTATAACCTGAACTGGAACATCATGTGCTGCCATTTGAGTTGCAGCAGTTGCTCTAAGTTTATGAACTGTGATATGTTTATCGCTCACGCCATCTAGATACTTCGCCAACAACATTTCTACATTTTTTGTAGACATTCTATTGTTCCATTGAGAAACAAATAATGGCCCACTTTCTTCTACTTTAAAATAATCTCTTCTATCTTGAATCCAGTTTAATAAAAGCTGTCTCATATTTCCGCCAAAACTAATTAACCTTTCCTTTCTCCCTTTTTCAATTACCTTAATTGTATTTGTCTTAAAATTGATATCTTCTACATTGATCTGCACTAATGCAGATTTTCTAAGACCAGTAGAAATAAACAAAGAAAACATACATAAATCTCTATTTAATAATCTTTCATTTGCCATTGTTTTAATGTTTGAAAACAACTTATTGATTTCGTTTTCTTCAAGAAATGTAACCGTATGATCTGTTTTAACTTTTGGTCTTCGAACTCCTTCTACCGGATTTTCATCAATATAATTAGAATCACTTAAAAATGAAAAGAATTTTTTAATAGCTGAAAATTTTGTAGCCAAAATGCTATCACCGATTCTAACCAGCTCTCCATTAATTTCTTTAGTACGTTGTGAACTAATAAATTGTTTGATGTGCGTTGAATTTACATTTTTATAATAATATTCATCTTTATTCCCGTTTGTAATATAGTTCATAAATTCTACATTATAATCAATATAATGCTCAATAGTATTATATGATCTATCATCTTCCTCCATGTAATAATAAAATTCTTCGAAAACTTTAGGCAAATATTTAAGTTTGTCTTTAATTAACTTTTGTTTATTTAATTCAGCTTCAAGTCTTCCGTTCATAATTTACCTCCTTAATATTAATTATGTTTTTGATATTTCCATATAAAATATACAATCGTAATGAATATCCAGCCTACAATCCTTCCATTAAATAAGCTTACTAAAATCATCAATACGATATACCAAAGCGTTCCGTTGAAAGTATCTACATACTGATTTTTATCTCGTGAAGATTTAACCCAATTGTCTACATCCTTTTGGTTATATACTTGCTTAACAATTCTAACCAAATCTTTATGCTTTGCACTTATTCCAATCCCATCTTCATTAACGCAACTGTAAACGCCATTATTATACATTGAATCAACATAATATATTCCTTTCAGATGATAGATTTTATGATCTGCTTGACATTCTATATCACCATCAAGATATAATTTTGTCTTGTATCTTCCGCTCAATTGCTTATCTGCAAGCCATTCATTAAAATTCTGATTAGCATAGCTCATTTAATCTCTCCTTCATAAACCCAATATTTCCCTACGACTCCTTCCGTACAGTTCCAAGAATCGTACCAGCTATGATCACACAAATAGCTCATGTGGTGCACTCCAACATGAGCAAGACATCTCCCGTTATAAATTTTTGCAAATTCATATGCCTTATATTTTTTACCATTCGCTTTCTTTGGCTGTGATTTTTCTGTCCAGCCGTTTTCCTTAAAATATATGGTATAATTTTCTACAGCTGTTGTCATATACCCAGTTTTAATTGCATAATCAGTCAGTTGCTTTAACACGTCCACCCATTCTCTTCCCTCTGCTGCTGCGATTGCTCTAATTACACAATCATCAGTATTTTTTCCTTTTGGATTTGCGTTATAGTATACAAATGCAGGTTCTCCATTATACTTTACCTTTTTATACATTTTTGATACCTCCATATAATCTTTCTTTCCTGTCAATTCGTCTTTGCTTTGTAACCGCTCTCTGTCTCCACCAATCATGTGTTTCAATCTTTTCTAAATAATGACATTGCTTTTGTAGGCAATTCTTCTTTCTAATTTGCCTTACCGTCATACAACATCCATGCAATTTACAATAAGCTGCACAGTTTTCAGATTCACATCCGTATAACGTTTTCACCCAAATCATCCTTTCCTTTCTATGATAATCTTACCACATTAATTTTGTTTTGTCAAGAATTTTGAGAATATTTCGTCAACTCGCCATCCTCTTTTCCATTGCCTTACGATAAGGTTCAAATGCTTCTGCTTCGTTATACTTCATATCATTAAGAATTTTAACTCTCTCACTTTCCGTAAGAATTTTTGTAACTCTAATCCTGTCTGCAATTACCCAAAGCCTATTTCCAGATTCTCTAAAATTATAGAATCCTCCATCTGGTAGTCTATCTGTAAAACATTTTTTAGGAAGTTTTTCTACGACAGAAGTATAATCAACATCTGCCACATATTCTACTTCACACCAAACCCTTTTGAAGCGCTTTCCTCTTTGGCTTTTATAAGTTCCATTTGCAGACATAAGCCATGGAGCAGAAGGGCTTACCGCACCCAAATGCCACCCCGGACGATGTGCAAACTGAGGGTGATATTCAACTATTTCCGCCATAACCCATTCATGCATTGGTGTTTCTGTAGTCTTAGAAATAAAAAGAGGAAATAATTTATTGTCATCCCTCATTTCAAATAACTTATATCCTTTTTTGATAATATGTTTCATAATTAATCTCCTTTCAATTAAAAAGAGACCCGTTATTCACGAGTCTCAATTTCATTTTTCATTTGCTCTAAACATTTAGAACAAATATTAAAGCTTATAATTACATCATAATATCCAAGTCCGATGCGATTGAACTTAATTTTCTTTTCTGCCTTTTCCCCACACACCAAACAACTACTTCCTTCGTGCAGTTCCGTAATCTCAATAATCTTTTCCATTTTACACCTCAAATTATATTTATTATATATTATTTCATTAACCCTTTGCAACCTTAAGCCCAAGTTTATAATACTCAAGATTTCTCTTAACAGAATGCTTTCTATTCAGCAGAGAAAACGCCAGCTTATGAGCTTTAATTTCCTTTTTAATTTTATTCTTGATGCTCCAAACCTTATCCTCAAATCTGCACTTCCAACAATCAGCATAATCCAACGAATCCCAGCCATCATATGTGTAAAAGTAATGGTTGGAATAAAAATTCAACCTATGATATTTCCCGCAAGTATCACACTTCCTGTAATACCACTCCCAATTGGCTTCGTCATGTGGAAGCTCTTCAATAAGATAATCATACTGACCATAGTCATTGTCTTCTCCCTGTAGTACAGGATTCTTCCACCAGTTTTTCATAATTAATTTCCTTTCAAATTAAATTATCTTCAATCACAAGTATATTTACTTTGTGCGTGTAAGCGCAACATGAATCTAGTCCGATACATCCATCATGTTTACAAATATCAAAGCAGGCATCTTCTCCAAATTCACTTCCAATTCCTTTTGCCGCCCAACCATAGCTGTTGTGAAAATGCCCATGCACGATTGTTTTGCCTGTTTTATTTAGACCATCATCTGCAAGTTTGAAAGGATTTCCCCATCTTGCAGTTTCCCAAGCAGAAGCATGAGCAGTTCTCCAATCTGGATTATACTCAAACTTTCTATTTCTTATATAATATACGGGATAATTATCATTGCACTTTAGGGCAACGAAGCTATGCACGAATATATAGTTTTCTGTTTCATAGTAATCAACCATTTGATCTAGCAGCGGTTTCATCTTTTCAATTGCAACCATGCAAGCGACATCCCAGTTTTTTGCTTCTGGAGCCAAATCCATAATAGTTTTTGCCGTACCATTTGACCAGTCATGAGACATAGGATAGCGGCGCTGACAAAACTCTTCGAAAAGGCTCTCGTGATTGCCTTTGACAAGTACCTTATTTGGCACATTCATTAAATAATCTAAGACCTGTTGACTTTCATCGCCCCTATCAAAGCAATCTCCACAAATCACTAGCAACTGTTGCTCATTCCCAGACTCAAATTCAGCTTTATCAAGCGCTTCTTTCATGGGCGTATAAAATGAATGAATATCTGATACTGCAAATATTTTCATTTCCGTTCCTCCTTAATTTTGTATTGTTCCCTTAATACAATCCCATGCATTGGATAGCGCGAAATCCTCATCTAAATACTTATTCACATACCTTCGATACTCATATGCCATTTTATCAGTCAACTGCATAATGTCGTCATAGCTCTTTTCGCCATACCATTCATCGTCGCTAAAATGTTCATCAATGTAACATAAACAAGTATCTCTGTCAAATTCGTGCTCTCGTTCTAGATATGCCGTATAAAGTTCGTCTTTTGTAAGTTCAAATTCGTTTCCATTTCTAACAATTTTCATTCATCTTCCTCCTTAATTAAACCATTTAATAGTCGGACTTCCACTAAACCCCTTTTGCCAGACATACCAACAATACGCTACCGCCGAATCCGCTTTTAGATTTCCATTCTTATCCTTTTTAAACTCTCCATTCTTGGCGCACCCAATACGAGAAATAGAAACGTAAACAATCTTCGGCGGATATTTCTTAAACAATTCTTTTCTGCCTTGCCCCTCAAGGAACGTTAGCTTAAGGAACATAGCGACTTTATGTCCGTCTGTCACAATATCCATTGCGTGTTCGACAAATTCTTTTGCAAGACTATAAGGTGGGTTTGTGATTATGTCCATATTTCTCGGATCATTAATACTAAAAAAATCTACATTTCCAATACCATATCCTCTGTCAATAAGGTCTGTTGCACATACTGTATGCCCATGACTTTTAAGAACTTCCGCAATATGGCCTTGTCCGCAAGCGGGCTCCATAATTACCTTACTAAACTCCTCAAGTTCAAGTAGCATTTCTACTGCACTTGGAGGGGTAGCATAATAATCATTTACTTCTCGTTCAGTTTCACTATGGTTGCTCGCACCATGGCAAGAATAAATTGCCTTGCTATTTCCTGTCCAATCCTTAGCTGCCATAAATTATGTCATTTCCTTTCTGTTATTCGTCAACTAAAATTACTGTTTCTCCGTCTTCAAACTCTTTTCCACATATATCACAACAGTGTCCATGTGGGTCATAAAAATCTTCTGTTGAATCAAACCATTGCCAGTAATCAAATTCTGCCTCCTTGCATGGTTCATCTCCTTTAAAACATTGTTTGCAAATAATCATAAATATCACATCCTTATATTAATTTTGTATTGTTAATGTTGGTCAAACTTAACAGATTGAATTTTCTTATTGAAACACTTTCTACAAATACTACAAGTGATTGTTTTATCCTTTTGATTAGGACAACCAGTTGTCCCATTTGGAAACTCAGGATTCAAAGTTTTATCCTTGAAATCCACATAAGCAACCGGTAAATTATGAGGATTTTCTACCTTCCAACCAATATGCCATGCAGAAAATCTGATTGTAAGGTTATCTGGCAAGTCTCCGTTCTTATCAATCCATTCATTTACAATCCAATATTTCTTTGTATATGCAAGGAACTTAATATCGGTAAACGTCTTTGCCAAGTCAACCATCCCAACAAAGAAGTCCGCATCAGGAATATCACCGCAATCTGTCCACCTAAACAACGGATACGGACGGTGCTTAATCTTAAATTTTACTTGCTCCCAAAAGTCTACCGGATCTGTATTGTATAGTCTCAAGTTTCTTGTATATGCGGCCTGTACAACTGCTATTTGCTGTCTGCCTTTCATACAATAGCAGCCGCCGTTTCTACATGGGGCATCTTCGCGACAAGTACAAACGGGAAATGCTAAGTCATTGCACAAAGGGCCTGTCTTACTGTTGTGGTCGCTTATATGTACCTCATTTGTCTTTACTGAAAGATAATTAATATAGTCTTCTCTGTCCATCCATACTTTATTTTCGTTTGTCTTTTTCATAATTGTACCTCCATTATACATTAATTTTGTATTATTGTCAATAAAAAGGCGTAGATTTCTCTACGCCTTGTTCTGCATTCGCAATCTATCTTGGATTCTCTGCCAATACCAATGAATCCGGCAAAGTCTGTCCCAAGACATTCTGTCGCTGCAATAAAATACTTCTGTTCTAAGGTCATTACACAATTCTACAATGTTCATTTCTTTTTCTTCATCCGTCTCCCAAAGATGAATCCAATTTCCCTGTACAAGATTTGTGAACAGGTCTTTGCGAACTCTCTTTGGAAGCTTAAAGCAATAAATGCAAATTACATTAAACATTTTTGGATACTTGTCCAAAGTTTCCTCCCAATTTTTAATGCGAAAAAATTCATTAACGAGTTTGTAATACTTTTTACGAGTCATTTAATTTTTCCTCTTTTTATCTTGCACGACTTACTTTAATTGTATTTCCTGTTGTTAAATCTTTTATAAGCACATAACATCCACCATAAATTCCGTAGCAATAATAGAAATTTGCAATTTCCTTCTTGATTACAAAACCATCGTCATCGTGTGTTTCGAGATAAATTGTATAATCATTGTTATTTCCAATTCCGTTTGCATGATGACAATTCGAGAACTTTAACCCAAGTTTCTCAACGTCTTTTTTGAAGCCAACAATTAAATCACATGCTCTGTGATCGTTATAGCAATAACTATCAAGAATGTGTTTGTTTACCCCAATGTGTTTATTAAAAAGTTTGTTGATAATAGACATATACTCGCTTTGTTTCATTTCAAATCCTCCCTTAATTTTGTATCGTCTTAAATACATCCTCCACAACATCCCCACTCAACGTTATCATTGAACACTTCATTAATTTCTGTTGCATATTTACGGAACTGTTCAGGAATCATATTAATATCAATTTGCCATTCACCTTGCCACGCTCCCTCATAATTGGGATTTAGACCACCGCCGCTACTCCAAAACCGATGGTATTTCGGTTTCTCTTTAGACTCAAAACCATAGCCAAACGTTGCAATCTCTCCATCAATTTCAAGTGTTAAATCTCCAGTGCAAAGATTTGGATATTTCCCAGTATAAGAAACAAACTTTACATGATTAGTTTCATTATTGTTATAATTAATCAGCATTTTATTCTCCTTTTAACATCTGCCCAATCAGTTCCATTGCCTTATCGTCTTCCAGATAAAATCCATCACTTTCAATCTGTGCCTGAAGATTACACACTAACTGCATAAATCTCAAGTCAGGAACCATGTGCCAGTATTTCTTAAGCATCTCACAGAACTTGTCAATTCTCTTTGAATCTCTCATTGTTATCTCCTTTCAATTCTTCTTTGTATGCGTATTCGCCAAAATATTTTTCTTCTGCTGCTTTTCGAGCAGCTATAGCATCTTCTTTGTTGATGAAACTGCCAAGATGGATTAGCTTCCAATTAAATCTAATGTACGCTCTCCAATTGTTGTTCTTTTTGTCCCATGTAACACCAGTTACTCCACTTGAATTATTTCTGTTCAAAGACCGATTCATTGTATTTTGTTGATTTGTGGTTATTCTTAAATTTGACTTTCTGTTGTCTATTTTATGCTGTGGATATGGTGGGTGAATAATATGATCAACACATACATTACAATCCGTTACACCCATAACTAATCTATGCAAATAAATTTTATGATGGTCTTCTCCGTTTGTTATTACATATCCTTGATAATAATGCCAACAATATTTTTTTACTAAATCATAATCTTCTTTATCAAACCAAAATTCCTCTCCCTTCGCTGTATATCCGATAGCATATTCCGCACTATCTAAATCAAACACATTTTCTTTTTTGTTTGCTTTTGATATTTTTTCATTGCGCAAACATCCACATGAAGTTGTATGCCCTCTTTTTAATTCTGTTCCAACCGCCACAATGTTGTCTCTTCCCTTGAGCTTATATGTCGTGCCGTTTCTATGTGAAGTTCTGTCTTCGAAATTTGTATCCAGAATACAGTCAATGGTAATAATGTCATCAAAAATACCGGGGCACTCTGTGAAAATATCCTGAATGCTTTTCATCGTTGCATCAATACATCCTCTATATTTACAACCAGTTCTTGCATCTTCGGAATTGATGTCGTACAATCTACCCCAACCCTGACGGCACTTGAGTTGCATTTCCTTTTTGACCGTTGCAATATACTTACCATCATCTTGTAACACATATTTAATCGACTTTGTAATTTCTTCACATGTTCTTAAGTTTGGGCATCCAAAACATGTTGTAGAAGTTGTGCTCATGAGCCTATGCTCTTTGATCTCTGTGTCCGTATTCTTGAGAATAGTGCCACAATGCGAACATTTGACGAATTTATTTCTATTGTCTCTATAAATAGACACGACGTTTCCCTGATTTACAGTTCTCCCATCCACAATAAATGTTTTTTCATCATTCATTTCCGCATTTTTCCATACGTAGCATTCGTCACCAAACTGTCTAAGCAAAAGTTTCATAAGATGCCTCCGTTAATTTTGTATTGCGTAAAACAAGGGGCAAATGCCCCTCGCTTACTTTGACTTTTCTTCAAACTTGTCGAACCACTTGTCTATTTCATCGAACTTTTTGTTGAACCTTTCTTCCATTTCAAGCAGTGCCTGAAGTATTACATCAACCACTTCTTGTAGTTCCTTGTTTTCCATTTGTATCAGCCCCTTTTGCCTTTATTATATCACCTCTTTCTCAAAATTCAATATGTCATATTCTACAAATTTTCTTAGCCGATTCGCACAAGTCCACCGAACCTTTCTTTGACTGCAATGCTGCCAAACTCACTGAAGTAGTCAATGGTTTTGTTCCATACATAAACAAGGGCATAACCTTCCTTGATGTCGGCATTGTCCATTTCCCACTCCTCCTGATAATCCGATACATACAAGAAATTGTACATATCCATTGCTTCGCCGTCAATCATTGCAGGAGTATGAATTACATGATACACAAGTGCATTGTTTTCCTTTTCAAACTCCTGCACCTTTGCAGTAAGTTCCTTATCGCTGCTGAACTCATACAAACCTCCAGTCGGTTCAGAAAGCTGCACCTCGCCTCTCTTGAATGCCTTGATACACGGAGCAAACAGCCCAAGCTCTTTCATGCGGTTAATTGCCTCTGCCTTTTTGATTTCTCTTGATATGTTCATAATGGTTCCTCCTTTAATTTTGTACTGTATTTCGTTTTGTATTAGTTTGCCCCATTATAGGACAAACTATTTTGTTTAGTCTAAAAATCCACATGCATTTGCAATCATTGCAATAATTGCAAAGACTACGATGGTTCCAATGAGAGCAATAATCCCGTCTTTTGTTTCGTCCTTTCCGAATAGTAGTACACAAGCAATGATAATAAGTAAAATAACAACCATTTGTTTACCTCCCTTTATTAACAAGACCTATACATTATTCGTAATTATTTTACCCTTATTATACTGCTGTGTCAACTTGCTTTACCTTTTAATTATTGTTCGGTTCAATCATAATGTCGAAGTGCTCAAATTCTCCTTCTTCATCAATACGGTCAATTTCCTCACTGAGAGACTGGAGAAATTCTTCTTTGCTTTCACAAATAATGCCAGAAGCATTTGCCTGACCAATGTAGAATGACTTGATGTTTTTCATTTTACCTTACCTCCATTTGAATCATTTACCATCAATACTAATAAACAACGGGATAAACCCAAACAGCAAAAGCATTTTGTACACTTTGTGAGTTGTAGTTGTTACAAGAATCCCTTGCGTTACGGTTGTTTTGATCCAACTTCTCCAAACAAACATATTACTCTACCTCCTTACTTAAGCATCATTTTCAATTTCTCAACCTTGGCTTCTGCAATTGCTTGCTTTCGAGAAAATTCTTTTGCTTTCTGTTGATAATTCGCCACCTGTAGAACCGCAGTATCATATTCTTTTTGCAGCCTTGCACAAAGCCGCGACTGAATCGCATTCGCGTAATAAGCCATATCCTCTACATAGCAATACAAGTGTCCATCTTTCGCAACCTTTCCCTTGTTGAGAATCTGCGTGAAGTATACATAGCAGAATCCTCTGATATCAGAACATTCCTTTGCGCTCGTAAACGCTTCCCCAGTGTCCAAATCAAAGACTGCCTTACCCTTACGACGGTCGCTCTCCACAATATACTTAGCTTTGATGATGGTGATGTTTTTCATGATGTCAATTTCCTTTCTGCCAGTTGGCAATAATTTTGTTTTGTTATTAGATATAGTTGTACACGTTGCTGTCAACCATGACGTCAATTACATTTTCAAAAGGAATGTCGGGGCATTCCATAACGAATTTGCCGACTGCCTCTGCCTTGGAATGTGCGATCGTATCATACCAGCACATAATATTATTTTTGTCTACATATTCGACAACATAATACTTGCTGCCATAATAGTCATCATACATCTCATCAATCCAATCTGCTGCGGCACTGCGATAGCTTTCCACATAATTGAATTTGTCGTTTTCCGTTGTCCTTTCAAGAATCTTGCATGCTTCCTGAATACTCTTTTCCATTTCAGAAAGCACCACATATTCGCTTGTGGTATGTGCTCTGTAATATCCACAGCTGAGATTCACTGCCGCACACCCAATGAATGGCGCAACCTCGCAAATATCAGAGAACGAACCAAATGCTGTTTCATAGAATTCCTTTGTGATGAATTTTTCGAACTCATCATTTGCACACTGATAAAATACTGCGTCGTTTGCATTGGCACGGTCGAACTCAATGATGTAATTAAAATCGAGTTCCTTTGCAAGTTCTGTTTTAATGAATTTCCCTGCGCCAACACATCCAATCTCCTCATCCTCACAGAAAAGAACTGAGCAATTATATTTTTTGAGAATCTTAAAAATCATGTATACACCGCATCGATCATCTCCTCCAATTCCATTAGGAGAAGAAATAATGTTCTGTTCTGTATCATATTCAACCATGGTCGGCAAGATTTTGTGCACTGTGTCAAGATGTGCCATCAAGAGCACGGGGAATTTACCTTGTGCAAACACAAAACCATCCCCGCTGACAATTTCACCGTGTGTTTTTACCAGTTTCTGTTTCACATGATTCTTCAGTGATTTCTGAGACATGCGGCAAATTTTTTCAAACTCTTTATTCATATTCATTTACCTCCCTTAAATAGCCTGTTCTTCGGCGTTTGCCTCGGAGCTTTCTTCTTCATCGTCTTCTTCCTGTGCTTCCGCTTCTTCAAGACAACTATCACACAACCAACGTCCATTATGTTCTGTCAAGTCTTCGCTTCTGAAGAATTCTCTGCAGTCATCGCAGAAAGAATAATTCTCTTCAAGACAATTGCGGCAAACATAATCTTCAATGGAGTCTACATATGTCATGCGGCTTTCCCTATGGTACTCTCTACAATCGGAACACTGTCTGTAATAATTATCCAAACAATCATCACACACAAAATAGCCACCATCTACTTCTGTTACACCGCTAACAACGTAGCTTTCGCAGCAGTCGCACCAGCTTACACAATCGCTGCAATATGGTTCTCCGTTAATCCAAACGACTTCGTCACTATCACTTTCAATGAGGCAACCGCAATTTGCGCAAGTTACTTTACTAGCGCAGCAAGAAATATTTCCCTGTTTGTCATGTTCATAGCCGCACTTGATACAAATCGGTGCATGACCAACTGTGAAGTATTCTTCATTCTCGCTTCCCTTCAGACGAGAAAGTGTGCAATTACTGTAGCTCTCATAGTCTCTATAGTGAGTGCCTTCGGATACCACATATTTGCTTGCCGCATCAGTTCCCTTTGAGACAGTCCACAGATTCGGAAATTCAAAGATTTCGGACATAATCTTTTGGACAATTTCTCTGTAAGGAGTATATGCACCACCGTTTCCGTCATTGTCTTGCGGGTACAGTCTGCCCTGTACGAGTTTGTCTTCTGCCCAATGGAACATCTGACGGTTAATCTTAGGCTCATGCCAGAAATCTTTCCCTCCGTAGGCTGCGTCCACAGTATAGAATACCATGGAAGGCTTATCCAACATGTAGCTTACAGTACCAGAAGAATACATTCCTTCATAACTGTTAGGCATACCACGCTTGTTTTTCTTGTCGATGGTATGGCAGCTTGCCCACGAATTACCAAACGACATGGTGAGATAATCAAGCGGGTTCACAGAAAGAACGGTATGCCTTACAATCTGAAGCGGATTGATTGCATCAGCATACTTTGCAAATTCCCTATTGTAGTCGGGCAGCTTATTGTAGCCAATGTATGTGAGCAGCTTGTTCATAACGCGGCTCATCTTCTGTCCGTTGTGAGCGTGAATGTCAGGCAACATTTCATTAAATTTACCTGCGGTTGCCTCGTCAATGTACTGGTCAGAGAATTGGTACAGATTGATAACGAAATTGAAGATAGCTCCAGGAAGTTTTTTACCATAAGACGTGCAATAGTCTTTCATGTCATCAGGCATGAATTCCCTTACTGCAAGTGCATTGTCCAAATCCAGAAGCCATTTGGCAAAGTCTCTAAGCGCATTGGTGCTTGTCTCGCGTGCAAAATTGTGGCTGAATACAATCATGAATTTGCCTTTGAGATAGTTCGGATGCTTCTTGAAAGCGGTGATAAGGTCTGCCTTGTTTTCTGCCCATGTGTTAATGATCCTGTCGAGCGCTTCCTCGGTGTAGTCGTAGTCATATTCATCGAGCAAATGCTCCATGTCCTTAAGAAGTGATTTTCTTTCGTCCTCAGTGATAATTTCCTTTACATCCATTTTATTTTCCTCCTTTTCTTCAATACAAGTTGATTTAACTAACTCAAAATAACGAGCCGACACTCTCCATTCCTTAAAAATACCAGGCATGCTATTAGATACACAGATTGTGTCGTCGTTGATTACTCTCGTCACATACCCAATCCAACCTCTCGTTGTAATGGTATAATGACTTCCATCATCAAGTGCTTTTACCATGTCGCCAACATGAAACATAATTTATTCCTCCTTAATTTCTCTTTCAGCTTCGCTGTATGTGTCAGCACTGCAATAGAACTTTCCGTCTGCATAGACAACATAGTGTCCATATTCACATTTGATTTCAGTTTTCATTGAGTACCTCCTTCGTTACATCAATTCCGTTGTAGATGATGAGCAATTCTGTATTGTCAACATCACTTACAAGCACAAACATATTGTCAAGACCTGCTTCGTAAGTTGCTTTGCTCATTTCCTTTACAGGATTAGAAATGTCAGTAGGAATTGCGTGATAGTAATTGTAGATGTCGTCAATTCCCTCTGCTGTGAATACGACAGAATAAATTCCGTCCTCATACATGGTGAGAAGCAAGTCATCGCCAAAGATTGATTTGAACTCTGTGTCAATTTCCTTTACGCATTCATCCTTCGTGATGCCACTCGGCTCGGTTTCCGTTTCGTGAACTTCGGCTGATGTCAGCATCGGATTTGTACAAGCAGTCAGGGACAGGATAACGAGCAGGGCAAGAACGATAGCAAGAATCTTTTTCATGGTTTTATTTCCTTTCAGTAATAATTTTGTATTGTTTAATTTTCGGTTTTTTCTTTGAGGGCGGCAAGTTCAGCAACTGCCTCATCTCGCTCTTTGATAAGAGCTTTAACTTCGTTTATCAGGTCAATGACAAAGGCTCTTTTTCCGCCACGACATACGTTCGTTGCGGCACAATTATCGCATGACCTACACGAACAATCAGAAATAGCATAAATAATGCCGATTTTATCTTGAATGGTCATTTCACTTCCTCCTCTGGATAAAGTTCTTCATCGAGCAGAATGTAACCCAATGCCTGAAGAACAATGGGCGCTTCATCGGGTTCAATTCCGTTGTCAATCAAGCACTGTTCTGCCTTGGAGCGGTTGTTTTGAGCATCAATGGTTACAGCTTCAACAGCAGCGTTCCATCCCTTACAATAGTCCATAGAAGGAGCCATAGACATATAAAATCTTCTCATTTGCTTTACCTCACTCTTACACAAAGTTCGTTGTCGTAGAAGCCGAAGGCAACGACTTCCTTTTCATACACATTTCCATAGGATAAAGCAACCTCAACTTTTCCTTTTACAATCGGGTTGAGATTGTCGTCATTAACAACCAGAATGCCATTCCAATTGTCATAGAGATTTACAAAGTCACGCAGTTTCATTTGCCTTACCTCCTTAATAAATTTTCCTCATCTTTTCCATTTGCTCCTCCGTAAAGATACGGCGAAGCCCTGCATATTCCTCACCACAAGCAAGGAAAGTTTCCCTTGCAGAGATACTGTCGGTACTGTAGCCGAACTCGGCACAGAAGTCGCTGAAGCTGTCGTAGCTGTATTTCTCTACGCAAGCAATGATGTCATACTCGGTGGGAATTGCGTTTGCCTTGAGTTTTGCAAGTTCTGCCCTTGCCTTTGCCTTTTCATGAGACCTCAGACAATCATAACTTGCTTTATACTTCTGTTGAGCATAGGTTCTCTCGGAAACTTCACTCACCTCTGTGTTGTGCAGGCTGTCCCAGAAGTAGCTTGTGTATTTGCCTTTGGGAGTTGTAATGGTGAACTGATACTTGTTGTGCGGCTTGGTTTCGCCCAACCAGTGAGAAGGGATCTCCTTTCCGATGAAGCTGATTTCCATTGTGGCGTTACTGTCCGCAAGAAACTGTTTCGCTTGAGCTTGATATTCAGTCATTTTACATTCTCCTTTCTATTTGCCTTAAATGGCATAAAGTCGTCTGCCTTCGAGGACACCGCACAGTTCAATCAGGCGGCTTTCCCTTAAAGAAAGAAGCCCTTCCCTGCCACAGATGTCAATGATTGTGTCCTCATAAATTGCATCTGCCTTTGGGAACGCGGCTTTAAGCTGACTCATATATTCATTTGCCTTCATTAAAGCACCCCCATTTCCCTTAATGCAGCTTTTGCCGCAGTTGTGATATGGTCGTCATGGCAATTGTACTTGTCATACCAGCCGCAAACAATTTCGCTTGGGATGGTTGCGTGGATGCAATCCCAAGCAAGACGAGTGCCGAAGTCCTTGTAGTTCCCATTTGCCTTGAGTCTTTCGGCATACTCGGGCAAGTTTGTGATTTTACTGAAGTTTGCCTTGATGAAAGGAATTTCGCTTTTGAGTTTCATTTGATTTACCTCCTAAAATTTAATGATTTGCGTGGATATAATTGTTTGGGCATCACCACCTTCCTTGCACTCCGCCTTACTTGTAAAGCGGAGAGTTAAGTTCAATCTTGTGGCTGAAGCTCCAGCCCATGGACATAATCAGTCTGCCAACATCAGCGGCAGTAGTTGTTACGAACTCACCCTTGATGGGCAGAGGATTGATGGGGCACTTGATGCGGCAAATGCACTTGCCAGCCTCATGACGAACGAGGATAACGAGCTTAACGATACGCTCCTGAGCATAATGTGCTTCGGCTCTTACGAAGTGTTCGGAGTACTCCATGTTGCCGTCAACAATGAACTTAGCGCGGTTCACATCGAACCACTTGCTCAGGTTGTCATGTTTGGTGTAGATATAAGCGGTGTGATAGGTGGGCTTGGTATCACACTCAGGTTCAGACTTGAGCAGAGCAATAGCATCGTTGTTCATACGAGTATCACAGCTCTCCACACCATAGTAAGGGCACTCCTCACAGCACATACGATTGGTGTCACCACAGATATCCAGCGCCTTCATAACTTCCTGCTTATTCATAAGAACCTCCACGTTTTAAGCCCGTCGGCTATTAAATTTGACTCGTGTTTTACGCAAGCCTCTGAGCAAAGCCCATAAGGAAACCCTCGACGCAAGGTCAAGGGCTTCATATAGGTTTTATTCAGTTGGCACTGGCGCAGCCAATCGGAAAAATTGTGACTCATTGACGTTGCACACCTCGTTGCTTAGCCAGCATGAGTTATGACTAGTCATCCGTAGAACTCATCGAAACGCTCCTGAATCTTGTCATGAGTCAGCCTGCCCATGATGATTTGAGGGTCTGCATTAGGACGCCGGGAGCACTCATCAAGGAAACGGTGCTCAATGTCCTTGTCCCACTTGAGGCAGAAACCACGGAACACTTCTTTCTTGGCGTCAATGATGTCTCGCTGCTGTTTAGTCATATTGCAATCCTCCTGTTTTATACTTGTTGATTTGACCAGTGATATTTAATTGTTAGTGGGCTTCTTCCTCCTTAGTTTCAAAATACGCCACAACCATTTTGTGGGTGTAGCTGATTGCGCAGTGGTCGCAATCAATGCGCATACCCTTGTTGCAGCAACAGTCGCAAGAATACTGGAAAGATTTTTGTGCTTGCTCCTTAGTTGTTGCATCATACTGGAAATTGATACCTCTTTGTTCAAACTTAGTCATTGTTTGCTCCTTCCTATGAGCTTGACCTTAACCCCTATTGCTAGTGGGTAGTCAGTAAATAAGCCCATAATAATAGGCGTAAGCTAAACACTTACGCCCACTGGTTATAAGTTTATTAGCCGTCAAATAATTTGTTGTGCTCAAAACTCTCTGATTGTGCATCCACCGTCAAGCCACTCCATTAAGTCAATTGTGTGATGCCCAAGCATTTCAATGTTCAGTTCGTTGGGCTTAAAGCCAATGCAAATGTCACGTTCTTCATCATAGACGCTCTCAAACTGTGCAATGATGTTGTGGTTGCTATCTGCAACGAATAGAACTCCTGCGTCGTAAGCTGTTGGCATTATGCCATCAGCCCAGCCAATGAAGTGACATCCATAGTAGAGATTCTTCAGGTCAGTGAATGTAAATGTCATTTTGTGTTTCTCCTAAGCAATTTGTTGATAGTGAACATGATGAGTTTTGCAAAGTGCAATGTAGTCGTTGAGTGTCATGTCACTCAAGATGTACTCCTGATAGACATGACCATGTGCATACATTGCTTCATGCAAAACATTGCCGACCTCAAACACAATGCTAAGGTCGGTGCAAATGATATGTGTACACTTGAGCGCCAGAGTTTTAAGTAGTAATTCAATGCTCATGTTTATTCATCAACCTCCTCATCTTCACATGGTGGAGTGCATTTATTCCTCCCAGCTTCTTTGACATAATCATCAAGTGTGCATCCGTCAAACCATGTTTCTTCTGCGGCTACACAATCGTGCTCATCGAGAAAACATTCGTGGAGTTCATTGTCAACCACAAAGACAACCTTGTCGGTGTAAGATAAGAAAGGGATGTTTGCTACGTTGAGCAATTGGATAAGGGTTAGTTTGTTCATAGATTATTCCTCCTCTCGGATGTATTCATGATATTCATCGTCAAGCTCGTCGTCATTATTGTAGCCGTAACCAATGACGTAGGTATCGCCGTCGTCACTCACCAAGTAAGCATTATGAATAGCCTCGTTGCGACCAACCTTGACACCAATGATATAGGCAATGAGCATGAGACAGATAGCAGAGAAGATGATGATGGACTTTTTCATAATTTGTACCTCCTAAATATTATTGACTCGTGTTTCACACTCGTCGAGATTGACTAGCATATAATGCTCGTCTGTTTCACACTGGGTGTTTGTTTGTTAAGCTATGGGGACTCACACCTCATAGCCCGGTGAAATATATAAAAACGCATCTATGCAAAAACACATAGACACGAGAACATAAGAAAAGTGAACGGCTTGAAAAAATACAAAACCGTTCACACAAAAAAATAAGCCCCTCACCCCGAAGGGTGAGAGGCTATAGGGATCAGGTCGCGTTACTTGATCTCTTCATAAGTGCCGACAACCTTACCGGACTTACCGAGAACGCCGAGTTTCTTTGCAGTAGCCTTGTAAAGTGCCTTGTCAAAGTACATTCCAGACTTGGGAACATAGCCCATAGCTTCATAGACCATAGCCCTATTTTCGTCAGCTGTCTTGACACATTTATGTGTCTTGTAAAATGCCTCACGTTCAGCGGCTCTGTCAGCCTTGCTCTTTTCCCACTTTTCAGCGGCACTCATTCCGGTAGTCCTGGTAGGCTTACCAGGAACAGAAGAAGAAAGAAGAGACTGAACAGCAGCCAATTCTTCAACGGTAGAAGCCTCGATAACAGTACCATTTGCCAAAGTAACTTTCAACATGATTAACTCCAATCTGCTACAGTTAAGTAGCTAAGGCTAACAAACTCAGTCAACCGCTGAGCCGTTGCCCACCACCAACATAGCACAATTTTTTTGTGTTTTGACAGCCAGAAAAGCAAAAAACTTCTCAAAATTGATATTTTGAGAAAATTGATTTTTTCGACGTGTAATCACGCATCCGGGGTACATAAAACTAGCGTTTGCAATGGTTTTTTCAATGTTGGGTATACGAGGTTATCATATACACTAACTCAGAAAAATTTCTCTAAACTTTTTCACTATTATTGTGTCAAATATTACCTAAATATCATCTAAATATCGTTGACCACTGCCACATAAAACAGCACTCTTTTCTAATAATTTCCCACTATCAAACCCATTTTACACGTCTCTTTATACAAAATTATCCATTATATAAATTATAAAACAAATCATTTATCAGATTAAATTAACAATATGAATCGTAAAATAACAACATATAATTACCTATATATTAAACTTTTGCTATAAATTTTCTCTTAATTATTACAGCATCAAAATTGTAAAACGGCTAATTTAACCAACAATTTCTTTATAATTCAATCCAGAATATATAAAATTCATCAAAAATATCTGTCCAATTACTATACAAACATTTACACACCAACTAATCATTGCCAAAATCCGTTTCAAATCTTATTTTGGATGGTTTGCTTTAGCAAGCCAGACAAAGCGAGAGTCCCATGACTGGGACGTTTTTTGAAGACGAAGTGAAACGAGTCGGCAAAAACTCGCTAGAGGGTTGATATAATATATACACCACACATATTGCAAAATCAGCCTATCATATACCAGAACGCTTTCAACCATCTCCCACACCTGTCCATATAAACTATACCCAACCAAACCCAAATACCATTCAAACTATTTCTCTTTTGCCCTCCTATTATATTAATATTTTTTATATTAAATATAATTATATTAAGTGTCCTAAATTTCGGAATTTTTTTTCCGAAAAATGGGACACACTTTTTCCGAAAAATAGGACACTATCTTTAACCACCACTCGCCGCGCCCATACCATCTTGTTTTTTGTGATTTATATTATATTAAATTATTATATTAATATATATTATATTAAGCGTCCTATTTTCTGGAATAATTTTTCCGAAAATTAGGACACTATATTCCGAAAATTGGGACACACCCTCTTGACAAAATTAAAACCTTGTGCTATTATTACAACACAAAATTAACTTGGGGGTGGTGCAATGGAGAAAAAAGTCCTTATCAATAAGACAATTATGGATGAGGATCATCATTACTATAAAGCCAATGTGGCGGCAAATAAAGAAGCTATGCGTGTACTAACAAAGTCTGGATTCTATCTATATACTTATTTCATGCAAAATGATGACGGCTGGAATCCAATTCTGCGCAGAACACATGTCATGAAAGAAACTGGGCTATCGAAGTCGTCTTATTATGACGCTATTGCGGATCTTATTGAATATGGCTATTTAGTAGAAACAAATGATGGATATGAATTTTATGAATTACCAGAAGATAACGAACTATAACCCATTGACAAACTGGAAAAATGTGTTATAATAACAATACAAAATTAAAGGAGGTATTTAAATATGGAAAATCGTTGCGTATGCTGCGGAAAAATTATTCCAGAAGGTATACAGGTTTGCTATTCTTGTATGAATTCATTTATAACTGATGCTGCTCCGGTACGACATGGACATTGGATATCGTTAGCTGATTGCGCAAATGCTGGAGTGTATTGCTCAGTTTGTCAGAAAAAAGTATACAAGGAAGATTACGCTTGGTGCAATAGAAAAAATAAAGTAAGGTCGCCATACTGCCCTAATTGCGGCGCAAAAATGGATGGAGATGAATATAATGCCTGAATATATAGATCGGGAAGCGCTGCTTGCAGAATTTGAATGGCTGAAATCTGTCGAATACCCATACCAAAGAGATAGAACAGAAGACGCAATCTGGCGAATTAAAAATGCGCCCTCTACCGACGTTACGCCGGTTGTGCATGGGATTTGGATCCCTTTTTATGAAAGTGAGGTAACGGGCTGGAATCCAGAATTTGCAGGGCGTGACCCAATTGCCGGATATGAATGTTCTAACTGCAATGAAGAAGCCACATTGGATTGTAATAATGAATTTGTATTATCAAAATTCTGTCCAAATTGTGGAGCGAAGATGGATGGAGGTATGGAAATGGCTGAATATACTAATAAAGAAAATTGCACTGAATGTACACACCATAATATTTTTTTGGAAGGTTCAGGATGTAATCTGCTAAACAATATGGAACATTGCAAGTTTGAACAAAAGGTTAAGCCAGACCTATCACTACTATTTGCAAGTTTGGAGGATATTATAGATGCGACTGATTGATGCCGATGAGCTGAGAGGCACTATTGAGAACGAACACTTCGGTGAATATGAGGATAAGGAAACGGCATTTTATTGCATTGATACAGCACATACCATTGATGCCGTTCCTATTGTACGTTGTAAGGATTGCGAATATCATGATGAAGGAGAAAATTTTATTTATTGTTGGGCGCTTCAGACGAAATGCCCGGATGATTCGGAATTTTTCTGTAAGTACGGTAAAAGAAAGAAGGTAAAATACTAATGCGCCCGATTGATGCTGATGAACTAAAGAAGCTAAGAGACAAATATATACGTGGAGAAATCAAATTTGATGATGAATATGATTTAATTGATAAATGTCCTACTATTGATATTTCTCCTATCATACAGAAACGCATTAATGAGGACATACAAGAAGTAAAAGAAAGAATCCCTACTGCCCTTTTTGACAAAGCTTCTGAAGAACTTCTAAAGGATCAATGTTGTAGTACTTGGATTTGTTGTCTTGAGTGTCTTACTGAAATGGCAGATGCTTGGGAGGAGATCAACGGCGAGAACCTAGTGTGGGTTCCTGGACATTATGAAAGAAAAGATTAAATTATGAAAAATGAATTATATTCGGAGGATTTGTATTGATGAAAAAGACTTTTACTGATATGGCTAGACATGGCGTCTGTGAAGTATGTGGCAAGGAAGCTCCTGTGGTCGTCGCAGCGTCTACTCTCGGCGCTTGTATCAATGCTTATTGCGAAAAATGTTTAAACGAAGGTCTGGAGCCTTATAATGATATTGTAGGTACTGTTTGGTGCGTTGGTTGGAACGACCTAGCAGTTTGGGCAAAAGATAAGATTGAACGCACCCTCAAAAAGCTTGGTAAGACAAAAGAAGATGTTTTGGCAGATGTTGAAGCTACAGAAAAGAGGTTCAATGAGGATATGCGTAAAATGGAGGAGAATTGGCTATGAATAAAATTACTTGTGGTCTTTTTATGTACCGTGGTAAGTATTTTTGGAAAAATTTCAGAGACATCCATATTCTTTTTAAACGCATTTTCTTTACGCTCAAGCATGGCTACTCTCCTGTTGCCCGATGGGAAACCTTTGCATATTTTATAGATATGATGCGAGAGATTTTAATAAATTATCGTCATAATAGATTCGGTAGTCCATGTGTTGTTGAATTCAATGATTACGAAACATGGGATGAAGAAAATGAAAAGGCATATGATACTATCCTTGATAAAATGATTGGCTTTCTTGATAAAATGGACGAAAATAATGAAATTTATGACAATATGGATTGGAAAACAGAATATGAAACACGGATAAATGCTAAAAATGAGTTTTTTAAGCTCTTTAGCGAATACTTCTTTTCGTTGTGGGATTAAAGAAGTGAGAATAATATGATATTAATGGAGGTTATATATTTATGTTAACATCTTATGAGCGTGAAACAATTATTAATTTTAACGAAGAAGAAAAGACCGCCTCTGTTTATACTTTCAATAAGGCCTTGAGAAATAAGCTTAATAAACTTGTTGGTGTGAATCCGGATATCCATGTTGTTCGTAGTTCAGATGAAATGTCGGAGTTTGAGGTGCCTAAGTCTTGGATTAAGGTTTCTCCTCCTAAGCAGGTAAATCTATCAGATGAGCAAAGGGCTGCAATTGCCGCTCGTCTACAGGCAAGCAGAAATAAGTAATATTTTTATTACAATACAATATTAATTCAAATGAAAATTTTAATAGTATAAACTCATGGGTGCATGTATTGATATTTAAATTAGTATTGTATTCCAATTGTATAATGATTAAATTTTGGAGGTTTTATTATGTCTTTAGAAGTATGCGTGATTGTTCTAGCATTTATTGTAGGACTTTTCGCTATTAACCATTTTGATAAAAATAATTTAAAAAATATACGGAGGTAAAATATATGAATAAATTATGTGAGAATTGTCCATATAACGGGCCATATTGGAGTATCATTAACCCTTGTGAGAATTGTCAGAATAATGATTTTCCTATCAATAAGACTGTTACCACTACTACAACTACTGATATGAAGACGTTGCAAATTACTTATGGTAAAAATACCGGTGATGTATCTGTGAGTGAATTAAATACAGGGCTCCCTACTGCGGATGAATATCGTAAATTTATTGAAGATTCTATGTGCTATCCACAAGAATGGTCAGAACCAAAGTATATTTGCCCTAAATGTCATAAAGGCGGTATGCGTCGCAATGAAATGGTAGTACTAACTTCTTATCCTGCGAAATATGAATATTGTTGTGATAGATGCGGTCATGTAGAATATCAATTTGGTTGAGGTGAATTATGAAAAAGAAAATTAGTTGCCCTGCTTGTAAGGGGCATGGTTTTATTTCAAAATTTAATGATTGCTCCATCTGGAGTGAAAAATGTCTTGAATGTAATGGAACTGGTGAAATTGAAGTTCCAATGACGAATGGTGATAAATTTCGTTCTATGTCTGATGAAGAGCTTGCATCTTGGTTTTCTAAGCTCGTATATCATGATTGTGCGACTACGTTTAGATGCTTTGAGTGCCATGCAGATGATGATGGTTGCGCAAAAGAAATTTTAAAATTTATTAAAGAAGAAGCAGCCTATTAAGGAGTGGTTTGATGCGAAGAAGAAACTGCCCTAATTGCGGAGCTCCATATGATATTAATAAGAATAAATGCCCGTATTGTGGGACTTCTTATTATGATATGAGTGCCATTGATTTTGAAAGTGGTGAACCATTTTATTTGAAAATACGTACAAATATGAATGGGCAACAAGTATATATTACTCAATTAGTAAAGCCAATATTGAACACAATTGAAATGTCGGCAGATACGGTTAACTGTTATGACATCATTGGTAGGGAGGTTGCAAGTTATATATCTAACAAATCATTAACAACAAATATAAGTTTTATGGGTATTCCAGATAAAAATGGAAATCTTATGACAATGACGGTTGAGTAATTTTGAATGGTGGTGATAATTATGTTTATTTGTTTGGATTGTGGTTGTATTTTTAACGAGCCTAAACATTGGATAGAAACACACGGTTTGGACTCCCCTCCATATGAAGAATGGGATGGGTGCCCATCTTGTGGTGGAACCTATGCAGAAACACATAAATGTGATAATTGTGGAGATTGGATAAATGGCGAATACGTTAAATTAAAAAATGGCGATAATTTTTGTGAAAATTGTTATGAAATAAGAGAAATTGGCGAATAATTTTGTGGTTTGGAGGTGGTGCGTTTGGCAAAACAGCAAAAAACACAACAGTATATATATAAAATTAATTCAAGTCTGCTCAAGCAAAATAATTGGGAATTAGAGTTACCATTGTCAGACGCAAGAAAAATTCCTGGGGTTGTTGTTTCTTTGGCTGATTCACAAATTTTAACTTGGATTAATGAATTAAATGGAACTGAGGATTATGATTCAAGAGCAAAACAAATTAAAAAAGACATAAAAGAAATTAAAAAACAGCCAAATAGTGATGACAACAAGAAAAAAGTTTCAGAAAAATATACAGAATTATATGATTTACAGTTCAAAAAGGATTATTTGTGTGTGGTTTTTGATAAAAATTCTGATTATGATAGAGCAAATAAAGGATTTAAAGTAAATGGAGTTGCATATAAAAGATTGATTTGCACTACCAATGGAGTAAAAACATCTAGTGTTGTATATGCCGCAGATAGATGCGTTGAGTACAATGGGCAAAGTGTAAATATTCATGATGAGTTAAAGAGACGCATAGCAAATGGCAGGAATACAGATGTAAAGCTCTCTCCTGCTAAGTATGGAGCCTATGAATCACTTGCCGCTAGTGCATCAATTCCAGTTAGCTGGCCTAGATCTCGTGAAAGTAATATTCCCGGAGGCATTATTGTTGTAAAAGACTGTGTTGTTCATTTTAAGACGAATTTTATTGAAATAGATGACAGTGATCCAACGGTAGAGCCAAAAGTAACAGAGAAACATAATGAAGATTTTGAAAATAATATGTCGGATGGGTGCTCAATGATGCTCCCCAACTTATCTAAAAGGTGGAATGGAGAGCTAAATGGAGACTCAGAACATACAATGAGCGGATGTAATATGCGTTGTGCGTTTACAAAAGGCATGGCTCTCACTTTTGATTTTATTAGATTCGCAGAAGAAATTATTGGTGCGTCTGTAGAACATCCAGAAAAGTATTTAATTAAAGATTATTGGGGGAAAGAAAGAGATATACGCGATGCTGATTTAATATTAACTGAAAGTCAGCTTAAGTTGTGCGGCAGTTATTCTTCATGGGAAGATTATTATGAAAAATGTATTGCGAATCATTATACTTTAAGGGTTACAAAAACATCTGAGGAAGAAAATGATGATATAAGACAATTAAATTATCAATTTATACAGTCTTTAGATCTTACAGATGATGATATAGATGAGCTTATTGCACCAACAGTTAATGAAATTAAAGATATTATGGAGTTAGATCCAAGAAAAAGCGTTGCATATTTATGTGGCAAGGGATTAAACGAGAAAAATGTAATTTTTGCTGAAAATATTGCAAAAGCGCTTATGATTGATAAAATTGCTATAAATGATCCTTATATTCGTTCAAAAATCAAAAAAATGATAAATAGACGAATAAAAGACGCTAAAATTGGTGTTTTGGATCTGCATGGAAACTTCCAAATCCTTTCTGGAGATTTATACGCTCTTTGTGAAAGTATGTTTGGATTAGAACCACATGGAATTTTAAAGGCCGGTGAAATTTATAGTAAATATTGGTATGATGAAGGTGTAGATAGAGTTCTTTGTTTCAGAGCACCAATGAGTAATGCTCATTCTATAGTTGCTCAAAATATATGTAAAGATAAAAAAGCTCTTGATTGGTTTCAATATATTGATACTTGTATAGTTGTAAACGGATGGGATACAATGCCAGCTGCATTAAATGGCTTTGATTTTGATGGTGATTTATTATTTACAACAAATAATGCGTCGTTGATAAGAAGACAAACTAATCTTCCTGCATTGAATTGCATACAGACAAAGGCTCCTAAAAAAGTAGTTAAAGAAGAGGATATAATTGCTTCAAATAAGGCTGGATTTGGCAGTAAAATTGGCTCTATAACAAATAAAATTACACAAATGACAAGTTTAATGGCAAATTATACCCCAAATAGTAAAGAATATGAAACATTAAGATATAGAACTCAATGTGGTCAAGCACTGCAGCAAAGAGAAATTGATAAAGCAAAGGGGATTTTACCTATTCCGATGCCAAAAGAATGGTATCAATATGGTGCAAATATTATAAAATCTGATGATTCTGAGGAAATTCAAGAGAAAAAAGCATTTAATCAAACAATTTGTGCAAATAAAAAGCCGTATTTCTTTATGTATAACTATGATACAGAAAGAATTAATTATCAAAAATTTATTGAAGAAGTCAATTCAAAATCAATTGGCCTATATGGCATTTCGTTTGAAGATATGCTAAAAATGGATAATTTAAGTGAAGATGCGGCGAAATTTGTTAAATATTGTTCTGCAAAATGCCCTATTGATATGTCTCCTTCTACTATGAATCGCATTTGTAGAAAAATAGAAGAAGAATTTGATGAAAATTTTTCTTGTGAAGAATTAGAATTTGACTATAGTATTTATAAATCAAAAAATAATGTAAAAAGAAGCTCTTATGCAGAAATTAAAGGTTTGTGCGAGCATTATTTAATGAATTTGAAGACTTTAAATAGTAGAAAAATTAATAATGAAGAAGAAAGAAAGATATTATTAGAGGATAAAGACAGACTTCTAGAAACTCTCATAGAAGATATGACGTCTATTTGCCCGAATGAAGAGTCTCTTTGTGATATTTTATTAGATATTTGCTATACTGGAAAAATGAGTAAAACTATAGTTTGGGATGTTTGTGGTACTCAAATTATTAAAAATATGTTAGAAAAACATGATAATACTCTTATATATCCAGAAAAGAGTGAAAATGCAGATTTTTGTTGTTGTGGTACGAAATTTTCTAATAAAACTATTAGAATTGGAGGTGAAATTATAGATGAGATTTAATTTTAATGAAAAAAGTAGGATTTATAGCATTATAGAGGATAAAAATATTGACGGGGTTAGTATAACTCAGGCAATTTGGAATGCGGCAATTTATTATACACAATTAAATCCTGCAGATAAGAATGATGTATTTTGGAAAATTGTTGACTTTATGGCTCAAAATTATAATGGTTTTATGTATCAGGGGTATATAAATACCATTAATAAGGATATTAATAAGGCTTATAAATATAAAATTAAAGATGTAAATACTATTAATATTACAAAAAGAGAAATGGACAAAATCATGTCTTTAAATGATATAAGGAAAGAAAAAATTGCATTTGTCATTTTAGCATTAGCAAAATATCAAAATGCCGAAAGTCAAAGAGATAATGATACATTTTACGCAAAGACTTCTGAAATATTTAAATTTGCAAGGGTTGTTATACCAGCCAAAGATAGAGATTTGTATTTTGGATTTGCATATAAGGAAGGATTACTCAAACAGAATTTCAGTATAGGTTATAATGCCTTGACTGCCGCTTTTGTAGATCATGATGAGGACGAAGTCGTCCTTACGCTTGATGAATATGATTATTTGGAACTTGCTTATGCATTTTTGAATTATAAAAATGGTGGATATAAAAGATGCGATGTTTGTGGCAGATGGTTTAAGGCTAGGTCAAATTCAGCAAAGTATTGTAGTATTCATCGCCCAGATTATGAGTTATCTAGTGACGTTGAAATTGAATGTATTGAATGTGGAAAAAGATTTTTAGTAAGCCCTCTTGCTACGGAAACTTGTAGATGCGAACAATGTAGAAGAGATCATTTGCGAGAATTAAAGAGGCTAGAAATACAAAGATATAGAGAGAGAAAGAAGAATATGTAGGGGGTCGCCTCAAAATAGACAATACAAAATTAATGTAGAAAATGCAAGTGATTTACTTGCATTTTTTGCTACTGTAAAAAATGGATTGATACAAAATAGTAATGATATAAGAATATGCTTATATTTTATTAAATAAAACACACAACAGGGAGGTACAAGACATGGAACAATTAGCAATCGCAATTCCAAATTCAATTGAGAATCTTTCATTACCAAACCCAGAGCTCCTACAGTTCTATAAGGATGTAGAAAATCGTAGCATTTGGATCGAGGGGGAAATTGATGAAAGCCTATTTGAAGCATCAAAGCTGATTATGAATTGGAACAGAGAAGACAAAGGTACTCCACCAGAGGATAGAAAACCAATTAAGATATTTATTAATTCTCCTGGAGGCACATTAGAAGATACATTGTCTTTTGTTGGGCTTGTAGAAATCAGTAAGACGCCAATTATAACTGTTAATATGGGATGGGCATATTCGGCAGCATGTTTAATTGCATTATCTGGACATAAGCGTTTTGCTATGCCAAATACTAATTATTTGCTTCATAGTGGAAGCGGTGGCTGTGGTGGTTCATTTGAGCAAACAACTGAGCAAATGAAACAATATAAAGCCCTTGTTGACAAGATGAGAAATTATATTTTAGATAAAACATCCATTGACTCTAAGACTTTTAATAAGAAAAAGAGTACAGAATGGTATATCACATGCGAAGAGGCTGTTACTCTTGGCATGGCTGATGGAATTATTAAAGATATTGATGAGATTCTATAATTTGGAGGGACTATATGGCTACAAAGAAAAAGACTATCACAAACGAGTATGGAGATGCTCCAAGAACTGTTGAGGGGCACCCCTTTTATGGTCTTACATTAGATAACGAACAAAAGGAATTTGTAAATGCCATTTTGAATCCGGATAAATTAATTGTATTTGCGAATGCAAGAGCTGGTACTGGCAAGACATTAATGGCTGTAGCTGCCGCAAACCTTTTAGTACAACATGGCGAATATGATGGCATCGTGTATATAGTTAGCCCTGTTCAGGAAGAAAAACTTGGATTTCTTCCGGGTAGCGCGGACGAAAAAGTATCTATTTACACTACTCCACTATATGATGCACTTGCAAAGCTTGGAATTAATCCGTTTACTTCTGTCATTCAAGAAGGAGTAGAAAATCAAAAGAATGGAACTGGATATATTGATTGCATTTCTCATGTTTATCTAAGAGGGTGCAATTTAGAAAATAAAGTCGTTATTATTGAAGAATCACAAAATATGTATACAGATGAATTAAAAAAGGTTTTAACAAGAATTTCTGATACTTCTAAAACTATTGTAATTGGTCATAGTGGACAATGTGATTTGTATCACCATCCAGAAAATAGTGGTTTTGTTAAATATATTGAGCATTTCAAAGATGAATCATATGCACAGATTTGTCATTTAACAACAAATCATAGAGGCATTGTTTCAACAAAAGCTGATGAACTTGAATGATTAGGAGGAGCAATAAATATGGCAAAAGCAAGTATTAACAAGAATTATAAGCTCTCTGCAAAGGGAGTACTTGGTCTAGACGAGAATAACGTTATTGGAATTGAGAATCCAGACACTGGTGAATTTATTGAATTATCCAGATTATTTGTAGATTTTTTAGATAAGCCGGTTTCTATGTCTATTTCGTATGATGAGGATTATGAATAAAATACAAATTAGGAGGAGCAAAAAATGAATAAAATACTAAAAAAGCAAGATATAATTAATGAACTCGCAGATCGTACAGGTTTTTATAAGTATAATATTGAAGAGTTTCTAACTGCTCTAGAAGCGCTAGTTGTTGATGTTATGCAGGAAGCAAGTTTTGATGAAAATGCTGAGATGAAATTAATCCCCGGTGTTACAATTGGCGCTCGTAGAGTTGCCCCACGCGAAGTTAGAAACCCGCGTGATAATACAACTTTGATGGCCCCAGAAAGAGTTATCCCATATGCCAAATTTAGTCAGCCATTTAGATATAGAATTAATGGAGAATAATTGGGGTGATTTTATGGGGTATGAGAAATTAGTTAATGAAAATGAAGAACAATATATATTGCGTATATGCTCTATGAAAGAGTCACAAGGCTTAACGTGGCAAAATATTGCTGACATATTAAATGAATCTCTTGGATATAATTATGGTGAAAGTGCTTATAGAAAAAAGGTACAGAGTTTTAATAAAATGATGGAAGCGAATGAAAGTACATTTTTCACTGAGGATGAATATTTGAAGAAAATTCGTGAAGAGAAGGAAGAACTTTATAAAGCCAAAAAACAATTTCAAGACCAAAGGCGTGAATATAATAAAATCCTTACTATGGATGCCCGCTCAGACCATTTAACAGAAGAATTAATTAAGGTCGCTAAATCTCTTCCGGTTCGTGAATTAAATAATTTTTCAGATATTCCAGTAGTTGAATCTGGCAAAGAGGCTATTTTGGTTTTAGCGGATTGGCACTATGGAGAAGTCTCAGACAATATTTGGAATAAATATAATACTGATATATGCAAGCAGAGAGTGCAAAAGCTTTATGAAAAAGTTTCTCAATATTTAAAGTATAACCATGTTGAAAAATTACATATTATGTTACTTGGCGATGAAATTCATGGCGCTATTCATTCTGGCTGCAGAGTTATGTCTGAAGAAAATACATGCGAGCAGCTTATGCATGTTTCTGAAATTTTGGCGCAATTCATTAATGAGCTTTCTGCTAAAGTGAAACAAGTTGATGTATATTCTACATATGGTAATCATGCAAGAACAATCCAAAATAAGGATGATAGTATTCACTCAGATAATATGGAACGTATTATTCCATGGTGGTTAAAGCAAAGATTACAGAATAATAATCGTGTTAATATAGTTGAAAGTGATTACTATGAATTTATTGCATTTAGTGTGTGTGGATATAATATAATTGGTTGCCATGGAGACCTTGATAAGATTAAGAATTTTGGCGTTATTGCAAATACTATTTTTTCAAAGCTTTATGGGAAGACAATTGATTATTCGTTCCTTGCAGACAAGCACCACATTGAAGAGTTTGAACAACTTGGTATTGAATCTATTCTAGTTCGTTCCTTATGTGGAGCAGATGAGTATTCTAATAATAAGAGATTATATTCATCTCCGGGACAAACATTAGTAATTTTTACGCCGGAAGATGGTAGACAGTGCACCTATAATATTAAATTATAAACAATACAAAATTAATATTATTTCGGCAGTAATTAATAATTACTGCCGTTTTAATAATATAAATAACAAAAAATAAAGGAGAACATAATAAAATGGAAGACATTAAAAAGAATTTTAAGTTAGTTTTTAACCCCGGATGCGCCAGACGTTTATTACGCGCTGGATGTACTATTGCAGATATTAAGCAGTCTAAGGAAAACCCAGATAAGACTATTTTTGTTTTTAAGCGTGACGAAGCTTTCGAGGCTGCGTTTTCGGAGCTGAATGATAGTCTTAAGAAACAGGCAAACGATGAATCCGTTGAGATTTGTCACGAATAATATATAATATTCGTGACAAAATGCTAATCAGGAGGGAGGAAGAGTTATGGCGGCAGGTAAAAGTGCTGGAAGAAGACAAACTTCTAAGGCTTGTCAAATTGAAAAATATTTGTGCCCATATTGTAACACCATTAAAAAAGCTGGAGATTTTTATATGAGCTCTGATCCGCTTGTGATGACTGGCAAAACGGTAATGTGTAAGGATTGTGCAGAAAAGATTGCAAGAAATTATAATGCTAGGACTAAGACATATGGTGATTGCACGAAGGCGTCCGTCCAAGAAGCACTTGAACGTCTTGATAAACCCTTCCTCGAAAATATTTGGAATTCTAGTTATTTTGAGTATATAAATGATAAAAATCCAAAGCAACGTAGTAATATATGGGCGGCATATATTAAAAATATTAGTATGCCGCAGTATAAAACGATGCGTTGGCGTGATGGGGATTTATTTGCAAATTATAAAGAGGAAGCAATTAAGCAAGCTAAACAAGATATTGGAAAGGAATTATCAGAAGACCAACGCCCAAAAAATCAAGAAATCAATGAAGAGTATGAAAAAAACCGTATAGATGTTATTAGATTACTTGGATATGATCCTTTTGAGCATGAACAAGAAGAAGATAAGCCACTGCTCTACTCTCAGTTGATTGGATATTTGGATGCAAGTGGAGAAAATGATGACATGATGAGAATTTCTTCTGCGATCACTATTGTTCGTGGATTTTCGCAACAGGCAAAGCTGGATGATATGATTGCAAAGGCTATGTCTTCTCCAAATGTTTCTAATAAATCTGGTGAAATTAAATCTTACCTAGATTCTAAGAAAAATATAGCCTCTACCGTTTCTTTGTTGGCGGAACAATCTTGCTTAAGCTTAAAACATAATAAAAATCAGAGTAAAGGTGAAAATACTTGGACTGGTAAAATTAAAAAAATTAAAGAATTAAATCTCCGCGAGGGAGAAGTTAATGGATTTGACATTGCAACATGTAAAGGTATGCAACAGGTTATGGATTTGAGTAATGCTTCTATTTTAAAGCAACTTGCTCTTGATGAGTCTGAATATTCTGATATTGTTGCGGAGCAAAGAAAGCTTGTAACTCAACTTACTAGTGAAAGGGAAAGTTATAAAGAGATATGTAGGATTTTATTGAGAGAAAATTTAGATTTGAAAGATACGTTGTCTGAGCATGATTTATTGCCGCAAGAGAATCTTATCAATTTAAATGAACTCTTCTCCCCTCTTAGTGAAATAGAACCTGTTAACGAGGAGGTATCCGAAAATGAGCAGTCAGATGAAGATCAAAATAATTGATGAAATGAATGATGAGTATCTTTCGGATATAATGAATGAAAGTAACGTTGTATATGTAAAACCCGGTGTATATGCAATGTCAACTCGTAAAATAGAATCATTGATAAAAATTGCAGAATTACAAAAATATTATCAATGTAATCCTGTTAGATTTATAAGTGATTTTTTCGGTATAGAATTAATTGATGCACAGGCATGGATAGTTCAAAGGTCTTGGAATTGTCCAAATGTACTGGTTGTTGCGACCCGTGGATTGGGAAAATCTACAGTAATTGATTTAATTCTTATGTCCAAAGGGATGCTATTTAATAACTTTTGGAGTTATATAGCATCAGGATCAGGCGGACAGGCTGAACAAACATTTACAACGCTCGAACGTCTGGCTAATGACAATATTGATGAAATGGTTGGTTCAACTGGATATATTTTTAAGCACGAAGTGGAAATTAAAAATGCTGCAGGAGATGGATTCAGTCATTCAAGTAATGGTTTTACGTATTCTTTATATAATGGTTCAATGACTCAAACCTTAAATAGTAATATAGATGCCAAGAGAGGTATGCGTGGAACTGTAATATTTGATGAGTCCGGCTTCTTGTCGGCAGAAATGATGAAAGTTTATGGTGCATTTGCCATTGTTAATAAAAGCTTTAAAACCGGTAAGGATAGAGATGGTAATCTTATTGACCCGATTAGACTTCGTACATTTCCTACAAATATTCCGAACCAAAAATTTTATATTAGTTCAGCATCGAGTACTGATACTGAATTTTATCGTCTATATAGAGAATTTGCTAAACGACAACTTATGGGAGATCAAGATTATTTTGTTGCCCATATAGATTGTGAAGTTGCTTTTAAACCGACCATGCATGGTAAAGTCATCGCCCCTTTGCTTATGCGTAGTACAGTTGAAACTGAAATGGCGACGAATCCCGAAAAAGCACGCCGTGAGTATTATTGTGAATTTACGACAGATGCTGGTTTAAATGCCATTATTAAGCGCGGTACCATTGCTCGTAATAGTGAAACTCGTGTTCCATTGTTGTATAACGATACGGGCGAGAAAAAGTTTATATTTGCATATGACCCTGCTCGTTCTAGAGATAATAGCGTTATTCTTATAATGGAACTTTATATTGATGAGCATAGTGATTATAAAGGACGTATTGTAAATTGTGTTAATTTACTTGATGTTGGAAAGAAGAGAAAAACTCCAATGCAAACGCCAGATCAGATTAAATATTTAAAAGAGCTTATATTGGATTATAATGGGAACGCTCCAGATTATGAAAATATAGAAGCCGTTTTAATAGATGCTGGTTCTGGTGGCGGTGGTGTAAATATTGCAGACTACTTGATGGAAGATTGGGTAGATGATAAGGGAAATAAACATAGGGGTTTGATAGATAAAGAATATAGTGCCGATTATGTTAGTAAATATCCTAATGCTATTAATAAATTAAAGCTTGTCTCCCCTACTCAATATAAGTCGATTATATATGAAGCACTTATTGAAATGATGAATCTTGATTGTATTAGTTTCACAAATGATTATGATAATAAGGGTTATTTAACTTTATTTGAGGTTGATGATAAATTATATAATTCAGAGAAGAAACGTATTTCTGAAGAACTAAAAAAGCAAAATATTCCAGAAGCAGAATTTGCGCAGAAGGTTGAAGAAGAAATGAAAAAATCTTCCTGTATTAAAACAAAAATTGTGAAACTTGATCCATATCAAGAAATTGCACTTAAAAATATCGATGCTATGAAAGAAGAAATGGTTAATATGGTACGTAAAAAAAGAGATTCAGGGAAAGACTCTTTTGATTTGATACCAGAAAAAGCCAATAAACTGCACGACGATAGAAGCTACTGCGCTGCATTATGTGCGTGGGCGCTTTCAGAAAAACGAGCAGAGCGTATTCGTAATAAAAAACGTACAACAAATTATAAACTTATAGATATGCTACCTGTTACCCCACGCAAACAGGTTGAAAAAATATTTGGATAAGAAAGGAGGCCGATGCCTTTGGAAAGTTTTGAACAGAAAAAGAAAGAGCTAACAGAACAAGAGCGCATAGCGGCTCTCCAAAAAGACGAAAAAGCTAGAGCGAGATTTGCTGCGGTTAAAGATATTTTAACATTAATTGATTTAACAAGTAGTAAATCACAGTCTTATACTATATATTCTAAAGATAATCTTAGAAGCTATTTACAAAATCCTTCTACGGAAAGTAACCAAAAGAACCTTAGAAAATTATCTGAGTTTTTATATACAGTTAGTCATGTGTATAGAAGACTTGTGTTAAATAAAGCTAATCAATTTGATGCAAAAAGCTATATTGTTTATCCAAGATTAAATGATAATGGAGAAGTTGAAGATTCTTCTTATCAAAATTATATTAAGACAAGCAATTATGTACAGGGAATGCATCTTGATACACAGATTAGAAAATGTTTAATTAAAGCGTGGCTGGATGATGTTGTGTATTGTTTCTGCTATGGAAACCCAGAAGATGACTTATTCTTTTTACATATTCTAGACCCAGATTATTGTAAAATTTCTAGTGTTGACTATTATAGTGGCAAGATTAATTTTGCATTTAATTTTTCGTTTTTTGATGGTTCTAATAGTTTTTATCTTGATGTATATGACCCTGTTTTCAAGAAGATGTATAATTCATATAAGTCTGATAGTAAATTGCGTTGGCAGGAATTGCCACCAGAACAAACATTTTGCTTAAAAATTAATGAGGAAAATTTAGATTATGGTGTTCCTCCATTGAGCGGATTGTTTAATTCTTTAATCGACCTTGTTGATTTGTCTCAAATTCAGGCAGTTAAAGACGAGCTATCTGCATATAAACTTATTTGGGCAAAGATAGATACAATTTCTGGCTCAAAGGAAGTAGATGATTTTCAGATTGACCTTGAATTGGCGAATCAGTTTTATCAGAAGTTACAGAGCGTTTTGCCAGAAGGTGTAGCCTTTGGTATGTCTCCTATGGATCTTAATGATATTACGTTTGAGGCAGATGCAGCTAATGATACCAATGTTGTTAATAAAGCATTGACCAATCTGATTGAGACAAATGGTGATATTGTTTTAAATTCTAATAAAATTACTAATAGCACTAGTTTTCGGTATGCAATGATGTCTGAAAGTATGACGGCAATGGCCGTTGTTTCACAATTTAATGTTTGGGTTAACTTTTATATTAAAAATAATTTTAACGTTGAAGATGTAATCGTCGAATTTTCAGATGTTAGCAAATACTTTAAAGATGATAAGATTGATCAATTATTGAAATTATCACAATATGGAATACCAATTAAATTACAATTAATGTCTTTGCTTGGGGTTAATCCTGCTCAAACTCGTAGTTTAGAATATCTTGAGGATAAACTTGGACTTGCTAAAACCAAGTGGATAGCCCCTCTAGTGTCGTCAAATGTTCAGTCTGGGAATGTAGAAAATGGCGATGGATCGAACGGAGCGCCGACCAAGCCAGATAATGAGCTTACAGATGAGGGCGAGGCGTCCAGAGATAAAGATACTAACCAAAAATAACCTCTTGACAATACGAAATTAATGTGTTATAATATAGCTATAAAAGTGGGACAGCGGGTTGCAAACCGTTGAATATGCCCTTATCATATTCTTACCACTTTTATCTTTATGCTTATAAGGGAGGCAGATATATTATGAAAACATATGAAGAGTTTATTAATAACATACTTGATAGTAGAGGAAGATTTGCTTGTGGTGATGAATATCATGAGCGACATCATATTTTACCAAAATCTTGCGGTGGGACAAATGATGAAAATAATCTAATTGATTTATATGCTAAAGAACATTTTGAAGCTCATCGTTTATTGGCATTGGAAAATCCAGATAATAAAAAGTTGGTTTCGGCATGGTGGATGATGAGTCACATAAAAGGAAGCGACAAGCAAGAATTATATGAATTAACACCTGACGAATATGAAGAAGCTAGGATTGCTTTTGTTGAATCAATTTCTGGAGAAAAAAATTATTGGTATAACAGAATTACTACAAATTGTACTAATTGTGGAGAAGAAATTAATGTTACTCCATATGATTATGAAAAATATAATAGAAATGGAAATCGTCGTGTTTTTTGTTCAGCGGAATGTGCTTATGAATATAAATCTATGTATTATGTAGGAGAAAATAATCCTAGGTATGGTACGCATCATTCTCAAGAAACAAAAAATAAAATAAGTATGAGAACAAAAGAGAGATATCAAAATCCAGAAAATAACCCAATGTATGGCAGACATCTTTCTCAAGAATCTCGTCAAATATTAAGAGATAAGGCAAAAGAACGTTATAAAAATCCAGAAAATCATTTAACAGGGAAAAGAAGTAAATTATCTAAAGTCATTAATCAATATGATGGAGATCTTTTTATTAAAACGTGGTATGGTGCCAAAGAAATAAAACGAGAAACTGGGATAGATGATACACAAATTATTGGTTGTTGTAAACATAAAAAGAATTATAAAACAGCAGGAGGATTTCGATGGTTTTATGCTGATGATCCAGAACAACCAGATAAATCCCATATAATACAAAATTAATTTAAAGGAGGTAGCTCTATGAGCCAGAAAAAATTTATTATAACTCAAGATGAGCAGGTGGCTAAAAAGCTATCTACTATATTTAAACAAGTTAATAATTCTAATGGCGTGTGGGTATTTCTTAATGAATGCCCCACGTCTTTTAATTTTTCTGAATGCAATGATAAGATTGCATTTACTAATATTTTATGTCTGCAATCTCTTTTTTAGAGTTTATAGTTATTCTGCAAGAAAGGAGGAAATTACATGCATAAAATTTTAACGCTTGATAATTTATATCAGTTCTTTGTAGAACAAAATAAGTCTGTTAATTTTAGTTCAAAAGAAAAAGGCAACCCGATTGTTGTTTCTACTCCTGCAAATTTTGAAGTATCTGATAATGATATGCCTGGGATGCTTAAATTAAAATTTAAAGTTTGTCACACCGAAACCAATAGAAATGGGAGCCATATTTCTAAAGAAAATATGGAGACCGCTATGCCTACTTTAAAATATAGACCTGTCTTAGCATATATTCATCAACTTGATGATGGGACATATGATTTTTATGCTCACAATATGGAAATTGAAGAAGATGAAAATGGTGATGAAAAGATAGTTTATACAGAAAAGCAAGTTGGTTGTTTTACGGCAGAAGATCCTTATCTTGAGTATGATGAAGAAAAGGATAAGACATATGTTAATGCATATGCTGTTATTCCTGAAGAATATACTGAAGCTGCGAATATCATTCGTAGAAAGAATGGAACAAAAGTAAGCTGCGAATTGGTTATCAATGAGCTTTCTTATAATGCCAAAGAGAAATATCTTGATTTGACCGATTTTTATTTCGGTGGTTGCACTTTATTAGGCTGTGATGAACATGGTAATGAAATAGGCGAAGGAATGCTTGGCGCAAGAGCTGATATTGCAGATTTCTGTCAAAAGGAGCCTGTATTTAATTATCAAGAAAAATTGGTTGAAATATTAGACAAGCTTGATAGCACATTGTCTAATTTCAATAAAAACAATACAGAGAAGGGAGTGAGAAGAGAAATGAATCATTTTGAGGAACTTCTAGAGAAGTATGGTTTTACTGCAGAAGAGCTAGATTTTGATTATGAAAACATGTCGGATGAACAGTTAGATGCAGCTTTTGAGGAATTTAAGAATAAGAAGTATGCAGATGATGATGGCGATGCAGGTTCTGATACTGGTGACGCCGGAGAAACAGATCCTAGCGCTAGTGAAGGCGATGGCGAAGGCACAAACCCTACAGATCCAGAACCAACAGAACCAGAGCCAAGTGAAGATGAAGATCCAGAAGATGGTGAAGGCGCTTCTACTGAAGATGACGAGTCTAAGAAGAAGGGTGAAAATTTTGTAAAGAATTTTAAGATTGAAATTTCTCATGAGGATATCAGATATGCTCTTTATAATCTTCTTGGAGAATATGAAGAGGCAGACAATGAATGGTATGGAATTTATGCTGTTTATGATAATTACTTCATAATGCAGGGATGGTGCAATGGGAAATTCTATAAACAGGGTTATGCTATTGATGGAGAAAATGTATCTCTTGATGGTGAGCGTACAGAAGTGTTCCAGATGCTATTGACTGAATCTGAAAAGATTGCGGTAGAAAAACTGCGTAGTGATTATGCTGAACTTGAAGAAAAATATAATGAGCTTAAGACATTTAAGGATAATTATGATGCTGCAGAGCAGAAAGCCGCAAAAGATGCTATTTTTGCAGATGAAGCATATGATAGTATCCGTGAATCTGATGAGTTTAAGGCACTTATGAACGATTCCGAAAAGTATTCTGTCGAAGAGATTCAGAATAAGTGTGATTTGCTATTCGCTGCTAGTGTAAAGAAGGCACAGTTTGCTGCGAAGGATAAGAAGTCTCATAGTCTTGGATTTAATTTTAGTAAGAAGGAAGATAAAAAGGCTTCTGCTTATGGTAATTTATTTAAGAAAGATTAAATAATACAAAATTATTAAACTAAGGTCGTTGTAAATAATGACTTTTGTTATATTAAAACAATTTTAAATTATGAAAGGATGAAATTAGTTATGGCAAATGTTTTTGATAAAATTATCGGAACTGAGCACGTTGTTGCTGAAAGTTCTCTACTGAAGGCTACCGGCGCTGGTCATATTCTATCTATGAAGTGCCACAAGGATTTAGACAATGGTTCTATTGTTACTAGAGGTGCATGGGTTGAGGCACAGGTTTTTGATTCCGCAGATTATGCTGCTGGTAAGAAGCCCTACCTAGTACTCACTCCTCCTATTGGATATAATTCCGATAGACGTTCTTACCAAGAGGAAAGATATTTCTATAATGCTACTGGTGAAGTTGCAAGAGCTTATGAACTATATGTTGATGATATTTTCACCGTTTCTGCTAATGCTATTACTGCTCTAGATACTGCCCCCGTTGTTGGTAATTATGTAGAGATTGAGAATGGTCTTTATAAGGAAGCTAACGCCGCTCCTAAGACTGGCATTGTTCTTCAGATCGTTGAGAAGGTTAACCACACTAATAGCGTTTCTTACAGACTCAATGTCGTAAGTCTAGGCGCGTAATTTGAAAATTGAGAAAGGAGGAAATAATTATGGCTAAGTTTATGCAGTTTGATATGAATGTTAAGAATGTATTTGACAATAATGAAAATGACTATAATGCTTTTAATAAGCTAATGCTTGACTATGCTCACAATGCTCTAGATGGCATTTCCGTAAAGGAAGCAAATCAGAAGATTGTTGAGATTTTCCGCAATGTTATTGGTTGTGACGAAAAGTCCACCAAGGCAGAAATTCGTAGAGGTATTCGTAGAAATCAGGCAGTTCTTTTTGATCTGATTGAGGTCGTTATTGATGATGCTCTAGTTAGTGGCTGGCAGGAGAATCCTTTCTTCAAGGAGTTCGTCGAAATTCGTAATCTAGCACTTGGCGATAAGAACGAGTTCTATTGCCCGGATCAGAGTGTTCTTTCTGTTATGAAGGTTTCTGGCAATCATCACGATATTATTAGACAGAGACTAGGGGCTGGCAAGACCTTTAGCGTCGAGACTAGCTGGTATGGCCTTAAGGTTTATGCAGAATTTGAAAGACTACTTACTGGTGTTGAAGATTTCGCAACTCTAGTTGGTAAGATTACTGAAGCGTTTGATCGTTATGTCAATCAGGCTCTATATGAGGCCCTAATGGGTGTTGGTACTACTCTAGGCGCTCAGTGGTATAAGTCTTCTGCTCTAAGTGATGCAACCAAGGAAACCCTACGTACTCTATGTATGGATGTTGGTATGGCATCTGATTCCGAAGTCGTTATTATGGGTACTCGCGCTGCTCTTGCTAGTGTGTTTGATCTTACTAAGGTTGAATGGGCTTCTGGTAGCATGAAGGATGAGAAGTACACTACTGGTAAGTTTGGTTATTGGGAAGGAATTAGACTTGTGGAACTCAAGAACGGCTTTAAGCTTAACGATACCACTCAGTATCTAATTGCCAATGATATTCTGTTTATTATGCCTGTTGGTGTCGAGCCTTTCATCAAGCTAGTTTATGAAGGTGACACTCAAATGTATCAGGTTCAGGATGCTGGAACTCATATGGATTAACAACATAGTCCACGTATTCAGAAATGAGTATGAGAAATAATGTATCGAATTGCTGGAAACTCCTAAAGCTTAATACGCTACAACGTAAGTTTAAATACTAAGCGTGAATGCTGCGAAAGTGGAAAAAAGTATTAAGATAGTGCAAGGTTAAACCCTAAACACTGTAAGAATGGATAATCAGCAGCCAAGTTTTAGCATATATTATTGTACGTTTTGCTAATTGACAATACAAAATTATTATATATAATATATGCTGGAAAAGGTTCAACGACTATTCCGAAAGGAAGTACACATATAAGCGATTGATATGTGGAAGTGGTACACACCCGCAAGGGTGAAGATATAGTCTGCGCTCTATTGAAAAATAGAGGATCGAAAGGTCAACAAGGGGTAGCGCCCTATATTTACTTTCAACTTTAATATTATGATAAAAGGTGGTGATAATGTGGAAAAGCGAATTGGTATTTATTGTATCGAAAATATTATAAATGGGAAGAAATACATTGGTCAATCTGTTAATTTAAAAGATAGGCTATATGGACATAAAACTAAACTTAAACACAATAAGCATAAAAATAGACATTTGCAATTTGCGGTCAATAAATATGGTATTGAAAATTTTACATTTAATATCATAGAAGAGTGCGATGCTGCGCATTTGGATGAGCGTGAACGTTATTATATATCATTTTACAAATCCGACAATGAAGATTTTGGTTACAATATTGAACCGGGAGGTTCGCGTGATATTAAAACAATGTCAGAACAAACAAGATTAAAAATTAGCGAAGCTCTTAAAGGAAGAATTTTTACTGAGGAACATCGAGCAAAGATAGGAAAAGCAAACCACGAAAGAGTTATAACAGAAGAAACAAAAAGTAAGATGTCAGTAAATCATGCAGACGTAAATGGTAAAAATAATCCAAGAGCAACAGTCCCTTTGTATTGTCCAGAATTACATGAATCATTTTGGGGTGCAAAAGATGTAGAAAATAAATATGGCATTTCTAGAAGTCATGTTACTAGTTGCGCAAATGGGCATTTAAAACACGCTGGCAAACATCCAATTACAGGCGAACCATTATCATGGATAAAAGTTGAAAGTAAAAATTGTTAAACATAACGGATGACATATGATTACGAGGTACAGACCAAGATGGGCCTTAGTGTTATCACTAACCAGAAGTTTGGTATGTGGAAGATTGTTAAGTAATTTAAACAATACAAAATTAATTATTAGGATAAAAGGAGAAATTTAATATGGCAAATACAAGAACCAAGAAGGTAGAGCCTGAGGCTCCTACTGAAGAAATTATCAAGGAAGAACCCAAGAAAAAGGCTCCTCGTAAATTCGCGCAAGATGATGTTATTTTGTGCAAGTCTGTGACGTTCGGAGAACTGCTATTACCCGGCAAGAAGTCTCAATTACTATACACATGGGCAGATTATGGTGATGCTACTGAGGTAGAATTTCAAGATCTCCAAGCTCTTAGGTCTACTAGGTCTGCTTATCTAAATGCCCCGTATTTTGTAATTGAGGACGAAGAGTTACTTGAACAGTGGCCCGAACTTAAGGCCCTTTACGCAAAGGTTGCTGCACTAGATGTCGATAATTTATTCAATCTACCTATTAATCAGTTTAAGAAAAGACTCCGTGAGATTCCTGTTGGATTTAAAGATTCTATCAAGAATATTGCTGGGGATAAAATTCGTAATGGTTCTTTAGATAGTATTGCAAAGATTAACGCACTGGATGAAATTCTTGGCACAGAGTTAAAATTAATGATTGAGTAAAGGGGGTTATTTAAATGACTCCTTTTTCTGAAATTTATGAAAGAGCTGCTTCTAAAATTGAAGACCCAGATCTTGCATTACTTCCAGAGGAAGATTTGGAAGATATGTTCCATGGATGGCTTATGAGCGCTATTTCACAATTTAGAAAATGCAAAAATGACCTTTCTAATCGAGATGAAGAGAATAAGCAATTTAACGTAGATTTATTAGATGTAGAGAAGGAAATTCTTGCAATTTTAGTTGTGAGGCAGTGGCTTGAGCCGCAAGTTAATTCTGTTTTATTGACTAAGCAAGTTTTTGCTGATAAAGAGCAGAAATATTATTCTCAGTCTCAGCATCTTGCGGAATTAATAGCGTTGGATGAAAAAATGAAGTTAGAAGCGCAAAGGCTAAGCCGTGATTATACATATGGATATGGTTCGTATTGGACTTGAGGGAGGAATTACTATGAATACTATTTATGGAGATATCCCTCAAATGCAGATTATAGAGCAAAAACGTTATTTATATGGAGCAATTATTAGTTGTCTTTATCAAAAAGAGAATGAATACCCTTTTTTAGATGCCCATATGCAATCATTGATTAATCAAATAAGTGGATTAAATAAAATGTTTAATTATCAGCCAGAAATATTGACTATTATTAGTTGTTTAGAGACAGCACGAAGGGATCCTTCTCAGTTCCGCAAGGCTATACTTGATGCGGCTAATTTAGTTAATGCCTTGAAAGATGGTGATGATAATGCTTGATTCATTTAAAACTCGTATGGAAAGATTAGGGAAATGTCAATGCGATGCTTATTTGCGCAATGCCGATAGTACGATCAACGCCACCTTCAAGCGAGACCCTGCATATCGTGAGGTTTTTGTCACTTCTGTGCCAAACGGAATTGAATTAAAAAAACTAGACGCTAAGTTTATTATTGATACGCGCCGTTCAATAAGCGGTGACGAAGAAGTATATAAGCTACAATTTAGACCTCATGTTAAGATTCCTGTTGGGTCATATGTTGATATCCCAGATGATGCGGGTGAATTACAAAGATGGCTCGTCATTCTTGATGATCATCAACCACAATTTCATATGTATTATGTATTAAAGTGTAACTGGACATTAAAATGGGTACATGAAGATAAAGTTTATAAGTGTGAGTGTGTACAGAGAACGCAGAGTTCTTATAACTCTGGTCTTTGGACTGATTATATTTTTACTACGCCAGAAGATCAAACCATCATGCTATTACCAACAACTCCATATACGCAAACGCTTAGTTATAATCAACGTGTATTGATTTATGATAGCGGAAGGAAGGTACCTTTAGCGTGGGAATTATCTAAGGTATTAGATACAATCCCGGTTGGTATTACACGTTTGACATTTAAACAAGTCCAAGCGACAATGCAGGAAGACTGTGGGAAATATGGCTTAGCAAATTGGTGTACGAATAAAGAGCACGACATTACTAAAAACGAAATTTGCCAATATTGTAGATTAAAAGAGCCTCATTATATTGATGCCGGACTTGAAATGCCAGAGGAAGAATCCCCGACGGGGAGAATTACTTATAATGGCAAAGATGCCACATTGCGTGTTGGCGGTAGTTCTAAGGTATTTACGGCAGAGTTTTGGGATGCATTTAATTTAGTATATGTTGCAGATAAGCCAATATGGAAATTGTCATTTATGAATGATAACCAGTTATTATGCTCTATTAATCTTCATTATCATAATGATGATTGGGAAATTGAACCATCTGACGATTGCCCTTCTAATGTCATGCTATCTGATTTAAGTTTTAGAGACGATGTTTCTACGCCATCGGATGTTGATGCATGTGATGTTACGTGTAGTGTCAATGGAGAAGAAATATTTAAAATTAATGTTGCACCAGCAGAAGATAATTGGAATGCTCTTAAATTACGTTGTTTACAATTGTATAGCATGGTTGGTAAAAAAATTGTTGTGTCGGCCGCAAACAAAGATGGTAAGTACGCAACAGAAACGGTTATGGAGGTGATTAGTTAATGATTAGAGATATTCAAAATATTGATGATGATGTGTCTAGTATGAAACGTTTAATTCGTCAAAAACTTACATCAGATCCAGATATTATTGAGGCGTTAAATAATCGTGAACTAGATCCTTCAAGCCCAGATGATTATTTAAACACAAATATCTTTGCATATATTCGAGTGCCAGAGGTGCAGGATGTTGCAAGAAATTTTATATGCTTTAGTGTGGATGACATAGAAGACCATCAATATAATAGTGTCATGAAAATTCAATATGTACAATTTGTTGTGTTTTGTCATGCGGATGATATTAAAACTCCATATGGAATTGAGCGACATGATTTACTTGGGTATTTAATTCGTGATATTTTTGGATGGTCTAATATGTTCGGTATGCAAGCAAAATTGATATACAACAAAGAGGGAGTAACGGACACTGCGTACTCCACTCGTACTTTAAAATTTGAGCTTACCAGAACTAATTCTCTAAATAAAGCTGTAACGAGGAACAAATATGAGTTCTGATATTTTTGAAGTAGATCCTCTCCAATTATATTTTGGAGACGATTATATTATCAATGATAAAATAAAAATTAAACAGGCAAAAATTGGAGATATCGTAGATTTTGGTGAAGCAAAATATTTTAGTGTTGTTCATACTTTAACAGCCATTCCTAGCGACCTTAAATCCAAGCTTTGGGATATGGGTTTAGATTGGATGGAGATTGAAGATTTTGAGTTGTTTATGATGCTTGCCCCAACGTTATCAAAAGAAAACACTGAATTGCTATTTGGTGATTTAGATTTTACTAAATTAAAACCATATAGAAATAAGGAAAATGGTGATATTGTTTTGGCGGATTTAGAATCTGGTGTAAAGATTGATAAGTTAATTTATTTAAGAATTGTAAATTATTTAAGAAAGGTTCATAATATTACGCCAAAAATAGAACGTGCGGCAAATAAGACAACTAAACAAATCCTTATAGATGAAGACAGAATGAAAATTAGGCTAAATCAAGAAAAGCCTTTTAAATCATATCTGTTGCCGCTTATTTCCTCTGTAAAGGTTCGTATGGGATATACGAAGGATTATGTGAGAAATGAGGGATTTGTGGAATTTTTTGATGATTTGGCTCGCCTACAAATTATCAATAATGCAGACCATCTACTTGCTGGATGTTATTCCGGCATGATAGATACAAAAAAAAT